TCGAAGGAGTGGCGGGCCAACATCTCGTCGACGGTGCCGGGCACCACCGGCAGGAAGTTGTACGAGCCGTAGCGGTCGCAGACGTAGGACTGGTCGAGCGGCCCCTTGCGCAGGTCCGCGATGGTCTTCTTGTGGCGGGCGTAGTAGTCGTCCGCCGTGGCCCGGTAGCGCTCCACCAGGTCCGGCCGTTCGGACGCGAGGAAGCAGTTGGGCGATGGCAGATCCACGTTGATCCAATCCGTCAGGTAGACGGTGCCGCAGCCGATGTGAAGTCGAACGGGAGATGACATGTCGATGCCTTTCGATGACACTGCCTTGGACAGAACTTAGTCGGTGTAGATAGCCATCGGGACGCCGGACCACACGACCGATCCCGCCCCAGTGGAGGAATCGTTGAAGATGCCGCAATATCGCATCGTGGTGAAGGTGGAGTCGGTGGTGTCGATGATCGGGAACCATTCGCCTCCGAGACGGAGGAAGCAAATCAGGTGATTCGTGGTGTCGTCGTAGTAGAGAGCCATCCCAAACGACATCCCGGCATCGCTGTTGGTCGGGACAAGTTTCGCCTCGCTGCCAAGTCCAGACCAGGAGCCCGACGCGCGTTTGAGCAGGGCGATATCGGGGACGCCGGGTTCCAGATCGAAATTGTAGGCATCTTCGATCTGGGCTGCCGCAGGAAGCGTGTTCGTAATGAACATGCTCGTCTGATTCTGCCTCCCGCGCATCATGCCCATGATGAACAGAATCTGAGATTTCGACGAACCAATGTCCCATCCCCAGTTTGCGACGTTGCTGCCGCCGGGGGTGAAGCGCGCACGCGACATGGAGACCGATTTGGTGCCGCCGTTCAGATTCGCGAAGTCGGTAGCCGGGTAGTCGTAGAGTTCTTCCTTGAAGGTATTGGCGGGCATCAGGCCGTTGTGGACGAAGAAGGCTTTCCCAAGAGGATCGTCCGAGCCGCCTCCCCCGCCGCCCGACGACTCGATCTTGATGTTGACCCAGTCGTTGGTGATGTCCTCCGTCACGTACGTGATGATGTTCGTGGCGTCCAGAATGTTGATGCGCCGATGGATGCCGACCAGGGACGAGTTCTTGAACACCGCGAAGGTGGGATCGGACAGCTCCCAGCCGCTGTTCGCGTCGTTCCGCCGCAGGTACTTCCGAGCCACCTTCGTGGGTAGCGGGTCGCCCTGCAGGCCGACGACCAGAGTGTCGGACCAGACGCCCGACAGGTCGTGGGTCGGATCACTGGTCGGAGAGCCACCGCCGAAGGTCGTCACGGTCGGGTACGTGATGACGAGGGATGCCGGAGTCTCCGGACTACCGTTCAGATACATGTTCGTCGCGGCGGCCAGGAACTTGATCGTGTGTGACCCGGCGTTCAGGAAGATTCCCATCGTGTGGGAACCAGCGGCGTCTTGGAAATTGTCGGAGCCCGCGCCGACGAGCGAATTGTTGACCGTCCAGTAATACTGCGTGCCGTCGATCTCCATGCCGATCACGGCGGCCGTCGGCTGGCCGGTGTAGTGCCACGAGCCGCTGACGCTGACAATAACTGTGCCCGCGACGCTCAGTTCGACGACCTCGGTCATGCCCGCGACAGCCGCGAGCGATCCGGCGCCGGTCGTGCCGTCAGTCTTCTCGTTGACCCGCGTCCCGCGCCCGACGGCGGTTCCCGAGCTGTTGCCGTCAACGAGTTTGTAATTGCCGTGGGTGTCGGCCGTCACGCCGATGATCTGGTTCTGAGCCGTCAGGACATAGCTCGACATGCCGTCGATTGTCTTCCCGGCTGGCGGGTTGATCGTCACGGTGTGAGTGGTTGCGTCGATCTTCTTGAAGACGAAGTAAAGTGCGGCCTTCCCAGTCACGCTGGGCAGGTTGAGGACCTGATCACCCGTGGTCGCGTCGCACCAGAAGACGCGATCCGTATCCAGGACCGTGGTCGGACTCGACGTGATGTCTTGCTGCGGCCAATACACTTCTACACCTTACTCGTTCATTAGAAGGCTGCTTGCAATACCATCGGTGCCCGCAATTGCTGCAGCCGCTGCGCCGCCGTCGCCCGCAGGAAGGCCAGGAGCGCCGGGCGTGCCGCCGGTCACCATATGCGTCGGAACTGTCACGCCGCGAGTGATCGAATAGGACCGTCCGCCCGAGCCCCCGCCGCCGCCACCCGAACCTCCACAGCCGCCGCCGGACGCGTTCCCGGCCGATCCACCGTTGCCTCCGCGCACGTCGATAGTGACGCCACTGCCATCCGACAGGGATACGAACACCACAACGCCTCCCGAGCCACCGCCACCGCCCGGACCGCCCTGTGCGTCGTTGCCACCCGTGCCGACTACTCCTGCATGACCGCCCCGCCCGCCGTTGACGAACCATCCGCCGCCTCCGGCGCCGGGCATGCCGTCCTTGCCTGCCAGGTCCCCACCGCCCCCGTCGCCAGAGGCTGCCGAGACCGTTTCGGTCCAGTAGATGCTGCGGTCGCTACTGGCGAAGGTCGGGAAACCGGACTCTCCGAGCAGCCAGGAAGCCACATCCTTGAAGACCCGCTTCTGCGCGGCGGTCATTCCGACGCCGCCGTCGCCGCCATTCGTTGCCGGGCTGACGGCGTGGATCTTGGCGGACACGACCGTGATGGCGTAGCCTTTGACTCGCGCCTGCGAGATGACGCCGGGCAAGCCGCTCCCGCCGCCGCCGTTACCCGAGCGCGCCGAAGCGTTTGTGCCGTTGCCGCCCGCCGCCCCCGCCGCGAACAGCGTGATGGCCCCCGCGCGGTACTTCGCCCGAACAACCAGGATGCCGGAGTCGCCGCCGCCTGCCCCGCCGTTGCCGCCGCCGAACAGGCCGTTGCCTCCAGCCGTGCCGTTGCGATGCAGGAGCGCGATGCGTCCGCCGTTGGAAGTCAGCGTCCCGCTGATGCAGATCATGGCGGCGAAGTCGTCGGCGTGGACGTACAGCGTGTTCGCGCCCAGATTGACGTTGCGGTAGTTCTTGAAACTGTCTCCAGACGACAGAGTGGTGTCGCCGCTGCCGGAGATGTCGAGATCCCCGTCCGATCCGTCGCCGAAGAACCCAATCGGGATGGCCGTGGGATACTGCCATGGGTTCGTGACGTCTTCACAAAGGAAGCGTCCGATGCGGGCAGGAGTTCCGGGCGAGGGAACCACGCCACGCTTGGCGTTGGCCCCGGAGCCCCGGAAGTTGGTGATGTCGAAGTACAGGTCGTAGGCCAGCGTGTTGTGTCCGTCACGCTCGAAGAGCGGGGCCGTCACGTCGATGATCTGAGACGTCCGGGCGATGTTGCTATTGCAGATCGGGTCAGGGTAGGAGCCTGCCAGGTCGCCACCCGCCGGGCCACTCGGCGTGCCGATGGAGCTGCTCGTGATGCCGCCGCCGGACACGAGCGCCATGGAGAAGACCGGCGAGACCTCTTCCGAATACTCGACGACGTTGCCACCGTCCAGAGCGTCCGTGTCGGCGATCAGCTCGATGTAGTCGCCCGCGAGCATGAGCAGCGTGGTCTCGACGTGGTTGGTCCGCTTCACATTGTGGACGAAGTCATCCTTGCGGTCCTTCGCGACGATCTTGACGTTCACGCCGGACGTCAGTTTGATGCGGATCTCCCGATAGGTGCCGTTCAGTCCCTTGCCCCAGAGCACGTCGGCCGAGATGTTGTAGTAGCCGGTCGTCTTGGCCGTCAGGAGCGTGGGCGTGCCGGAGGAGAAGACGGCGTTGTCGTTGGCGATCACGAAGTCGTACGAGAGCGTCGTCCCGCCGGGCGAGATCGTGGTGTTCGACGTCTTCTGGACGCGGGCGCCCTCCATGATGTTGCCCGCGCCCGAGCCGGAACCGACGGGGGACCAGGATGCGCCGGTCCACCAGTAGATTGCTCCGATCTGGAAGTTGGTGGTGTCCGTGATCAGCGAGACGATCTCGCCGATGAACTGTCCGCGCACGCCGCTCAGAGTGTGGAAGATGCGGCGGGGAGAGAGTTGCACCCATTGGCCTCCGATCCAGGCCACCAGCACACCGCGCGGGTTGGTGGGGTCGGACAGGTCGGTGGGGCTGTTGGTGACGTCGATGTTCGTGACGTCCGGAACCTTGTGGTAGAACTTGATCTCGCCCGGGATCTTGCCCGAGATGTTGATCAGCTCGTTGGTGATGTCGTTCGGATAGCGGAACTGCTTGTGGCGGCCCTTGAGCGCGTCGATCTGGTCGTAGACGCGCTCCTTCAGCTCGTCGATCAGGTCGTTGGGGTATCGGCCCAGATAGTACATCGCCTTCAGGGGCTGGTCCGTGTCCATCTGCTGCTTGGGGACACCTTTCTCACGGATCTCCTGCGGTGCCCGGGTGCCGCCTTCGATGTACTGGATCTTGGCGATGTCGTAGGTCTTGACGTCGTTCGACACGTCACCGCCGTAGACGGTGACGCGCGGGAGCGGGTGGGAGTTCTCCAGCCGGGACGTGACGGTCTTCTTGGTGATGACCGCCCAGTCCTGCTTGGTCTTGTTGACCGCGATGATGTTGTCGGCCCACGCGGACGCGTCACCGTCTCCGGTCACCCAGGGGACTTCGACGGGGGTCTCACGGCGGCCGAAGCTGGTCACGTCCGTGACGTCTTCTCGGATCTTGAGGAAGTCGCGAGCACCGAACGACTTGCCAGCCACCTTCAGGCTGTTGGTCTGCCCGAACGACTTGCCGCCTGCCACGCGGTCGACGACGTCCTTGGCCAGGAAGAAGTTGGCGCCGACGGTGCTGGAGTTCAGGCGGAAGTAGAAGCGGCGCTGCGCATCCACGCCGTACTCGCGGTTGCCCTGAATCTCTGCCAGAAACTTGATGGCCCGGAGAGCCGAGCACTCGAAGTGCACGTCGGACTTGAGGATGTAGTTGGATGCCACCACGCCGCTGTCGCCGTTGGTGGGGTCCAGATCGTTCGGCCGGACGATGCGGGTATACGGCCGGACGTCTTGGGCGATGATATCGTCGACTACCTGCTTGACCGTGAGCCCGGCCCGGTAGATCCGCTGCACCTGAATGTTGTTGAGCATCTCGACGTAGCCGTAGCCGTGAATGTCGGCGTACTCGTCGACGCCCTGCTCCTGATGTTTGATGGATCGGATGACGCCCCGATACCAGGTCGTGTAGGTGTCCTCGCCGCCGAGCTTGATACGGACGTGGATCTCCCACGACTCGTCGAGCGTGTCGTCGAAGAACTCGTCGTCGAGAAGCTCATGGGTGAGCAGGCGGAACCCGGCGCACCCACCGTTCTTGTGGTACCACCACTCCAGCCGCTGCTCGGCCAGATTCATGATCTTCCTGTCGGTGTACACCAGTCCGCCCCCGGGGGTGCCGGTGACCTGAACGAGGACGATCTGCTTTTCGAACGCATCCTCTGGCAGGGAGATGGGCGTCGGGGTGTAGAACGGGATGCACTCGGTGGTGGCCAGGTCGCTGCTGAACTCGTCGTCGATACCGCCCGTGTCGTTGTAGACGCGCCAAGCGTAGTACCAGTGGCCGTTGCCCGGGTGCTCCGTATGCGTGACGGTGAAGCCGATCAGCGGCCCGGCCGGGACTTCACCGCTCGCGATCTCCTCGCTGGCGTCGAAGCTGCTGGCCGAGTTCAGCTTCCGGAACAGCTTCCAGGTGCCCGCGCACTCGCCGCAGGGCTTCGAGAGCTGCATCCGTGCCGTGATGTTGCAGTCGGCGTCGACCTGCGCATCGTGGAAGGTGATGACCGCCGGGCCGCCGGAGTCAGCCTGATGCAGTCCGCCGTTGTAGGTTCCGGCGGGCAGGACGACCTGCCACCGGTAGTAGTACGTGCCGCGAATGCAGGGCGGCGTCTCGGCGTAGTTGTAGGTCGTGTCGGACGGACCGTCGGGGACGGTGTTCGAGTAGATGACCTCACCCGCCGTCATCGTCGGTTCGCTGCCCTGAGTGCGATACAGCTTGACCGTCCCGCCGCACTCGCCGCAGGGCATGATGACGCGAAGCTGGAGCGTGTTCTCGCAGGTGCCGCCGTCGTGCGCCATCGTGTCGGGCGACAGCGTGGGTGGGCCACCCTGATCGGCGGACTTGGTGTAGCTCGTGCTCTGGACCGCGCCGTCGCACAGAATGGTCCAATGGTAGGTGATCGTGCCCCGGCCGCAGGGCGGGGTGTCGATGTACTGGAACTGGTATGCGGAGAGCGGGCCGTCGGGGATGGTGGCCGAGTACACGTCCGTGTCGACGGCGTTCTGGGTGCGGGTCAGCTTGATGGTGTAGAGGCTGGAGCCGCAAGGGGCGTCGACGTGGATGGTGGCGGTGTTCTCGCATCCGGAGCCGTCATGCGACAGTGTCCAGGACGAGATGTCCGAGAAGGTCGGGGCGCTTCCAACGCAACTCATTAGATGATCAGGAGCCGGTCGCCGTAGTCGGAGAAGAGGTATCCTTCCGCGACGGCCGCCTCGTACGCCTCACGAATCACATCAACACCACCGAATGCACAGGTCAGCGCGAGCAGCGGCTCGCCCGGGAAGTGCCAGTTCGTCAACATCTTCCCGATCACTTTGAACTCGAACGGGGGCTGGATGAAGAGTCGGCTCCAGCCGGTCAGCTCTCCGGTCCGCGCCCAGGTCTCGAAGGCTTTCACCACCGTCGTCCCGATGGCTGCAATTCGACCGGCCGGGGCTTGGGGGATTTGGTACCACTCCCGCCAACCCAGACCGGTCTGGTATCCCTTGAGAATGTCGTCCTGCTCTCTTGGACTGCCGATGTGCAGAGTCAGCGTGCGAACGTTGAGCCGGTCGACCAGCTCGCGCGGGATCGGAAGCCCGGCGGTAGGGCTGGCGTGGGAACCGGGTGCGGAAGCATAGACCGGTTGCAGCTCCGGATCGAACCCCTCGGCCAGCGAACGGTTGGCCCAGACCTCGTCTCCCAGGAGGAACTCGGGCAGCTCCAGGATGCTGCGGTGCTGCCGGGCGCCGGTCTTGCGGTCGACGACCATCATGCGCGCCTGCCCGCGCAGGCGTGGGCGTGCGGGAATGAGCCCCTTGGGAAAATCCAGCTCCTGCCGGATCATTACGGGAACCGCTTCGTGAAGGCGAAGTCGTAGTTGGCGGGCGCCGTCCCCTCGATCTGGATCACATTGTCGCCGGGCTGGAGAGCCCAGAAGTCGCTGTTGGAGAAGTTCTGCAGGTCCTCGATGCCGTTGTTCTCCACCGTGAAGGCGGCCATGTTGACCACGAGCGCCGTGCCCACCGCGACGGTGCCGAGATAGGTGAACATACGACCCGACGTGATGTTGCGTGCCACGATGGTGGTCAGCGGCGTCCCGCCGGGCGTGACCGTGATGGTCGGGTAGACGTAGACGTCTCCGTCGTTCGTGACCGTGATCTCGCGCCGGTACTTGTTGTTCGTGATGTCGAGCGCGAGATCCGTCTGCGCCAGGTCGAAGTCGACGGCGTCGGGGGTTGTGTCGTACCAGAACGGATCGGGACAGAAGAACTGCAGGCTGAAGTCTGCGGCACGCATGCCGGAGCCGGGAACGTAGGCGAACCCGAACTGAGACTTGTAGGCCGTGATGAAGCGGTCACTCCAGAGCTGGAGCCGCTTGTTGCGGCGCTGGAACAGTTCGGACAACTGGTCGATGATGTCGCGCAGGTCCTCCGGATCGTCGTTCTGCATCCGGCCGGTCACGCCGATGATGCGGGGGTCCTCGACCACGGAGTCCGTGATCAGCGCGCCGTGGCGCCGGGGCACGGTCACCGCGTTGATGCGGGAGTTCGCCTGCTCCTGCCAGGTGGCGAAGTAATCGTCTAGCTGGACACCGTCAAATGCGATGTAGGGAGTGGCCATACAGACTCTTGGACCAATCCCGACGAATCTAAATGACCTCTCAGGCGAGCTGTTTCGACGACCTCGATGCAGTGCTGAAAGTATTCAGGAAGAGTTTTGTTACTTTGACTTCGGTTGCAATAGGCATGACCCCAAAAGAGATTCGTAAGATCATTGGCCAATTCGGGATACCGATCACGATCTTTATAATGGCAAAGATTTATGTCGACTGCCAGAATCATGCGGTGAGGACAGATTTCACATTTACCAGCCTGATGTTCCCACATCTGCTCTAGGTCGTCTGCCTTCGTGACATCGCCGAGTTTAGCGGCGTAGAAATAAAAGAAGTGGTAGCGGCAGAAGCCGCTGTTTCCAACGCTCTTTCGATCACAATCTGCGCAACACCCGTCGATCTTCCGGCGTTCACGAATTGCCCGCCTTCTGTCGTTCGAGTCGTTCAAGCACTTAGCACATATGCGTCCTTCACAATCTCTTGGTGCGCCGCAACTAAGGCAGGATTTCCTTTTGGCATTCTTGCGTCGAGCCAGATGGCCTTGAATTGATATTTCCTTTCGACAAGGGTCGCACTTATTCTGCGGTCCGTTCCATGGCTCTTTACATGTGGTGCAAACACTACTTTCAAGTAATAGTTTGTGCTCACCTTTTTGTTTGTCTAGGCATGGTTGACACTTTGTTTTACCAGCTACGAATGGATTCTTGTAGCAGGAGCCGCAGAGACCTGCGGCCAATACACTTAGTCTGTGCTTCTTGGAAGCACTAAAGTGTTGCCAGTTTTCAGGTAGGGGACTTGGTGGGAGCCTATGCTGGCGCATGACCAGTAGGACGCGCCAAGAAATCCTTTATAGACCGCCCGCCGCGCCGCCCATCTGATTCTGCAGGTGGTATGACAGGTCTTCGGCAAGTCTCTGCGCGTCATACGATCCCGTGATGGTGGCATTCACCGTGATCGGGGCATTGATGTTGTTCTGCCGATCGACGGCGGCTTCCTTGGCTGCGATGGCGGCCGGGTCTCCGAACTTCATGATCTCGTCCGCACTGAGATCCTCGCTGAAAAGATGTCCGATGTCCGCCGCCGCCTCTTCGGTCGCGAGACCGCCGCCCAGCTTGTTCCGAATGTCGCCCTTCAGGACGACCCGGGCTTTGGACAGAGCCTCGTTGTAGGCCGCCAGCGCTGCTGCCGCTTTCCGCGCCGCTTCGCGCGCCTTCTTTTTCTTCTTCGCGGAGCTGCCCAGGAATCCAGCAAGGCCGCCAACGATGGCACCAACAACCCCACCAATAACTGTGCCGATGCCGGGAATCACCGATCCAATGACCGCGCCTGTGGCCATGCCCGCTAGGGCTCCCCCCATGGTCCCCTGCGTGACGTTCCCGTTCGAGACGCCCGACACGGTGAGCGCGGCGCCTGCCGCGCCGAGTCCGGCGACGGCCCCGAACGTGCCTCCGCTCATGCCGAGCGCGCTGCCGATGCCGCTGGCCAGGCCGCCGATCTGCCCGCCCATACCGCTCATGCCCGGAGTCGTGCCCGGCTGCCCCACACCCGTCCCGGGGGCGGCAGGGCTGGACGCGCCGAAGACGCTCCCGAACAGACCGCCCGCCGCTCCGAAGAGCTGGTTGGTGGCGAAGTCGGTGAACATCTTGATCAGGTTCCGCTTCAGGTCCTTCATGACCTTCTTGAAGCCGTCGCCGAACTTCTCGGTTCCGTCGATGGCGTTGGCGAAGGTCTCGCTGAAGCCCGAGCGCAGATCCTCGAAGATTTTGCCCCAGGCGTCGCGGAAGCTGTAGGTGCGCTGGGTCAGGTCCCACAGCGCGAGCTGCATGCCCTTGAGCGGGTCCGCCTCAGTCGCCTTGGTGATGTCCTCGAAGAGCTGCTGGACGGCGGCGTCGCCCTTGGCCGCCGCGTCCGCGAGCATCTTCATCTGCTCGGCGTTCAGCCGGATGCCGCTCTTCTTGGCGAAGTCGTCCGCCATCTGGTTGAGCTTCTTCTGCTCGGTGGTGACGATGTTCAACGCCTTGGCCATGGCGAGGATTTCGTCGAGAGGGTCGCTCTTGGTCTTGGCCTGCTTGACGGCCTTGTCGCGGCCCATGTCGGTCTGCAGGGCTGCGGCCTGTTTCAGGCGGCCGGTGAAGATGTCCACGGAGTCGACGGCGGCCTTGTAGTCGGCCTTCATCTCGTCGACGAACTCGCCCTGCGCCTGCATGGCGACGGCGTATTCCTGCTTGATCGTGACGCCCAGGTTGGCGAACGGATCTTTCAGGCTCTTCTGCGCGACAGCCCCGAAGCCGTCGAACGCCACCTGCATCTTGGCGAGCGTCTCGTCGGCCATGAGACCGGCCTTGTTGAGCCCGCGCGCGAGGAGCATGAGCGGCGTACGAATTGCGTCGACCGCCTTGGCCATCGAAATCTGGATGGTGTCGACGATGGCGTTGAAGGTGGCTTTGATGACGACCGCCGCGAAGGTCAGCGCGTTCTGGACGGTCTTGAACGCCAGCACGAACTTGCCCTTCACGTCGCTGATGGCGACCATGAAGACGCCGAAGCCCTCGATGATCTTCGGCAGGGAGACGGTCTGCGATGCGAGCAGCTCGCCCCACATGCCCTTCAGGGCCATCCCCATGCCAGTGAGCTGGTCGCCGAAGGAGTCGAGCGCCTTCACGGCCTCGCCGGACATGATGGCGCCGGTCTCCTTGGCGGCGTCGCCCAGGGCCGTGATGGCTGCGGAGCCCTGAGACAGGAGCGGGATCAAATCAGCCGCGCCCCTGCCCATGACCTTGAAGACTTCCTGCCGCTGCTCGTCGCTCAGGAACTGCATCGAGTCGGCGATGCGCATGAACAGCTTCTCGGTGGTCATGCCCGGCGCCTTCAGTTCTTCGATGCCGACGCCGAGAAGGCGGAATGCTTCGATGGCTTCCTGCCCGCCGTTCTTCGCTGCAGCGAGACTGCGACCCAGGAACTTCATGCCCGATCCGATGTCCTGCAGGCTTGCGCCCGACTCGGCGGCGACGAACGCCAGCTTCTGGAGCGTCTCGACGGACACGCCGGTCTGGCGGTTCATCTTGTCGAGTTCGTCGGCGGTGCTCATGACCGACTTGGTCATGAGGATCAGGCTGCCGGTGATGATGGCCATCGCCTTGGTGGCAGCCTTCTTGAGGATGTCGAAGCCGACGGGCATCCCGGCCAGGGCGGACTTGGATTTCTCGAGCTGCGGCGACATCTCGTCGCGCAGTCGAAGGACCGCCGTCAGGGTCGTCTCGCCACTGCCCGTCTGCATTCGCCTACATCCGCTTCCGCTGTGCCTTCAACTTGTCGTTCAATTCCTTGGACTTAGCGGTGCGCGCTTCTGCCTCGTCCTGCTTGCGCAGGAAGAAGCGCATCTGTCCGATGGTCAAGTGCTTGAATTCGTTGAGGGTGCTGCAGACGCCCAGCTTCCGCATGGCGGTGTACAAGGCGAACCAGTCGATTTGGCTGCCGCGCAGGGAGCGGCGGCCGTGCCTTACTGGTCCGCCGGGTGAGGGTCCTTCTCGTTCTTCTCCTTGCTCAGACCGGAGATCCGCAGCAGCGCCGCGAAGATTTCCGGCGTCTTCATGATCACTTCGCCGCTGAAAAGCCGCATGCAGGCGCGCTCGTTCGGCCAGACCCACTTCTCGGCCTCGATGTCGGCCTTGGACAGGCCGGTCTTGCGGAGCGAGAGGTAGAGCAGGCAGAGGATTTCGCGGATCTTCACGGTGCGCATGTCCGCGTCGAAGAGGGACTGCCCGACCAGGCGCTCGTAGTCCATGATGTCGGTCATGTCCAGGGGGAGGAGATCCCATTTCTTGCCGGTGGCGTCTTCGACGGTGACTTTGTCGAGGGACTTGCCGCTCATTTCGGCAAGCTCGGAAGTGGGGGTTTCTTTCTTGGTCTCGGTCATCGCATCCTCACACACATCAAAAGCACAAGCCCCTAGCGCCCGGGTGAGCGCTAGGGGCTGGCGGGATTACACGCTGGATTCCGCGTTGCGCACGGTCATCGTGACCTCGTTGGCCACGTCGGTCCGGTACGCCTTGAAGTCGGCGCCGATCATGACGCGGCCGGGCTTGTCGAGGAGCACGCGGACGTTGTCGAGCAGGGAGACCGGGCACACGAGCTTGATCTGCTCGTAGATCGTGCCGCCCAGCAGCGAGCCCAGGAACTCGACCTCGAACTGCCGCTCGGTCGTGTTCGAGAAGTCGTCGTACTGCTCCCACGACGCGAACTCCATCTCGAACGACCCGGTGACGGCCAGCTTGTTCTCGGGCACCGGCTCGCGGCTGTACTGGCTCCCCAGCTTGGGCCGCGCGCCCAGGCCGTTGTCGATCCGGATGGAGAACTGGCCGACCTCGATGTCGGTCGTGTTCCACTTCACGACGCCCTGATGGTAGACCGCCACGCGACTCGAGGAGTAGGACTCGCTCGACTTGGACTGGCGCGTCTCGTCGGTGCCGATCATGTTGCACGCGACGCGCAGGATTTCGTCCGTGCCGCACGAAAGCTCCAGGCTGGAGACCTTCATGCCACGATAGACGAAGCTCTTGTTGGGCTCCGTGACGAACTGCGAGGAGTCGCGGAAGACCTCGACCGTCAGACCGGCCGGAGGAGTGTCGGCGATGGTGAACACGTGCTGGTAGGCCGACGGCGCGTTGGTGATGTCCGGCTGGGACGTGACCTTGGTGCCGAACGCCTGCTCGGCCAGCTTGAGCCAGCCGCCGTAGGTGGCGTCGAAGACCAGGTCGCCCGCGACGTCGATCTGCCCGGCGATCACGTGGGTGTTGCGAACGCCGCGCCGGAGGATGCTGTTGGACTCGATCCGGCCGACCTGCTTGGAAATGCTCTCCGAGATCAGTTCGATGAAGTTGGTGCGGGTGACGGGGACGCCCCACGTGGATTCTTTGCCGAATCCGATGAAGCTCCGCATTCCAAGGCCGACGTTCTGCGCCATGTGGTACTCCGGTCCAAAGTGTGTCTAGACATCCCCTTGGACCGGTCGACCCCGAAACGCCTGCAGCCTGCAGGGCGGGTTATCGGCGGGTGCGGACGAAGCAGTCCATCTGGAAGGCGACCGCCTTCAGGTCGGCCGCCACCCCGGCGGTGAAGTCGTCTTCCTGCGGCTGGAAGTCGACCGACGCGATGTTGCACCAGAGGACCTGCGCGTGCGCGGGCATGTTCGTGATGTCGGGCAGGTCGAACTTGGACGTGTACATGTTGATCAGGGCCTTGATCTCGGCCACGATCTGCTTGGTGGGGTTCTCGTTCAGGTTGATCCGCCGGACGTAGACGAAGCGGAAGCGGTAGCGCTGGATCAGGCGCCGGGGTAGGTCGTCGGGCTCGCTGGTCATCTCCGGCGTGGGGTGAATCCACAGGCCGTTGACCATGTTCGAGATCCCGGCCGTGGGCTGGAAGGCGTAGTCGCCCTGATACACGCCCTTGAGACTGAGCGAGACCTTCAGTGTCTCGGCCAGACGCGCCAGCTCGTCCCAGATTTCCTGAAGGTGGATGATGTCCGACATAGCTTATGCTCGATGGAAGTTCTTCTTGACGGTGTCGACCCGGACGTGGAATCCCTGTCGGCCGTAGTCCAATACGCCGCGCACTTCGTAGTATTCGCTCTCGATCAGCAGGACGTCGTTGACCAGCACGTTCGTCTGGCCGGGCAGATAGCCGACGAAGGTGTTCACGCCCAGGTGGCCAAGCTGCTCGTGGAAGACCACGTCGCTCCCCTCGGGCTCGAGGTAGATCGGGACGTTGACCTTCACGGTCCCGTATCCGTCCAGGATGCGGTCGCGAATCGTTGTCACGTCCACCGACAGGTTGGGCCGGAGGATCGTGGCCTTCTGATTCATGAAGTGCAGCGAGCGGAAACTCATAAAAAAGTCAGACGGATGCCTTCTACAAATTCGGCGTGCGTGATGATCGTGTTGGTGAAGTCCGCACCCAAGAAAAGTCGATATTTCCTGATTTCTCCGTGAGTCGGGTAAAACTCGATTGAGGCATTGGGGTGTCGTACGCCATCTTTATGGAACTCTGCCAGTGGTAGGCGAGCCGTACCATGCAGTTTCAAAGCCTCGGCCGTAATTCCATTTACCGATTTCTCTACTACAACTCGCCACTGGGACCATTCTTCGGGGGTGAGATTGGCGCCCAACTTCGCAAGCCGAATTAGCCTGTACTCTTCCATTGGGTATCCTATGCGGCGATCTTTCTGTAGCGCCGGACGCCGCGCTTGATGTACTCGGGGATGTCGTCCATCTCGTAGGTCTCGCTCTTGCCGCCGAGCGACGCCGACGTCTGGCCCTCGGTCCCGGCGCGGTTCATCAGCCAGGCGACGAGCTGCTTGCACGACAGCTCGGCATCTTCCGGAACCTCGTCGAAGCCTGCGACGTAGACGACCTTGATGTTCTGGACCCCGCGATAGAAGATGCCGTGGCCCTTGAACAGACGAATCGTGCCGACGTTCTCGTTCTCGTTGGAGTCGAACACGTAGTCGCCGGAGTCGATCAGCTTGTCGTCGCCGAAGACCCGTGCGGTGTCGTCGTGGATGCTCGTGACCGACTGGACGGGGTAGTTGCTCACCAGAAGTGTGTTCGTGCAGTCGCCATCAAAGTATTCCGTGTAGGTGTCGGTCTTGAGCGAATGCCCGATGAAGCTCTGCAGCAGCCGGGACGCCTCGTTGATCTTGGTGTCGATCTCGTCGTCCAGGTCCGTGGCCGTGATCTTCAGGTGTGCCTTGACCGCGTCGCGGCTGGTCCAGGCAAGGGCTTCATCCAAGGGCATGGTATCACTCTCGTTACAACACCTTGGACAGTGAAACTCGAAACCAGGCGGGGCTAGAATTTGGGCTTGGACTCTCTTGGACCGTTCCAAACGAGAACATGCACGTCAGATGGGTAGATTTCTCGAGAGCCTACGCCTTCGGCCCGCTGTTGAGTTCCGCCTCCAGGAGCCTCTGCAGCTCCAGCATGAAGCGGGCGCGGATGACGGGGAAGTGCTTGAAGAAGAACGGGCGCGGCGGCGTGCCGGGGTGGTTCACCGACCGGGCGAAGACCGACATGGCGCCCTGCGGGACGCCTTTCAGACCGGTCGGGATCTGGATCGTCTTCCCGCTGCCGTCCTGAAACCAGTGCATGAACCGCTTCATGCGCGCGGTGCGGACGCTCGGGTTCGTGCCGTACTCCACGTAGGACGCGTACTTCACGTCGTTGTTGCCGACGCCGACGGTAAGGGTCGGGTTCTGCGCGCCGCCCGTGACGGTGTAGCCGATGGACTTCTTGAGCAGGCGCGACTGCTTGGGGACGTCGCGCATCGCGAGCATCACGTACGCGTCGCCTGCCTCATGCATCAGTGCCTGAAACCCCGGGCTCGCCGTGAAGCCTTTCAGCTTCATGATCTTGGCGATCAGGTCCTCAGTCCCGAATACCTTGATCTCGATCTGCGGCATTAGATGTCGTGTTCCGCGCGGAACTTCTCCTCTTCCTTGGACAGACCCCTGCGGTAGTACGCCCCCTTGGCTTGGGTCCGGACCTGATCGGCTTTGTAGCGGCCGACGAAGAGATGGTCGAAGTGGCAGCCCTGCAGGATCGGTGCCTCGTCCTTCCGCATCAGGACCGGCTTGATCACGTCGGCCTTGGTCGCCGGGTCCTGCACCAGCTCGTTGGCCCAGACCGCCATGTGAGCGCCTTCCATCTTGATCCCGGGCCGGTGCTTGAAGACGCGGTGCACCGGGTAGGGGCTGATGTCGTCGTCGCGCTTCAGGACCACGGCGTAGTGGTCGGCGACCAGGGGCGCGGGCTTGCCACGCAGCCGCTCGTCGGCGTCGACGATGAAGTAGTAGTCCCCGTTCCGTCCGAAGTCGAAGAAGCGGGCGCGCTTCTGCCATTCCGACGGCCAGGGCAGGTAGGCGCCCTTCTCGTAGTAGCCGGTCGGCGTCTTCTTCCCGCCGCACATGCACTGCGTCTGCGGCATCACGATGTGCTCGACCTTGAAGTCCTTGGCGATCTGGATGGTGGCGTCGGTCGAGATCGGGGAGACGAACCGGAGCATGCTCTCGGCCAGCTCGACGTGGCCCTCGGCGTACTCCATGGCGGCCTGAACCTTGACCTGCAGAATCCAGGATTCGTAGGCGCCGTCGATCAGGATGATCTCGGCTTCGGGGAGGTTCTCGCGAACGGAGCGCAGGCAGTCAGGGAGAAGGTGCTCTTCCTGATAAACGTTGAGGCAGGCGTAGAGCTTTCCCATGCTCGATGTCCTTCGATGAAAAGAAAAGGGGTCCGGAGCAACTTCTGCCCCGGACCCCTTGGATGCCGTGTACTGGTCAGGCGGCGATTACACCGCCCAGTTGACTCCCTTGACCACGATGGGCTCGGCCGTGACGTCGCGCATCGCGATGAAGCAGCCGCGCCACGTCTGGATCAGCGACTGCGCGTCGGTGCGCGGGTCGATCCAGGGCTTGACGGTGAGCTGGCGGCGCAGGCCGCGCAGGAACGAGCCCCGGTGGGCCAGGAGCAGGACGCCCTTCGTCTGGGTCGTCAGGTCCCGCACGCCGGACGCGTTCAGGTCTTCGCGGAGCTTCTCCGAGACCACGATGGGGATGCCGTCGAGGCTCGCGAGCTGGCCGCTGAAGATGGTGGCCTTGGGGCCGTACTTGTCCTGCGTCAGGACCTCGGTCATGCCCTTCAGCTTCTGGTAGCCCTTCACGCCGCAGATCCAGACCAGGTCGGAGGGGTTCACGCCGTACTTGCCCATCTTGGCGAGCATGGCGCGGATCTCCGTGATGGCCGGGACCGCCGTCAGGGTCGTGTCGTTGGCGGTCTGGGACAGCTTGCGCAGCCCCTTCCACGCCTTCCGCACGTCGGTCGCGGACGTGGTGTCGACGTCCTGATGGGGCGACGTGGTGTCGCCGTTCAGGAGCGCGCTCTCGACGCCCATGGCCATGGAGCGGACCATCTTCTTCTTGATGATGGGCAGGACGGGGATGATCGAATCCTCCGTCAGCTCCTCCGAGAAGTTGACGCGGGTCGTCAGCTTCACGGCGGTCATCGTGTTGTTGCCCGTGCCCGCGTCATCGGACGCGATCTCGGACGTGTCGCCGTCGTTGTACTCGTGCCCCAGGACCGTGTCGGGGTCGTCGCCTTCGAACGGCAGCTTGTAGGGGTTCGACGGCATGTTGACCTCGTCGAACAGGTCGGCCACCTTCGTCAGAAGGTGGTACTGGTCGAACAGGTCGGTGGAGAAGTCCGTCGGAATCCACTCCAGGCCCTGCGACGCGGTCTGCGCCGCCATGGCCTTCGCCATCTCGGACGAGCCGTTGCCCTTGAACTTCGGGGCGTACTTCTTGAAGTGCTTCAGCTCCTGCGGATGCACCTTCAGGAGGCTGGACAGGATGACGATGTCGTCGTTCCACTTCTGGAACTCGACCACGTCGCCCCGATCCGACTTCTCCATCAGGATCTCGAGGTTCTCGAACTTGTCCGGGTTGCGGACCAGGTCGGGGTGGTACTGGCCCTTCCGCATCTCGCCGAGCGTGCGCTGACGCTCGTCGGCCATGCGCTTGTCCAGCTCCTTCTCGAACTGGTCTTTGGTCATGCCCTGCGTCGCCTTGTCGGCGATCATTTTCTTGATGGCCTCGTTGTTGGCCGCCGCGTCCGCCCGGAGCTTCGTGTTGCCCATGGCAATTCTCGTTCTGTACTTGCTGAAGACTCCAAGGCCGTGCAGCACAACGTGTGCGGCGATAGGTCGGCTAGTTCGATGTGGTGTCGATGAAAGGGGCGCGTTAGACCTGCGCGAGCAGGTCGAGTGTTTCCTTCTGACTGGCGATCAGCTCTGCCAGCTCCTTGGCTTCCGCCTCGTCGGCCGCTGCCTTGCGGTTCTTCTCGGCGTCTTCCTGAACGGCCTTCGCCTCGGCTGCGGCTTTCTCTTCCGCCGCCTTCTTGTCGGCCTCTGCTTTCGCCTTGGCTTCCGATTCGGCCTTGGCCTTTGCGTCGGCTTCCGCCTTCGCTTTCGCGGCTGCGGCTTCGTCGGCGGCCTTCTTGGCTGCCGCGTCCTCCGCATCCTTCTTGGCCTTCGCCTCGGCTGCGGCTTTCTCTTCCGCCGCCTTCTTTTCCTCTGCGGTGTCGCTCTTATAGAACGCGAACTTCTTTTTGTTCGCCGCCTTGTCCACAAGGCTGACTTCTTCCACTTCGATGTCGGTGAGCCGCATAGGTTTCTCTCGCGTACACTCTCTTGGACAGCGGAACTCGAAACGCACTACGCAGCGCGCGCTCTTCCGCCCATGCTGAATCCGGTCAGGTCGCCCTTCTTGACCTGCTGCCACAGGGCCTCGTCGTGGATCTTGACCACGAGAACCCAGGAGCCTTTTCGAATCATCTGGTCGCCCAGACGGAAGGTGTCGTGCGCGATGTACGACTCGACGATGGAGACGCGCGGCCCGGCGTTCTCCTTGTGCATGATCTTCACTCGCTGGGAGTTGATCATGAAATTGTGGGCGGCCTTCTCGATGTCGGCGGCGCCTGCCGAGTCATCCTGAGCGTCGATGACGTCGGGTTCGTAGACGATCCCGTAGACCAGGTGTTCCTCGTCGACCTTCTTGGCGAACTCGAAGTCGGCGGCCCATCTGAGGCTGCCGTCGGCCTGCTTCTCCGTGGTGAATGTGCCGCCTGCGCTCTTGTGGACCGTGCCCGCCTTGATGGCGCCGCAGATGCGCTGCGCGCTCTCGTCGGAGTAGCCGTCGGCCTTGCGGTCGATCAGGCACTGGTCGAAGGGGTAAGCCTTCCCGGCTTTGTCCTTCATGATGTGGTCGACGCAATACTGCTCTGCGTGCGACATCGGCTTCTTGGGGGTCGTCATGTGTTGTCCCGTCCTACTTACTTGGACAACACACCGCGTCAGCGACGCGGGGGCGGGACGCCCAGGTTGAAGTGGGTGACGACCACCGTGGTGAAGTATCCGTTCTGCGCGTTGTCGTTCACCTGATTGCGCAGGCGGCTCCCGCACTGCGTGCAATACTGGTTCTCGTTCGCGTTCATCACGTTCACGGCGCCGCAGACGCAGTGCCACTTCATCCCCACAGGGATGGGGGCGCCGGTCGGCCGCTTCAGGTAGAGCATGCGGCGCTTGGCCGTGTTCTCGAGCGTGAAGTCGATGATGGGTTCAGCGTTTGCGTCGCTCATTGCGCGTTTTCCAAACAGGGTGAATTAGCTGCGGCGCGTACCACTGGCGATGTCGCAGCCACATGTCGCATCCGAGCGGCTCCCACAGCACGAAGCGCCCGTGCACGATCTCGTACCAGACTCCGCACTCGTCGACCCGGCAGGTCACAATGCCGGTGGACCGGACCTCTTGCCCTTCAATCTTGAAGGCGTGCGGCTGCAGAGCGATCCGGTTCATGCACCACGGACAAAGGAACCGCAGATCCCCATCGGCGTCGATGGTCGCGGGGAACTCGAGATCCTTCCACCGAAGGAATAGCTCCACTTGACCACCCACCCAATGCGGCGCGACCATCGCCTAGCCCAGATGGATCTTGCCCGTCACGGGGATGTCCGTTGCTCTTGCGGTGATGATCGTGGGCGGATTGAACGCCTTCGAGACCGTGTCGTCCATCTTGGCGGCCGACGTCGGGTGCATGAACGACAGCCCGCTGATCAGCGTGCCGTTGATGTACCAGGGGTCCACCGTCGCGACGAGCGGCGCCAAGAGCATTCCCTGCCCCTGCATGCTGGCCGTCACGACGTGGTGTGCCTCGAACATCTCTCCCGCGAGCGCCTTCTGGACGTCCTCGGGTTTGACCTTCGCGTAGAACTTGTCGGCCCCGACCATGAGGAACAGCCAGGTCCCCTCTTTCAGGAAGGGGCGACCCTTCGCCTCGTGCGGTCCGTACGTGAGTTCCTTGGGTGCTTCGATGGTGTTCATCCGATGCTCCTACAATGCGAGTCCGCCCACGGCAGCACGCTCCTGCGGGCCGTCCGGTTCGGTCTTCAATTCTTCGGTGCTGGTGATCTTGAGATGCTCGGGGTGGTAGATCATGGTCACGATGCCGTCGACCGTGAGCACGCCGCTGTTCCTGTTGAAGTCGATCACGTTGGCGTACTTCACCCGGTTGCCGTACTGGATGCGGTACTTGAACTTAGGCTGCAGCATTTGCGTCTCCGTAGACTTGGACATGGAGCGCGCAGGGTGCGTGCAAGTAGTGGTTGATGTGTCCGTGTGCGTTCGATGTCTTCACTGATATAGGCTTGGACCGGTCGTCGACGAAACGACCTCAGATTTCGCCGAGTGCGAACAGCGATTCCTCTTCGTCGCTGTCGCCGTCGTCGATGATGGGCAGGCGCTGGCGCTGGGGCGAGCAGCCGGGCGCGATCACGGGAGCGGCCACGCGGCGACCGGCGAAGAAGGTGGTCGAGAACATGGAGCCCGACCAGAACTTGCTTCCCCAGAAGTGGCCGTCACCTGTTTCAACGGAGGACTCGATTCCGTGGAACAGAGTCGTGCCGAACATCGTGCTGGACCAGGACGAGCCCGAGAAGAATCTGTTCACGACTCAATCCATCGTGGCTCGGAGCGCCGGGCAGGTGATCTGGGTGGCGGCAGCCAGGACAGCCCCGGCGAAGGTGGCGGTCGCCGCGAACGTGCCCGCGCCCGCGAGCGCGAGGATCTGTGCCTCGCCCCAGTCGTCCTGCAGCCCGCGCAGCGTCGGCTGGGTCGTGGCCATGGCGACACGGATGCCCGCCCACAGGTGAACACCGGCCGCGATGGCGATAGCCAGGGCAGACGTGTTGCGCTTGACCGTCAGGGTGGCGGTGAGCGAGTCGAGCGCGTTGGACGTCGCGAGCTTCGTGAGAGTCTGCCCGGCCTTGCCCGGGGCATTCGGCGTCGAGAAGAAGCCGATCTCGGCCGTCTGGGCTCCGGCCCCGGCCGTAGACATGAAGAACTCCACGAACTTGGGAGTGAAGGACTGGAGCGTCCGGCCTAGGTAGACGAAGTAGGCCGTCCCGCTGATCAGTAGGAAGGTGCCGTTCGTGACCAGCGGGGACTGGAAGACGCGAGCGTCCGAGTCGATGTTGAGTCCGAGACGTGCGTCATTCCCGGCTGCCGCCTGCAGGGCTCCCGTGCCAAGGGTGCGCAGCGACGGCGTTGCGGCCGTACCGTCCTTGTTGGCGGCAGCGACGTCGACGTCCGTCAGGCTGCCGTCCAGGATCTGCCCGGAGCGGACGACGGTCGGAGGCATCGTTTACTTCCAGTAGTTGACCTTGAGACGGTCCCCGGTCAGCGGCGCGGCCAGCATGGTGATGGAGGTTCCGGAGATCGTGTAGTCGTTCCCGGCGCCCGCTTCCTGCAGGATGCCGTTCAGGAAGACTTCCTCGGTCCCGGCCACCGGGGTGTTGGCCAGCGTGAACACCGTGGTCGAGCCGTTGATGGTGCCGCTCGGGGTCTCGCGCGTGACCTTGTGAGACGTCACGAACGCCGTGGAAACGCTGATGCCGCCGGACGCCACCGTGATCGACGTGTCGGCCGCCTTGACGGCGAGCGCGCCGCCGGGGAAAGCGCCGTCGATGCCGTTCCCGGCCACCGCGCGGATGTCGCTTCCGACCTTGGTCAGGCCGGTGGAAGCCGTGATCGTCCCGGCGCTCGAGAACTGGGTGAAGTTCTGGGCCGTGGTGCCGATGGTCAGCGCGCCGTCGGTGGTCAGCACCCAGCCGGTGTCGGCCAGGGTCGTGCCTTCCTCGACGAAGACGTGCATCCCGCCCGTGGTCTTGGCGGTCGTGTCGGCGTCCACCGCGCGCGTCAGGATGAAGGGCGTCCCGCCCGTGCCCACCTGCGTGACGGCATAGATGCCGTTCTGTTCCGGGGCCGCCTGATTCTTGACCAGCAGCCGGTCGTTGAGGACGAGCGTGATCCCGTCCTGCGCGGCGAGCGCGCCGTTGGCGTTCCCGGTCAGGGTCGCGCCTGCGCCCGAAGCGCCGTTCGCGTACGTGCACGCGGGTAGCACGGCGGTCGTGGCCGCGCGCGCGGAAGCCTTCACGTCCAGGCCCTGCTTGGCCGCGTCCAACTGGCGCATGGTGACGTAATCGCCGGGGTTGATGCCGTCGGCCGCGCCGGTCGCCTTGAACCCGCCCAGCGGGAGATCGGCGGTCATCGTGACCGAGCCGTCCTTCTTGACGAAGTTGGCGCCGTCGACGAGCTTGGCCGAAGTGATGGAGCCCGCCAGCTTGGCGTTGGTGACGGTGGCGTCCTGAATCTGGGTGCCGCCGTTGATCTGCGTGCTGGGCATGATTGCCTCTTACTGGTACGTCACCAACAGGACAGACCCCACTTCCGGAGGAGTGTCAAAAATCACCGCGTCGAGAACAGCGGCGTAGTCACTACCTTGGACCAGCAGTAGGCCGTTCTTGAAGAGCATGATGGAGTTCTCGACCTGCGGCTCGGTCGGCAGGATGAACGTGTCGTTGACGCCGTCGATCTCGCCTTCCGGCGTTTGGTTCCAGTGAATCGACAGCACACCGACCGGGATGTCTGCGCCGACGAGCATATTGCCACGGCGCACCACCATCTGCTGTGGATCGACGCGGCCGACGCGCGGCACTGCGCCGCCAGGCTTGCCCAGATATGGATAGGTCGTCACGGGAGGTAGGTGACGGACGTTCTGTTCCCGTCGCCGTCCACGATGGCGGCCACGCGGTCGGTCACTTCATCGAGACCCTTGAACGTCGGAGTCCCGGGGTCACCGCTGGACTCACCGGACGTGGTCGCGCCGATGATCTGCAGTGCCTCGCGCGGCGTCTTGCCGTCGATGGCGTCGGCACGATCCAGGAGCGCGTCGGCGATGGCCGAGAGCGTGGCCGGGTCGAGCACCACGGTCGCCACGGCAGCCAGGACATCGGCGGGCGTGGCACGGGTGGAGACTGCGACGTCGACGCGCGCGAGCTTGGTGGAGTTGTTGTCCATCTCGATCCGGATGTCGGATGCGGTGAGAGTGGAGCTGACCACCACATCGAAGACGGCCTTCCAGTAGCCGCGCATCTGGTCGCCCACGATGATGACCCAGACGCCCGTGGTGGCCGGGGTGTAGGTGACGGTGTATCTTCCGGTCGATCCAATCTCGGAGACGGCGAGGCCCGTCACGCTCTGGTCAGCGCCGTTCTTGGAGATGAATTTGTCGCCGAAGGACGAGATGCCCGTGACCGGGAGCTTGTTGCGGTCCAGGATCAGGAACTCGAAGCGCGCCACCGTGCTGACGATCACGTTGTTCCGGCCGACGAAGACTTCGTCGCCGATCACGCATCGGAAGTCCTCGTCCCAGACGGTCGTGACGTTCGGATCGGTGCAGGTGATCTGCAGGTAGTAGCGGCCGGTGGCTCCGGCGGCAAACGAGTAGGTGTAGATGCCGACCGAGACTTCCGTGATCGTAACGGTGCCGCCGCTGCCAGTCCCGTCGATAACCAGCGTCTTGGTGAAGTCGCCGTCGGTCAGGCCAGTGACGGGGACGCCGTCATCGTCCAGGACGGTGAACTCATATTCCACGACTTCGGTCGGATGAATCTCGATCACGGGGATGCGACCTCCGCTTCAGCTACCAAGGCTTTCTGGATTTCCGCAGGGTCCGCTTTCCCGCTGATCTGCAGCGCCGCGCTCTTGAGAAGCGAGGCACGTAGGCGGTCGAGCTTCTGGTCCGTCGACAGCTTCGCCCATTCGACGTCGTTGTTCAGGTTGTCGGCGATGATGGCGGCCGCGAGCTTCTTCGGCTCCGTCTTTGGCAGCACGAAGACGAGCTGGGCATCGTCAGGCACAGAGTCCGGCGCGAAGATGAACATCTCGCCCTGCACTTCCTTGGCGAAGAACTCTCCTCTGACGAGAGAATGAATCGCTCCGAACTGCGCGCCGTCGAAGGTCTTCGGGTCGATGGGGCCGAGCTGTTTCATCATGCCACCCGTCTCGCGGCTACAGTGAGACCTTCGCCAGTTCCCATCTCGTCGCCGAGATCGGCCGCGCCGCCCGCGATCTGGTAGAAGATGAACTCGATGTAATCGTTTGCGGCGAACTGTCGCTCGAAAACGCAAAGAAGCGCCATCCCAGCATGGCCAAAGTAGGCCGTGAACCGCTTGATCTTGGTGCCGTTCAGTGCGACGTCGCACCACAGATCGGTGCCGACGCTGAACAGGGTTTCCATGTGCGCCAGCAAATAATACTTCCCGGCCGTCGTAAACTTGATGCGCTCGGGGTGGGCTCCACCGATATCCAGCATGGAGTCGGTGTCATACTTGGAAGTATCGAAGATCAGGGACGTATCGGTGTTGTTGGGAATGGAGAAGTTCGCCACTCGCGCGGCCACGCATCCGATGTCCCCGATGGCGGGGTTGGTGACCTTCAGACCGCCCGCGCCTTTGGTGAGCGTAGCCCCGTCGAGCTTGACCGTGACATCGTTCGCGTTGACCTGAATGCCGTCTCCGGCACCCACGTCGATGGTGTCGCCCGAGCGAGTGAGTCCGGCCCCGGCCGTGAGCTGACCGCCGTCGAACTGTGCGAAGACGACGTTGCCGCTGCCCAGGGTGAAGTTGTCGGTCGTCTGCACCCAGGCCGTGTTCTTGTTGATCGTGCCCTCGTCGACGAAGACGGCGGCGCTCTCCAGTTCGGCGGCCGTGTTGGCGTCCGTAGCGCGTGTGGGCGCGCCCGAAGCGGCGACGACGTAGATGCCGTTCTCGTCCTGAGACGTCTGATTCTTGATCAGAATGCGGTCGCCCGTGGCGAGGGCGACTCCGTCGATGGTGTCGCCGTTCTCGAAGGCGGTGGCCAGCGTCCCGTTGGCGGTGGTCGCCGCCCGGACGTGTTCCTTCCAGGCCATGACTGCGACCGGCGCGAAGCCGCTGGGGTCGACGCCCGCCACCAGCGAGCCGTCGCGGGCGAGCAGGTAGCCGTCCGGAATGTCGTCCAGCGTCAGGATGGTAGGACCGCTGGTCTCACGGATCTTGCGGGCAGGACGCGGGCCGGAGATGGATCTCACGCCGGGTTCTCCGGAGTGATTTCCTTGATGCTACCCTTGATCTCGCGGGTCTTCGGGTCGCGGATGATCGTGGTCTTCTCGGTCGTTGCCGGGATCTTGATCTCGGGATTGACCTCCACGTGCACGTCCGGAGCCTTGATCTCGGGGTGGACCTCAACGGTGACGATGGGCGCGGGCACGTTGACGATCACCGGCTGCGGGGCGGCCTTGTCGACCTGCACGGGAGCGGGCTCGACGTCGATCTGATTGTGGTTGTCGATGTGCACGTCGGGTGCCTCGACCTCCACGTTGATCGGGGTCGGATTCACGTCGACTTCCACGTTCACGTCCGGCGCCTTCACATCGGAGGGCTTGACGTCGATCTGGTTGGTGATGTTGGGCGCGGGCGACGGCGCCACGTTCACGGTCACGTTCGTGACGTTCGGCGCGGGGGGAGCCGGGGGCGCTGGCGGTTCGGGATCGGGTTCCGGCTCCGTCTCGGCGTCGGCGAGAAGAGTCTGAAGCTGCTCGGCCAGCTCGGCGTTGCACTTCTCCAGGGCAGCAATCTGATCGGCCAACTTGCCGATCACTTTGGCGTCCGGCGGGACCTCGTCGGGGGGCGCGATCAGGTCGGCGAAGGCGTCGCGATTGCCGGAGAAGCTGGCGACGCAGACGCAGTTGCAGACGTTCTCGGCCGATCCGGAGTTGGCGCCAGGGACGTCCATCAGGTCGACGCCGCCCTTGCGGTTGGGGACCTCGAACGGCTGGTTGATGGCCATCTGGATGCCGTGCATATTGATGTGGTTGGCGCCGGTCTTCTCCTGCCGGGTCGTGGGGAGCTTCTCGGAGATCCACCGCTTCTGGGTCAGGACGCCGGACTGCTGGGCCGCGAGCAGGCGGGCGTTGTTGGACATGGTGACCAGCTCCGTCCGCGCGATGCGCTGGGCGCGGGCCACCGAGACATTGCCGTCGAACGCATCGCGCACGCGCGCGAGGACGGCCTTGATGGGCTCGCCCGCGTCGGCTGCCTTCAGGAGCTGGTCCTTCAGGATCTGCCGGGTGGTCTCGCTGATGTGGCGGACCTGCGACGCGGTGTACTTCTCCATGAACTTCCGCACGTTCGGGTCGCTCATGCGGAAGGGGATCGGGATGTTCTTGGTGGTGAGCAGATTCTGGCCGTACTTGCGGACCGAGTTCTCGGCGATGGGAACCATGAACGAGCGCAGGACGTTCTCCTCGAGCTGTTCGTCGAAGAGCAGCTTCAGGATCTCCACGATGGCGATCTTGCGGGCGTCGCCGCTCTCCTCGGCCTTGTGCATCGGCCACAGATGCGCGATGCGCGGCAGGATGCGTTCGCCCTGTCCCTTGAAGAAGCCACGGAACTGACGCCGCAGCTCCAGCTCGTCCGGTCCGACGAGCTGCTTCCAGAACATGAACTGCTGCCAGTCCTCGACTTCCTGCTTGTCGGCCCAGTCGGGCTCACGGACCTCCATCTTGAGGATGGGGACCATGCCGATCTCGTCGGCCTTCTCGAAGTCCACTCCATCGGACTCGAAGGTGCAGCCCTTCGAAGTAGGAGCCGGAATCTGCGAAGGATGATTGAATCCGGACGACTTGCCAGCGCCGGAACCTGCATTGCCGGGCAAATCCCCGGCGATGCCACCCTGCACCGGACGGGTCTCGGGCTTCTGAGTGTCGAACAGACCAACCGACTGCCACCACGTGTCGCCCCAGGCCACGGGCTTCATGCCCCACTCGATGTGGCGCGCCTCGTTCTGGGTCCAGATGCCGTGGTTGACGTTCGACTGGGCGATGCGCGCCTTGATCTCCTCGTCTTCGATGATCATGGGCAGCGACTTCGTGAGGAAGTCGATGCGCACACCCTGAGACGAGAACAGGAAGGCGTTCAGGAACTTGCCGAGCTTCGTCAGCTTCGGGATGACGTTCGTCTGGTAGAGTCGCTTCTTCTGCTCGTTGGGCGGGCCGCCACCGTCCCGACCCAGGAAGAACGGGGGCACGTTGTAGGCGCCACCGATCTCCTCGGCGTTCTTGTCTCGGCCCTCCAGATACTGCATGTCCGCGTGATTCGACGTGACGGCCTTGTACTTCAGGCCCTCTTCGAGCAGCGCGAACTCGTGCGGCTTGCCGCGATGGCGTTTGCCCCAGAGCTTCTGGAGCCGGTTGAACGCCATGTCCGTCAGCGTGTTCTCGGTCTCGAGAACGAAGCCGGGCTCGGCGCCGTGGTTGAAGAAGTCCTTGTTCCAGGCGATGGCGTAGAAATCCAGCGTGATCGTATTGCGCGCGGCCGACGCGGGCGCGATGCCCCAGAACTCGGCCTTCGCGTCAGCGTACTTCAGGTGCAGGATCTCTTCGGGCTCGTAGCGGATGATCTCGCCGTTGACGTTGTACTCGTACTGCAGGACGCGCTTCTTGGCATCCGGCACGATGGTGATACGGTCCGGGCGCAGCGGGAAGATGTTGACGATCTCCTTGTCCTGCCGCTGGATCTCCCAGAACGAGTTGCCCGCCAGCTCGAGATGCAGGAAGGTGGTCTCGAACAGATCGTACCAGGTCTGGAAGAAGTTGGGCTGCTTCAGGAAGCCGCTCCGGTCCTCTTCCTCGATCTCGTCCTTGCCCTTCTTGAAGACGAAATCGACCGTCGCCGCTGCCGTGGCGATGGTGTTGGCACAGCGGAACGTCCAGGTGTGCGAGGAGTAGAGGTTCAGGAAGTCCCGAAGGTCCGCCTCGGTGTAGCGCTCTGCCACCATGGGCGTGCGCAGATCGTCGAAGATCGGATCGTCGGAAGCCTGCGGCTGGGATTTCTTCGCTTTCGCGACGGGGGTTCGAAGGGCGATGACGGTCTCTTCGACCTGCTCACGCGGCACCCCGTTGACGAAGTTCTGGAACTGGTCCTTCAGGAACTGCACGTACCGCATGGCGATGGATGCCCCTAGTCGTCGTCTTCGTCGTCCCCCGTGCGAAGATAGCGCGGGAGATACAGGCTGTCTTTACTCTTGGACCGCTCCACCCCGGAATTGCCGCCGGGCTGGAGGATGGTCCCCTCGGGGCTCCCGCCGATGATCCGGATGTTCGGCTGGCGCATCCCGTGGTAGCGCAGCTCGACGAACCGATACCGCGCCTGATCCAGGAAGTGATCCGAGCAGGCGTCGGCGATGTCGTTGGGGTCCGACTTCTTCGGCCGGGCGTTCTTGATCTCCCGCTTGGTGTGGGTGCAGGCCGCGTCGATGAAGCAGTGGCGCCAACCGCTGTTGTCTCGAATGCGCTGCCGGAACAGCTTCCAGCCCTCGGTGCGCTCGATCTTGCGGACCGGACGGATCTTGAAGAAGTTCTTGTGGCCGTGCGGCTCGGTGTTGTTCAACTGGTTGATCCAAGTCATGGCGGCCGAGTCGCCGAACATGTAGCGGATGCGCTTGTAGCCGTTGTCGTTGATGAACTCGTACAGGTCCTTGGCGACGTAGTCGTCGGTCTTGGCACCGTCGTACATCTTCTCCGCGATCTGGTAGTCGTTGGGTCCGTCGCCCTCCATGGGGCGCCCGGGGACCAGGCCGTCGGTCTGCCAGAATCCGATGGCCGTCGGGTCCTCACCGCCGCCCGTGAAGTCGAAGGAGAGATCGACCCACTCGATGTCGGGACGGTAGGGGTGGTGACCGGAGTTCAGGACGCTGTCCCAGAAGCTGAAGTATTTGCCGGTGCCGCGCCCCCGGACGCATTCCTTCTCCCACTTCCAGACTTCGCGGTCCATGTCCACCCACTCGGCGATCAGGTCGTCGATGGAGACGACTCCGGACTTGTGGGCCTTGGCCAGGTCGCCGCGACAGGACGGGAGAAGCGGGCAGGTCTCGCAGTTGGCGTACGCCTTGAACTGGACGGTCTTGCCCTCGTTGAAGATGTCCTCGACCTCGTAGAGCTTGTCGGACGCCGGGCCGTGGCGTTCCTCGGAGCAGCGTTCGGCGCTGTCCTTGTAGCAGGAGACCAGAACCTCGTTCTTGCGCGCCTCGGCGTTCTCCACCAGGCCGTCCATGATCCCGTCTTCCCACTTGCGCGTGGACACGAAGGTCATGTGCGCGCGCAGGCCGTGGTGGGTGGAGGGCATCATCTTGGCCTGATCAATGACGCCGGGGTCGGAGACCAGGTCGTTCTCTTCGGTGCGGAGCTTCTGCGGGTGCTTCCCGTTCGTGCCCGCCCAGGTGGCGCAGACCTGATTGTACTTCGAGCCGTTCGACAGTAGGGTCTCTTCCATGAGCTGCTTCATGACCATCCCGGCCAGCGCGACGGCCGGGTGAGACAGGTACCGCATGACGTTCTGGTACGTGTCCTTGGCGTGCGTCTCGATGGCGCCCATGCCGACGGTCCAGCACTGGGGCTTGGTGAGCAGCTCGGCGGCGATCAGCTTGGCGACGGACAGAGACTTGTGACCGCCGCGCGGGCCGACGTAGATCAGGTTGCGCGAGCCCTTGCCCCGATACTCCGGCAGGTCCATCCGGTACGAGTTCCAGATGTAGTCGAACGGGGCGGCGTGGTTCGGGCAGCAGGCAGTGTGCGGCATCGCCTCGCCGGTCAGCGCCTTGAGGAAGGCGTACAGCTCCTGCTTGTTGCGCGGCGGGTTCTGCAAGTAGAACGAGACGGTCTTGAAGTCTTCTTCCTCGGGCGTGAGGATCTTGTCCGTCATCAGGGCACCTGCAGAGCGCCCTTCGCGCGTGCGCACTCGTAGAAGAATGCGATCAGAGCGGTGGCTGCAAGGGCGGCTAGGAGAGACGTGGCCAGGATGATGCCGATCAGCCGAAGAGCGGCCCGAATTCGATGATCCATGCACCCCCTTGGACAGGGGACGCGTCAGCGCTTCGGCGGGCGGGCCGGTGTGATGTGGAAGAAGCGGCCCTCACCAGGCTGCAGCTCTTGGAACGTGTACCGCGAGCCGCCGGGCTCGTCGACCATCAAGTCCCAGCGCTTGTCAGGAGCGGGCCGGAAGTAGAGGATCTTGCCGTCGATGCTGCGCTGGATGAAGACGGTGCGTCTCACTCCTCGACCACTGCCAGCAGGTCCTTCACGTTCAGGACAAGGTACGACTTGCCGTCGACCTTGATCTCGCTGCCCGTGTAGTTCCCGAAGAGGACCCGGTCGCCCTTCTTGACTTCGCAGTCCTTGGGCGCGGCCTCGATCCGGCCCCGGTTCGGGACCTCGCGCGCCTGCTCGGGGAGCAGGATGCCGCCGGGCGACTTGGTCTCTTCCTTCTCGCGGCAGACGATGACGGTGCTGTTCAGGGGTCGCAGTTTCATGGCCTTCTCCATTTCATATCGCGCGTCCGGAGCACCCGGAAGCGCCAGCCGAAGCTGTGTTCCGGGGCTCCGGATATTCACTCTTGTCTTGCGGCGGCGACCTCGAGCGCCTTCCGGACCTCGTGCTCGCTGAGAAGCGACAGGCCGCTCACGAAGATAGGGTTCTTCTGCTCGTCGGTCACGTCCAGGAATCCGGCCTCGGTTGCGGCCGAGTACATGGCGAAGTCGATGCGGTCGCGCTCGTCGTCCACGATCTTGGTGGGGTCGATCCCGAGCCCCTCGCCGAAGGGGCAGCAGCACGACTTGTCCAGCTCGACGTAGCCGCCCCAGAGGCACAGAGGCTTGTTCTTCGCCCGCTGTGCTTGCTCCGGGCGCATCCGCTCCAGCGTCTTCCGGGTGAAGTCGCGGAAGTATTCGTCGCTCATGATCCGTCAGACGTGTGGGGAAAACCTTTTTGTGTGCACGTCCTACGAGGCATGGAACAGCGCATCATCCAGGTGCAGGACGAAGCGGACGACACGCTGACCGAGCTGTGCCTCGCCACGGACCTCGGGCGCGGGCGCATGTTGCAGGTGGCGTTCGAGCACGCGGCCAACTCCATCGTGCTGGGCGCCCAGGCGCCGCCGATTCAGGCGGTCATCGACCGCATCAAGTCCGAGCGGCCGGTGCCGGAGTGCGTGAGAGAGTCTCTCGAGATTGCCAAGATCCGCGCCGCAAGGGCGCCGAAGGGATAGAAGGCGGGCGCGTGTACAGCGCGCCCGTCGAGCAGTTCAGAGAACGAAAGATTAGAACCCCGGTCGCACGAACCCTACAGCTTCACCGCATCGTACTTCTGGCACAACGGACACTCGCACTTCTGACAGCAGCACGGCGTTGCCGACTCGTCCAGGACCGTGACGGCCTTGCAGGACTTGTGACAATGCTTGTGCCCGCAGTCGCACGCGCGCAAATCCTCGTCCTCGATCTCGATCACCGACGCCAGCTCATGGCGCTGCGCGTCGACAACGATCTTGAACAGGACTCCCGCGAACCTTACGGCCCAAACCGAGACCCTCTTGGAATCCGTCCGCATCAGGATGCCCCGGCCGAAGTGGATCTCGTTGAACAGCGCGGCCTGCGTGTCCGGCGCAGGAACTCCACGGAGAAGTTGTATGCTCTGCAGACGTTCAATCCTATTCTCCGTCATGGCTCACCCTTCTCTTACTCCCTCGGATCAACGACGCCGGATGCCTCCAGGTCCGAACGCTCGTTTCTTGCCCCATACCCATTCCACATTAAATATGACGACCGACGTTCACTATTGTCTGCCTGAAAATAGTACAGGTGACGTGTGACATCCAAGGTCGTATGTATCCAAACTGCCCCAGCGCCTTCTCCCACCCCGGTCGTTCGGTGGATTATAGCACGTGTTCAATGTCGTTCAAAAGTGATTCGTTATAAATAATGGCCGACCATGGCTGTGCCGATACACTCAGAAGGAATGACGGGGAAGAGACTGCGGCGAGAGAGGACCCGCCGGGGGCTGTCGATGCGCGGGCTCGCCAGGAAAGCCGATGTGTCGGTGTCTACGATCTCGCACTGGGAGCGCGAGATGTTCGTCCCGGCCCAGGACACGATCCGGAAGGTGGTGGTGGCACTGTCGGGTGTGCCGGTGCTGCCGAAGCTCTAGGTCTTGCCCTTTTCGCTGGTAGTATCGACCCCGCACCGCCAACAGACTGTGTCGTTGTGGAACCGCCACGCGAAGTAGTTCAGGCGATGGCCGAACAGGCGGCACCAGACCCGTTGGAAGAATGTCATGTTCTATGACTTCTCGCAGGCGGGTCTGCAGACGCGACTCGGGGTGGCCTTGCCCTCGCCCCGGTCGATGGCCTTGGTCTTCTTGCGATTGGTGGCCTTACCGCACTGTGCGCAGATCACGTCGCGCGACGTCATCGGGAAGGGCTTGATCTTGTTGCGACGCCTCGGATGCCGATTGCTCATGATTTCCTCCGACGCTCTGTAGGACGCGGCGCCACGACCTTTAGGCGATGGCCGGATTGCGGGCCGGGTACAGCGCCCAGAATTCGTAGGCCGTCAGGTCGCTCTTCCGGCTGTTGCAGGGCTGGCAGGCCCAGCGCCAGTATTCGGGATTCTGGCTGTCGGCCCCGAACTCGGTCCGCGAGATCGGGTACATGTGCTCCAGCTCGGCGTTCACCCCGATGGCGATGGGCGTGATGCGGCAGAGGTAGCACACGCCGTTCTGCTCGTCCATCCGGGCGGCCATGAGACGCGCGTACTGCGGGTTGCCCAGGCGGTCGCCGCACAGCTTCCGAAGATGGCAGGAGAGGCAGAAATTGCTCGAATACAGGTGGCGCGGCTTGCCGCAACTACGGCATCGCCCCTTGAGTTTCAGGTGCTCGGAGCGATCCAGGTTGTACTGCCGATGCTTCTCCGCGCACACTGAGCATCTGCGATGGCCGGTCTCGGCGGGCTTCCTGCAGTCGCGGCAGACGCCCGCGTCGCGCGCCAGGAGACGGTTGCGCTTGTTCCGGGCGATGTAGGCGTCGATGCACACGGCGCAGTAGGGCTTCCCAGGGTAGTAGGTACGACCGCAGCCCCGGCCGCAGAGACCTCGAGCCATCAGATTCGCGGTGTGGCGGGCCTGCCTTCTGGCGTGAGTCTGGGCGCAGGCCCTACAGCGGGTTTGACAACGGTGGACGCGGTTGCCGCAGGAGCACTTACGCTGTGCGGCAGCCAGCGCCTCCGACAGATTCATGCACCGTAGGACGCTGCGTCAAAGCCTTATCGAGAAGGACCAGATTCTCGTTGGCGTCCACGTCGGTGATGTCGATGTACACCTGCGTCGTGGTCAGGCGCGTGTGTCCGGCCTGCCGCTGCACGAACCGGGCGTCCTTCTTCACCGCGTAGAGGGTGGTGCAGTACAGGTGCCGGGCCTTGTGGATGGAGACCTCGCGGATGCCCGCTTCGCGGCAGGCCGTCTTCCAGACCCGGTAGATCCCGTCCGGGGTGTAGTGCTCGCCGCGCTGCGGGACGAACAGGAAGCGATCCGGCGCGTCCTCGGGCGTCACGTGCTGCGAGCGCAGGAAGGACTTCAGCATCGCGCGCGTGCTCGGGGAGATCACGACCTCGCGGAATTTGTCACCCTTACCGTGGCGGACCACGATGAAGGGATTCTCATTCGTCAGGTGCAGGTCACCGAGCCGAAGTCCGGCCAGCTCCATCCGGCGCAGGCCCGTGTAGATGGCGGTGAAGCAGATGACCAGATCCTGAACCGCCGTCCAGGTGTCGCGGGCGACGGCCAGGTCGTACTTGGCCTGCAGGTGGGAACGGAGCTTCAGCCACTCCTCGCGGGTCATCAGGTCTTCGCGGTGCAGCGCCCAGGTCTTCATCCCATCCTCCGTTTCGGTGACGGGAATAGGACGGCAGTGGCCTATCGGTGTGACAGGCAATCTGTAACTGCCCTGCAGATAGTGGTCAGTTCTTCGGCATGTGGACGTCCGACGGCGCGTCCTGCGCGCTCCGGTCGTATCCCAAGGTCCGGCGCTTGACGTGCTCTCCGTACTTCCGGAGCGCGTCGACGATGACCTCTTGAAACTCGACCATGTTCTGCCACTGTGCTCGGGTCAGGCGGATCTCGGGCTCGCCCGCTATCTGCATGCCGAGCGTCTTGGTCCCGTCCGGCCGAGTGTACTCCTGCACCAGGTTGGAGCCTAGATTGGTGACGAAATCGGTGGGCACGAAATCGGCATCGCCGGTCAGCGCGACGATGGCCTGCAGCTCCTTCTTCTCACGCTCTAGCTGGCCGATCTTCTTCTGCAGGTGCTCCAGGCGGGGGTGATCTCGGCGCCGCCCGTCACCGAACACCAGGGGGAAGGTCTTGATCGGCAGGCCGCCCTTGTCCAGACCGTCCGGCAGCTCCCCGTGCTTGTCGACGTGGTTCTTGATCTTCACTTCAGGGAAGTGTCTGGCCAGCTTGTTCTCGAGAGACCGGATCTGGCGCATGCTACGGTAGGCCCGCTCGTTGTGGCGGAACCAGCGCATCCCGTCTTCGGTCCAGAAGTAGATGTACCCCTTCTTGGCTCGGAGCTTGCCTCCGACCAGCGGCTTCTCGACCTTGACGCACTGCTTCAGGCGTTGCTCCATGGTACGGTCTCCTATTACCCCTCCGAGAGTATAGCAGCTCGCGCCCGGGAAGCAACCTCATAACGGCTTTGCTCGATAGCCGCTCGGTACTCCTAACTGCTCTCCCGGTCGCACTGCTCCCAATGCATAGACGGTTGGTAATGGGCAATCGTTTCAGAAATCATTCGTGAACACGTCCTACGGAACATGGTCAGGGCAGTTCCCCTGCCGGAGCTATTGGCCCGTTTGGGCTTTGAACTCTGGCTAGTGCTCGCAACGGGCATCGCTCTCGCTGCCCTGATCATTCATCTTTTGGAGAGGAAAGAGCGATGAACGATGCGATCAGCGCGGCCGTTGCGTGGTGGCGAGACGTCCTCAAGAATGCGAAGCAGGACATCTCGGATTCGGCGGGGAGCTACTACCGCGCATCGTTCTGCGCGATCAAGCCGCTTCTGACCGAGGGGCAGCTCGACGCCTTCGCGGCCGAGCTGACGAGCAGCCTCGAGACCATCATGCGGGCAGCCGAGCCCGCCGTCACGCCGGAAGTCGCGCTGCACGTGGAGTACAGCCCCCAGGGCCTGCTCTACGCAGCCGCGCGCAAGGGCAAGATCGGGAGCATGTACTTCCCGGTCCAGACCCACATGCACGTGCGGTCCAGCCAGGTGGACATCACCAAGCCGGGCTCGGGCGGCATCCAGACCATCTGGCGCATCGACACCGAGTCCAAGACGACGTGAGCTTCGACAAGAATTACCCCAAGCGGAAGGACAAGCGGAAACCGTACCGGCGGGCCGGGCGGTTCTGCCGGGCCTGTCGGACCGGCGGCTCCTGCGGATGGTGTCGCGACGACCGGACCCACAACACCGAGAAGCGCAAAGAGAAAGCGAGCGACGAATGAAAGGCCGCCATTTCCTCCAGGCCCTGCAGCTCCTGCAGAAGTACATCCCCGTCTCCCAGGATCTCGGTCTCTTCGTCGCCGACGACAGCGTCTACATCGGCACGGACATCCGGCCGGACCGGCTCTCGCTGCCGGACCGCATGACGATGGAGAAGATGGGCTTCGAGTGGACGGGTGCCGCGCGAGCGTGGCGCTACTCGTGCTGATCCCAGAACGTCACCGCTGCAATCCCGATCACCCTTTCTCCTGCTGTCACTTCCTCGTCACCACACATCAGCCCAAGCCGTTCGACTACGTCCTCGTGGGCTTCGCCTGCGTCGACTGCAAGAAGCAGGGTCGAACCAAGACGTTGATCCGCACCAGGCGTCGATAATTCCTGCGACCGCGCGTCTGACGGAGCATGGGACAAGAGCGTACGAGCCCGGCTGACGCACCCCTGATCACCGTCGACGAAGTCGCCAGGTACGTCGGCCGCTCTCCCGCCGCAGTCCGCCAGACCATGAAGCGCGCCAAGAGCGGAATCACTGATCCGCTGGGTGCCGCACTTCTCGAGATCAAGGTCCGCATCGGTCGGCGCCGCGTGATGTTCCGCAAGCCCGACCTGCTGGAGTGGTTGAGGACACAGGAGTAGAGCATGTTCAGTATCTACGACATTGACCCCCGCGCGTTCGGCGTAGGATTCGTCGTCGTCGGCACCCTCATCGCGTTTCTGATCACACTGTTGTCCCAATACCAGAAAGCGAGCGTGACGCGCAGTCCGCTCGAAGGCGACGAACTCACTCTGGAGACCGAGCGGCAGGGCCGCCGCTGGGGCCTCATGAACCGGACGAAGATCAGCGACGGCAAGACGGTCTACATCGACCGGGTGTCGCTGATCACGACGCCGTGGTTCTCCGTCAAGTTCCACCGGATCTTCCGGCCGGACCAGCAGCGGGATCTCCACGATCACCCGTGGAGCTTCCTGTCGATCATCCTGCGCGGCCACTATGTCGAGGACGTGCCGCATCACTGCGGGCACCAGTCCTGCCCGTTCATCGGCGATCCCGAGCCCGAGCGCAGGCGCTGGTTCAACTGGAAGCGCGCGGAGGACAGCCACACCATCAAGTGGGTGAGCCGCAGCCCGGTCTGGACGCTCGTCATCTGCGGGCCGGTGCGGAGGATCTGGGGCTTCTACGCGAAGACCGGATGGGTCGCGTGGAACAAGTACGACAAGCTGGACAATCCATGATCGTGCAGCCCAGGTGTCCCAGGTGCGGCGAGCGCAAGCTGCGGATGAAGATCAACGTCTTCATCGACGCGTCCGACACCTGCCGCAGCCTCGACAAGTCCGCGATCCGCCAGTCCGACATCAAGGTCGAAGGGGCGGACTGGGACAACGGCCGCCAGTATTGCCCGCGCTGCGGATGGGCGCAGAGTCCGGCAAAGAAGGAGTAGGTCGTGAGCATCGGATGCCAGCGCAGCGGAATGTGCTGCAAGGTCCTTCACATCCCGCCGAGTCCGCGCGAGCTGAGAGACAACTTCCGCGCTTGGCGCGACCAAGCGCCGGGAATCACGATCATGCAAGATATCTGGATGCTGTTCCCGATGCTCGAGGGTCGATGCCTCGGCAAACGCGACGTCGGCTACGGCATGAGGTTCTACTACGGCCCGTGCAAGATGCTCGGAGTGATGGCCGACGGCAAGCAGGGCTGCACGATCCAGGCCGACAAGCCGAAGATGTGCAGCGGCTACCCCTTCTACGCCACGCCGGAGATCGAGCGTCCAACCAACCCGGGGATCATGAAGGGCTGCGGCTTCAACGCCGACGCAGCCTACGGAGTCACGCCCGAGCAGATGTCTTCGGGCTTGCTGCCGCTCGAGGAGAACGAGAAATGACCCGCTGCGGCAGCTACGCCGAGATCAGGGTCGGCGGCCTACCAGGCGAAGCGGGCAACTCGCTCCAGTGCAGCCGCAAGACGGGCCACACCGGGCTCTGCAGCGACGAGATCCCGGGCTGGGAGCACGGCGACGGCAGGCGCCACGAGACCAGGCTGAAGGTGTGGTGGAAGAAGACGAAGAAGGCGGTGGGAGCGTGAGCACTTACGGTTCCAAACGTCGTACCGACTTCGGGAAGAAGTTCGACGAGATCCTTGTGACGGCGCAGCGCGAAGTCAACACGAACGCGGTCTGGTTCTGGATGTCGTTGAAGGAGCGCGAACGGGTCCTTGCTCTGGCGTACGGCCGGAACTGGAGTATCAAGAAAGCCAAGGACATCGAGCGGTACAACCTCATGATGCAGGTGCACAAATGAAGAGCGTTGCCTACCTGTACGACGGGCGCGGCACCTACAATCTCGGCATCAGCATTCCAGAAGAAGAGAATCAGGCGTCCTCGAAGAAGATCACCGTCGTGGTCTACGAGATCCACTCGCACCTGTCGAAGAAAGATGCCGACGCGCTCGTGGCTCGGCTGAAGAAGGACGGCGCGGAGATCGAATACGGAGCAAGGCCGTGACCTACAAAGACGCCCAGGTGTAGTGCTGGGTGTAGTGCTGGGTGTAGTGAATGCGTCCTTTCAGGACCCACAGCGACCCACCATGTACCATCCGTCCACTGGGAAAAGACAGATCAAAACGCGATACACTGGGCGTCGGCCAAGATTAGAAATTGAGTGCTTGACGACGTTGTCGCCCACAATGCACTGATTCCCTAAGTGTTTCGCGCGGCTCCATCAACCGCGATTCCAGGTGTAGTGCTGGGTGTAGTGATTCGCGCCGCCGAGCGGCGCAGGGTCCAAGGTGGTATGGAATACTCGGAAGTCGCCCCGGCCCCGCGCCAGCTCGTGCTGGAGACCGTGTCCGTCTGCAACCTGCGCTGCCCCTCGTGCCGCACGGGCGCGGGCCAGGTCACGCGCGCCAAGACCACCAAGGTCCCCTTCATGCCGATGGATCTGGTCGACAAGGTCTGCCGCGAAGCCAAGGACTCGGTGCGCTACACCTACGTCCACAACTGGGGCGAGCCGACGCTCCACAAGGAGATCGGGCAGATCATCCGGAAGGTGAAGGAGTTCTCGGCCGTGCAGTTCACTACGCACGGCATGTTCGTGACCGAAGAGCTGGCCCAGGACATCGCGCTCTGCGACGACATCGCGGTCTCCATCGACGGCATGGATCAGGCCACCTACGAGAAGTACCGGGTGCGCGGCGACATCGAGAAGGCGATGAACGGCCTGCGGTTGCTGGCCAAGCTCGCGCCCAAGAAGACGATCTGGACCTTCATCGTCTTCGCCCACAACGAACACCAGATGCCTGCTGCCCAGGCGATGGCCGACTCCCTCGGCATCCGCATCGGCTTCAAGCCTCCGTACTTGGTCGACGAGCGGGCCCAGCGAGAGATGCTGCCGAAGAACAAGAGCTACCACCGCTACTCTTTCGATGCGGAAGGCACGCCGGTCCTGAAGGCCGACAAGCTGGGATGTCGCGAGTTCTGGGAGACCGTGTACGTCAACCCCAACGGAGACGTCGTCACGTGCTGCTACGACTACAACGCGGCGATGGTCATGGGCAACATCCACGAGAACACGCTGGCCGAAGTCTGGAACGGAGAGAAGTACCGGGCCGCTCGGCGGCGCCACCTTGCCGGTGACCTGAACCAGATGTGCAAGGATCTGTGCAAGCTCCCATCCTACAGTTGAAGGCAAAAATGGCCACGCATCAAGAAAATTTCCATCGCATGTGCCTCGCCGGTTGGCTGATCGGCCGGTTCGGCATCAAGAGCTGGGTCGAGTGCGGCGTCCTCGAAGGCGAGACGGTCGGCTACTTCTCACAGTTCGTGCCAGACAGCTTCGGCTTGGGCTGCGATCTGAACGACCAGGCGGTGAAGATCGGACAGCAGAGGTACCCGCGCATCCATCTCGAGACCGCCAACGCCGTGGAGTGGCTGCGCAGGATCGACCCTCCGCGCCCCTCGATGTTCTACATGGATACCGTGTGGGTGGCGGATCGTCTGCTCCACCAGCAGATGGAGATCGTCAAGCAGCGCTGGCCCGAAGCCATCGTGTTCGTGAACAACCTCGACATGCCCGGGTCGCTGGGGCAGAACCTCACGAAGCCCGCCGAGCTGCAGCATTACGGCCGAGTGATCGTGCCGGACTACTCGATGCCCCGGCCGGTCGCGGCCTACGGTGTGATCGTGCCGGACGACGCGGAGCTGCCGCCGTTCTCACATTGGAAGGTCCTGCCCAGGAGCTGATGGTACCCCCGGCAGGACTCGAACCTGCAACTATCCGGGTAGAAACCGGATGGTCTATCCAATTGACCTACGGGGGCGGGATCGGGACCCACTTCTTCAGGCCCCAGTCGTAGCGCTTCACGGGCACGGCCGGATTCCCGGCCACAACCGTCCAGGGCTCGACCTTCTGGCTTCTCACCACCGAGCCCACGGCGACGACGGCACCTTCGCCGATCTCGCAATTGTACAACAGCGCGAACCCCGCGATGAAGGCTTTTGCGCCGATCTTGATGGGGCGTCCGACCAGGCGGCCGAACATACCGGGGTTGATGTCGTGCGACATGCAGACCATCTTGACCTCCCAGCCGATCTCGGCCGTGGGGTCGATGGTGATCATCTCAGGAACCCGGCAGTCGATCCAACAGTCGCGCTCGAAGAAGTAGCTCGCGCTGAATCGCTCGGGGAGTTTCTGGGAAGAGATGTCGCCAAGGATGTGACCGCTCATGTCCTCTTGGACCGAGACGGGATCTTAGGTGCACGTGCACGGACAGCCGGAGCCGTTCAGAGACCACTGGCAGTTGCGGGATGGGCAATAGTGGCCGTTCGTGTCCCGGCGTAGCCGGGCACCGCAGAACCTGCAGTGGTAGGGACAGGTCCGATTCTTCAGCCTCTTCATGGTACCCTGCGCTTTCTTTCGCGCCACGCCCACCACCGCATCAGCGCGCAGAGCATGGTCATCCCCAGGATGACAATCCCGATGATGACGCGATCCGAGTTCCATGATTGATCGTTGGGTGGGACCGCTAGGATCTCGAAGAGCAGCAGGCCCACGAGAAGCACAAGCCAGGTGTCGACTCGGTCCATCACTGCGCCTTGGCCTTCCTCTTGGGCTTCTGGTCCAGGACCTTGACGGCCGCCGCCCGATGGTCCGGCGTCATGTGGGCATACCGCTCCACTTGGCTCAGGCTGCTGTGGCCGGACAGCTCCATGATCGTCTTGGGGTGGACGCCGCGCTGCGCGAGCCGCGAGCAGAACGTGTGCCGAAGATCGTGCCAGCGCAGGCTCTTCACGTCGGCGTCCCGCAAGACCTTCCTCCAGGCCGTGTTGTTGAACCGCTCGTACCGCTCGTGCGCGCGCGGGTTCACGAAGACGTACGGGCAGTCGGTGTACCGGATCAGGCTCTTGAGCGTCTCGTACAGCGTGTCGCTCATGTCGATGGCCCGGTCCCGGCCGTTCTTGGTGTGCCGGACGATGATCTTGCGTTCGTCCATGCGGACGTCAGACCAGAGCAGCGCGGCCTGTTCCCCCTCGCGCATGCCGGAGTGGATGGCGGTCACGATGGCCTCGCGCAGGGGCGAGTACGCGCGCGAGAGGATCTCCTTCTCCTCGGCCGGGTCCAGGAAGCGCAGGATCTTCTGCTCGGTCCTCGGCTTCTGGGAATCTCGGACGGGATTGTGCTGGACCATGGCCGAGCGGACGGCGTACCGGAACACGCTCGACAGGCAGTGGACTTCGTTGCGGACGGTGGCGGGCTGGATCTTCCCACCGTCCCCGTTGTCGGCGCCCAGGCGCGCCGTCATGTACCTCTCGACGTCGCGGATGGTGATGTCGCGGAGCGCGCTGGAGCCGAACGAGGGCAGAAGGTGCTTCTCCAGGATCAGCTCGTACGAGTCCTTGGTGCTCGCCTTCAGCTTAGACGCGTGGTGCTTCACGTACTCGGCCGTTGCGGCGCGGAACGTCACGACCTCGGGCCGGGTCACGATGGTGTCTCGGGACTGCATGCCCTGCAGCTTCGCGCGCTCGACGTCGTTCTCGGCGGCCGACAGCAGACGCTTGGCCACCAGCTTCGACTCGGCCTTCGTCACTCGGCGCTTGGTGCGGCCGTCGACGTCGGTGTAGGCGATGATGAAACGGACCTTGCCACTCGGCCAGACGCGCCGGTAGACGTAGCCCATCAGCGAGCCGTCTTCCGGTAGTCGACCATCATGCCGCCCTTGTCGAAGAAGCCGGTGATCCAGACGTACGACTTCTCGTACCTAAGCATGTAGCCGTTCTTGGATTCGCTCGCGGTGTCGGCGGCCCGATGGTGATGGGGGCCGTCGGGATAGACCAGAGCGTTGCCCTGTCCGTACAGGGCCGAGCACTGGAACTGGTCGATGTTCATCCCCTCCCACATCAGGCCGCGCTCGACAGCCTCGCAGACCTTCGCGCTCCACTCGGGGTGAGACGCGCGGATCGTGGGAGCTTCCTGCGGCAGCTCGGCGGGCTGGGGCACGCATCCGGCCAGGCACAGAATCAACAGAGCACGCTTCATGGCTGTGACCCTCTTTGACACTACCTAAGAATGCCCCCTCCCTTAGATGGTGTCAAGGACGACGCTTAACGGGATTCGTTACCGCAATTCGTTTACGGAAGCATTTCTTGCAGCGGGACTTATCCGCGATGTCGTTGGTCCGATACGCACAGTTGTGGCAGAGCTTCTTGTCGCAGTCCGCGCACGGGCGCAGGGCGAACGTGAAGTCGACCATGCAGCCGCAAGACGGGCACCGGATGATGTCGAAGGCGGCCGGAGGTATCCGTCTCACCACTCCAGGGCCCCCGAGTAGTGACTGGCGATCCCGTGCAGGGCGCCGACACAGATGTCGACCAGTTCCGACACGAACGCCTCCCGGTCGTTGGCCTGCAGCGCGTCGCCCAGCTCCTTGAACTCCTCGGCGACGATGCCGTAGATTTCATGCGTGGAGATGAACGCGTGCTTGCCCCGCTTCTCCAGGCGCTCCTTCAGCTTCTGCTGGACGCGAAGCTGGGCGACCTTGTGGTACATGTCGGTCACGCTCGGCCGCAGCGGCATGCCTGCGGCGCGCGCTCGACACGGGAAGCATAGAGCCGCGTGACCCGAGCACACGCACGGACTGGCTGCGAGATCGGAGAGGAGCTGCTGCGCGTCGTTCACTAGTTCTTCTCCACCTGATTCATCGTGATGCCGCGCCGAAGCGAGTTCTGCTCCGGCGACTCCGTGCCCTTGCCGCAGCAGTCGGCGTACTGGCGTCCGGAATCGCAACTGCATGTCCGGACGCTCGTCGCGTTCGGCGTGCGGTTCAGCGCGTCCTGCAGCTCGCCCTCGGTCTTCAGACGATCTTCGTCCGTCTCGACGGCGAGCCGTTCCAGGATCGGGATGGAGTCTGTGACGGTCTTCAGGGAGAAGAAATATTTCCGGCAGAACCCTCCGAAGCCTGTGCAGCTCGGGAACTCGGGCACCGGGCGCCCGAGAATCCGCTTGAACGTGCCCAGTAGGATCGGGATCTGCCGGGCGTATGTCTCGAACTTGCAGCCGTTGGCCTCCCACGCGACCTTGGCCTCTTTGATCATGACCATGCCGCCACCGTCGAGAAACACCGAGTCCGTCTTTTCCGCCGAGCACTTGGCATCATCCCAGCGGCCATTCTTCTTGAGGAACTCAACCCAGCGATCCTTGCCCTCGTCGTCGCACTCGGCGGGATCGCACTTCATGATGTCCATGGCCTCGAAGACACCTTCGACACCGTGGGCGCCGACGAACCAGGCGTGACTCATAACTACCTCTGTCTTCCGTCGATTTCATTCAGGCGGCGCGGAGCGCGCTGCCGTCGGTCGATGTTCATTGCGGACCCGGTCACCCAGTGCTGCCGCTTCCGGCGCGGTGTCTTGCGGCGGCGTGGAGGCATCAGTAGATCAGGTCTTCTTTCCGCAGCTTGTCGACGTCGCTGTCCTTGGTCACGAGTCGATACAGATGCGGCGTGCCGTCGATCATGGTCTCGACGGCCTCTGGGTCGCCGAGAGACAGGACCAGGTGGCGCTCGAGGACGTCGATCAGCCCGCGACGCTTGCTCTTCGCGTGGATGGACATCGCCATGAACTGGGATTCACGTTCGGCGTACCACCGGGCGTCGGTTTCCGCCGCGTCGAGATAGAACTTCACCCACAGAGGACCGGAACGAAGGGCGTTCCGTGGTTGGATGACCAGCACGTACCAGCGCTGGCCCTCTTTGACTAGGGGTAGCGGCTCATTCGAGATCATGGGGGCCGCGAGCCACCGATCCACGGGCTCCATCAGCCTCTGAAGCAGCACTCGCTCGAGGGCGTTGATCACCCGATGCCTACCAGCGCGCTCCAGCTCCCATTTCAGGGTGCCGTTCTCGGCGACGAGGATCTCGAGCTGCTCGAACGTCGCTCTGTTCTCGATGCGAAGCTCTCGAGCCTCTTTTTGAACCTCGACCACTTCCTTGTCGGCTTCCTCGAGAGCCGCCGCCAGGTCCCCCGTGTCCAGGCCGCTGCGTTCCTGATGGCCCCAGTCCTGCATCAGCAGGGGCAGCAGCGCGAGCAGATACCTCATGCTCCGTAGGACGCGCCGATGCAGGAATGTCGAAAAAAGAACCCCCGGCAGGTCTCGATAAATTCCTGCCGGGGGTCAGAACAGAAAGGCTAGTTCAGATCCGGAAACCCTTGAAGACCTCCGGGTACTGCAGGGCCAAGGCCGTCATCTTCGCGCCGAGCTTGCACAGGGCATCGTAGTATTCCTTCGACAGGTGGTCCGCCGCGTAGTGGTGCCCGAACTCATGGATCAGCAAGCGATCCGTGTGCTGGCCGACCGACTTGAACCAGTCGTGCCCCAGTCGGCCCAGGTTGAGGGTCAACTGATCCATGCCGTAGGTCGCGCCGTAAGGCCACGTTGCCTCGCGCGCGATGATCACGTGCAGGCGGTTGTTCCCCAGCAGCTCCTGCGCGAGCCAGCGCGCGTACTCGGCCACCCGCTTCATGGGGTCGGTCCACTCCAGCTCGGGCAGGATCTTGAGCGGGTCGCCCTCGGGCGAGTAGGGCTTGGGCGACGGCGTGACCTGCCCGGCGGGCTTTGCTAGGTCGTGCTTGCGGACGTTGTCCCACTCGTCCTTGTTCAGGGACCGGGGCGGAATCACGGTGTAGCCTTCGGACACGGCGAGCTTGTTGCCCTCCAGGTCGGAGGGGTCGAAGATGACGCGCTTCTTCCCGAAGCGAAGGTCCATCACCTTCTCGGTGGCTTCCTTGGTGGCGTTCTCGTCGGCCGCGCCCTCGCGCACCCACGGGGTGCTGGCGTCCTCGGGCGTGAGCTTCTCGTGCATGGCGTTCAGCACGGCCGCGCGCACCGTCTTGAGGTAGTGCGGCGTCACGTTGTCCCGATCCATGTTGAGCGGGACCTTCTGCAGCACGTTGTAGTGCCACTTGTCCTCGGTCTCGACGATGGGGATGCCCATCTCGTAGATGCTGGCCTGCTCTCCATCCTGCGGATCGAAGACCTGCACCTTGGTCTTGCGCTCGGTCCGCCGGAGCTGGCCCTCGGCGTTGGCGATCTCCGTCGGGAGCGTGATCTCGAACTCGTGGAGCGGCATGCGCTCCAGGAGCGCGTCGCCGTTGTAGAACGTGGCGATCCCGGCGGGCGGGATCAGACACGCGACCGACTTGGTCATCTCGCCCAACTCGGCGTCGGTCAGCGGGATCAGGGCTTCGAAGATGGAACCGGACATGGTCGTGGCGCCGATCACTTGGCGCCCCTTGTCGCTGAACTTGACCCCTCCGGTCGTCGTCGTGATCTTCGCCTCTTTGCAGAGCGCGAGGACGAGCTTCTCGCCAAGGTTGAAGCGCCCACGCTTCTCGGCGTCGCCTTTCTTGGCGGACTCCGCGAAGAGCGTGAAGGCGTGCGAGATGTCCTTGAAGCCCTCCGGGTCGTCGTCTTCCACGGTCAGCCGGGCCAGCTTGCGGCCGGGCAGCGACACGAGGTTCACGTCGACGCGCGTCGCGTTCGTGTCCCAGGCGTTCTGGACCAGCTCGTGCACGAGGAACGCCTTGCCCCGGCGTCCCAGCAGATTGGCTAGGCCCTTCTTGTCGACCTCGAACCAGTTCATCCGATCTCCTTTCTGTTCACATGAGTGAGACGCCAAACCTGCATGACTGTTACACGGAATGCGATTATCTGCATTCCCGGTAACGAACGAGAGCCCTCGGCGTCTTACCTACATGAACAGAAAGGACACGACGATGGCCAACAAGAAGATCAGGCTGCCCTTGGGGTGGTGGATGGAACTGGACGGATCGACTCGCGAGCCCGGCGAGTACCAGGGGTTCGTCTTCGCACCGGGCGGACGAGAGTCGGCGTCCCTCGCCTTCGCCCTCGAAGTGGGCACGACCAGCGGTACCGAAGAGATCGACATCCCACCTACCGTGATCCAGGCTCTGCAGCCCTACGCGGAGCAGTACAGCTAGCCCGACTTCCCCATCTGGAAGCAGTACCAGCACGTGATGAACTCTGGCGCCATCATCGGCGTCGCCTTGAAGAGCGGGTCGCGCGGCGTGTGGACCGCCTTGCATCCCTCGCATCGCGCGGGCTTCGGCGGCGTCCGGTTCATGTCCCGGGTTTCCGGCGGATAGGCTTCGCCTTTCAGCAACGGACGCATCTGCACGCTGTGGATCATTTCGGTCTCCGGCTACGAAGCGTAATCGAACACGACAGGAGCGTCATCGACGATGGTCCAGTTGTGCGGACGCGGCATGCCGATGACCTCGTCGAACAGCACGTCGCGGATGTCGTTGCGCAGAAGCACGGGATAGAGTTCCTCCCAGGCGGTCTGCCACTCGGCCAGGCTGTAGCACTGAAGGGCACGCTTGATCGGGAGCACGCGCTGGGCGACCCACCAACGGCGCTCGACGTCGCCTTCAACGGTCCCCCACGCCACTGGGGCCGCGAAGTACGGCCGGTCTACATCGGGAAGCCCATCCCAGACTTCGACTTCGTTCCTGCTCTGGTGGCCGACCTTCACGATGTACCGGCCGTACCCGAACACCAGTCGGCTGGTGCTTCGCCGGGCTCGACCAATCACGACGCCGTCTAGGAGAACCGGCGGTGTACCCTCGGACGAATGGCTCGGCGGCGCCGTCAGCCGGATGCGCCGCGCGTCCAGGGTCGCTTGCATGCTCCGTCAGACGCGGTGACGAAACACAATTCGAACGGTGGGAAAAGAAAAACCCCGGCGACACTTGGATGCATCGCCGGGGTTGAAAGAAAAGGGCGTTGATCTACTTCTTGATCTCCTCGCCGTCGTCGTTGCACTCGTAGAGGACCTTGCACTCCGGAGCCTTCGCCTTGTTCGGGTACGAGCCGGTGGAGAAGACGAGCATGTCCTTCACGGCGACTTCACACGCGACGAACCGCTCGGCCTCCGGCGCGAACTCGTATCCCATCTTGGGCGTAGGGATGAAGTGGAGTCCCTGATCGCACTCGTTCTTGTTCCAGCCGTCGCTCTTGACGGTCGCGCCGACCGGATAGACGAGACCGTGACTGCTCCGAAGGTCCTTGTCGAGGGCCTTGAACACGATGGCCTTCCCTGCCTTGACCGGGACTCCGTAATACTCGCACCATCCCTTCCCGTTCTTGAAGAGCTGGCGGCGGATCTGCTTCCCGCCCGTGACCTTCGGGCCGTCACCCTCGATCAGCACGGCGACCTTCGCTGCAGCTTTCGCGACGATCTTGCCGAGAAGCGAAAGCTGCACGAAACCGGACGCCTCGACGCGCGGCTGGGACGATTCCCACGCCACGACGCGCGGCTGGGACGATTCCCACGCCTCGACGCGCGGCTGGGACGATCCCCACGCCTCGACGCGCGGCTGGGACGATTCCCACGCCACGACGCGCGGCTGGGACGATCCCCACGCCTCGACGCGCGGCTGGGACGATCCCCACGCCTCGACGCGCGGCTGGGACGATCCCCGCGCCTCGACGGTCAGTTCGGCCTTGCCGAACAGCCGGATGAACGGAGCCTCGCTTCCGTACGTCACCAGCTCGTAGATGCCCTCCAGGATGTCGATGATGGAGTTGGGAATCTTGAGCGCGGCCTCGAATTGTGCCTTGGTTCGAACTTCGATGGTCATTCCTCTTTCCTTTCTACCGTCATGTCCCGTAGGACGCGCGGTCGAAGGGATCTTGAATGATTCGGAATATAGAAAATAAAAAACCCCGCCGGGTCTCGATAAGTTCCCGGCGGGGTTAGAACAGAAAGGTCTGCTGACTATGGCTTGGGCTGGTCCGGCTTGTCCTTGGAGTTCTCGGGCAGATCGGGCTTGGCCTGCTCGATCTTGTCCCAGACCTGCTGGACCTGCTCGGGGGTCAACGGCTTGTTCGGCGTCATCTTAGTCTCCCAACTTCGGGCCACCGTATCGGATATACGCCTCGTGGACCGCCGGTCCGAACTTGCGGCCCATCATGCGGCCGGACACGTACTCGGCCACGAACTCGGCTCGCATGGTCACTCCGTAGTCTGACATGCCCTGAGCCTTGAACGTTCCAACCAAATGCGATTCTACCGCCCCTCGGAAATTGGGCGGGACTCGACCAGGCGAACCCACGTGGGCCGTGAAGTGCACGGAGTGACCGAACTCGTGCCACAGAGCCGTCTGCGCCTCGTTGAATCCGTCCTCGCCGATGGTGAATCCGCCGGGCTGAGTAGGCTTCGCCGAAAGTGCGGTCAGCTTCGACGACATGACAGCACGGGTCTGCGGATCGTACAGAGCCTGAGCCAAGTCTGCCGTGGGTGCGCCGAAGCGGTCGACCATAAATTGGTCGGTTGTCACGTACAGACGCTCGGGCGACAGGCCGGTCTTCTCAATGAAGTCACGTGTCGACTGCATCGCGACACGAACGTCTGAGGGATTCGCACCGTTCAGCACCAGCAGGTTCGTGCCCAGCTTGCCCATGTACTCTCGAGCCGCCGCAAAGTCGGCGACGCTCTCGTAGTTGGGCATCTGTCCGGCCCGACTCACGAGCGCCGCACCTGCGGCCGAACTCGGGATACCCGGACCGTCGCTCGACGTGGCGCCGCCAGATCCGTCCGTGAACTTGCCGTCCTCGGCGCGCGGATGCTGCTGTTCGTCCCAGTAACCGACCTTTCCGATGGTCAGGTCGCGCCGCTTCTCGAAGTAGCCGTCCGGATACGTGAAATGGATCACGTACCCTTGGACCGGTCGGGCTAGAAGCGCTCGGCCAGCATCCGAGAGCCGGATTTGAAGGTGACGAGCAGCGCACGGAGGAACCACTTGCCGTCGTCGGGCGTGTAGACGCGGGCGACCAGGCCGGGGGCTAGGGCGGCATCGGCAGCGGAGATCGAAAGGGTCGGGATGGGCTTGCCGGACGTCAGGACTGCGCGGTCTCCCGCGAGCATGTACTCGGAGAGGGTGCGCTGCCCCCGTGACTCCAGGACCTTGACTCGAACGCCTCGAAGCATTGTGCCCTCAGAACTCAATTCCATTTGAGGGGTTGTAGGCGATCATCTCATGCGCCACGCCCGTCCAGGTACTCTTGGTCTTCAATATGTTCAGGCGAGCCTTCGCCTGCTCGCGCGCGGCTTTGCCGATACCGTTGCGCGACATGATGACGTCGAGCTTCTCCGGCGTGAACTTCGCGAGCGACGCCTTCACGCTCTCGTGGATCGAGACACCGCCCTTGCCCAACGTCCGGACCGGCACGCTGTTGAACTGGCCGTTCTTGTCGGGGAACGTCAGACCGTTGTCGATGGCGTACCACTGATCGTCGTCCCGGCCCAGCATGAAGTTTCCGAAGTGCCGGTCCGTGTTCCCGGTGATCATGTCTAGGGCTGCGACCTGCTGCATGCTCGCGCCCGTCAACACGTCGTTGGACACCGTGTTGTAGTCGACATTGGCCGCGACCTCGCCCTCGATGAACGCCTGCGCATGCCCGAGCCCGTGGCCGTAATCCACGACCTCAACGTGCGGCACTCGGTTGAATCCGAGTTCCCGGTCAATCTCCATCGTGGCCAGCTCCTTCTTGTACTGGGGCACGCTGGTGTCCATGTCGCGCCGGAGCTTGACCTGAACTTCGTTGTCCTGCTCGTCCAAGCCCGTGGTCGTGTAGCCGTTCCCCTTCTCGGGTTTGTAGACGGCCTTGCTGCCGTCCTTGAAGGTGGCCTTGTAGACCGTGCCGACGCTCGTGGTCTCGTCGCCCAGGCGCTCGATGTCCACCTTGTTGGGGTGTCCGCTCGCCTCCCGCATGACGGAAGGGAGGGTGCGCGAGCCAGGCGAGATGTCCGGACTCGATGCCCCTCCGCTGCCGCCCGATGCCCAACGTCCGCGCTCGTCGCGCGGGTGCTTGGACTCGTCGTAGTCCTTCAGAAAGTCGTCCGGACGCTGGAGATGGATCACACCTGCTTGGACTGGTCGGAATCGCGGGACCATCGAGCCCCGGAGCACTTGGCCTCGTGCTTTCCGCTGCAGTTGCCGTTGTGTAGGCCGAAACCCTGATGGACGTAGAGCTTGCAGTACGGACACATCGAAATGGAGGGCTTCCCGCATTCGCTGCACGGTGGTTTGGCATCGGTTGATGGGACGCCCATGACCACTACTCCGTTTCCACGATTCCAACCCTGTCCGCGTCGTGACGCTGCTCGGCTTCCAACGCGGCGAAGGTGGTGAAGCAGCAGAAAGCCACCACCAGGGCGAATTTTTGCCGTCTCTCCGGCTGTCACGCTACGGCCGTTTTCGCCCGCGTTCGCGCCCGACGAGCTGTCTTTGAGCGATGTACCCCGGTATTGGCAGGCCCTGCTGTACGGTGCGCAGCTACGTACAGGTGCAGCCCCGGGTTACGTCGGCTTCTCGCTCGTTTCGTAGGACGCGCCGTCCCGAGCATTTCAGGAAAGAAGCGTCGGCTCTCCTGACGAATCCCAGAACACAACCGGCCCTTCGGTCTCCACCCACACGCGAGCGCCGAACGAGCAGGGCCGCTCGTAGTCGCACCGGGCCTGCACTGCGCCCAGGACGTCCACGAACGACGCGCGCAGGTGTAGCGCGCCCACGCGCACGTTGATCGGGCACGGGTCCCGCCGCGCGATGGCCTGCTGATCGACGTCGATGAACTTCTTCACACCGGCTTGGACCGATTCGACATTCCCGCGACCAGGCGTCCTACGGAACATGAACAAGATCGACTGGGACTCCTACCTGATGTCGCTGGCGTACTTCGTTGCTCAGAAGAGCAAGGACCCGAGCACGCACATCGGCGCAGTGCTGATCGGTTACGAGCACGAGATCATCTCGACCGGCTACAACGGCATGCCGGTCCACGTCAACGACGACGTCCCCGAGCGGAACGAGCGGCCGGAGAAGTACCTCTGGTACGAGCACGCCGAGCGGAACGCGATCTATCAGGCCGCGCGGAACGGCATCAAGACGCGCGGACGCACGATGTACACCATCGGCACGCCGTGCGCCGACTGCGCTCGCGCCATCATCCAAGCCGGAATCTACGAAGTGGTCGTCGACAAGCGCTGGGACGAGCGCTACGTCGGCGCCGACACGAAGTGGGCCGAGCAGGCGAAGCGAGTCCGTGTGATGTTCATGGAGTCCGGCGTCGACCTGCGAACCTACGAAGGCCCGCTGATCGGCAAGATCCAGGGCTTCTTCTCCGGCAACGCCTTCGACCTCGAGACCTAGAGCGGCGCTGCCGTGGAGATGTTGAATGGGCTGGCTCTATGTGCCGGGGTTGGTGGCCTCGAACTCGGACTCAAAGTCGCTCTTGGAGAGCGATACCGGTGCGTGGGTTACGTTGAGCGGGAAGCCTACGCTGCAGCCACTCTCGTGGCCCGGATGGCAGACCAGGTCTTGGATCATGCTCCTGTTTGGGACGATGTCTCAACCTTCGACGGCCGCCCGTACCGCGACCGAGTGGATCTCCTCTCTGGCGGCTACCCCTGCCAGCCGTTCAGCCTCATCGGCGACCGAAAAGGAACCGACGACGAGCGACATCTCTGGCCCTTCATCAAGCGCATCATCGCGGAGATTCGCCCCCCCCGGTGCTTCTTCGAGAACGTCCCAGGACACGTCAACCTCGGGCTCGACGTCGTCTGGCGAGACCTTCGAGAGCTGGGTTACCGAGTTGAAGCGGGAATCTTCAGCGCGCGCGAAGTCGGCGCGCCGCACCGAAGAGAAAGGCTGTTCATTCTGGCCGACTCCGGCCGCACGCGACTGGAAGGGCTCCCCGGCGACGATCATGCGCGAGGGGGTTCCGCAATTCGATCAGCTCGACAGGGCCGCGTGGGCGTTCCGCAAGCGCTTCGCGCCTTGGACGCGCTGCGAGATGTGCGAGGATTTCCTGTGCACGCTCCATCGGGGGGATCATGTGGCGGACTGTCCGTGCCCTCCGATAGAGGAGTGGGAGACTACGGACCCCTATTCCCCCCTCGACCCGATTCCGACCTCTCTCTATTCCCAGTTGGGACAGAACCCGTTGTTCTGGGAGTGGATGATGGGATGGCCGATTGGCTGGACCGGATTCGATGCGCCGGAAACGGAGTCGTACCTCTCCAGTCAGCGTACGCGTTTGTCAGCCTTGCTCGGCGAATGAGGACTCCGGCGTGAAGCTACCTAGGCGACACGGCCTCACCAAGCTGCACGGCGTGCCGATTCTCGAGGGCGGGCTGGCCGACGAGCTGATCACCGACGAGGCCCGCAAGCGCGTCGCCCAGGCGGTGATGTGCGAGATTTTCCAGGCCATGTTCGGTGGACCCTGCACCCACGGCTTCTTTCGTGGCTGGGAGTACGTGCCGAAGCATCGCCGATCCGCGCTCTAGCGCGCGTAAATCCACCAGCCGCAGCGGTGGATGCATCGGTAGACGACGCAGATCATCCCACCGGCCCACGCCAGCGAGACCGAGCGCTCGTACTCGTGCTTGCAATCGCTCACAACTTCACCTGCAGATCACGGACCAGCTCCTCGGACTTGATCAACACGTCGGCCGTCGTGTGCTCCTGCCGCATCCGCAGCCAGATGCCCAGCTTCTTGGCGGCCGAGCGGTGCTGCGGAGGAGTCAGCGTCACGCCCAGGCTGTTGGCCATCGCCTCGATGGCAGTGCGCGTGTAGGCGGCGTCGGTCATTGGCTACCTCCAGGACTTCTTCCACTCGCGGACCATGATCTCCGTCTCGGCCATCGTGTAGTTGATCTCGTGCAGTGCGCGGTAGGCCGCGTTCACCCAGTTGGCCGGGTCTCGGCGCATGACGGGAACCAGCGTGTACAGGATGGCGAACGCCAGCTTCCGGCGGTCCTCGCGGGCCATCACCGGGCCACCTTCGTGTCCGTGATGAACAGGGTGAAGGGTCGGAACCCGCTGCGGGTGGACAACACCCGGACGTGGTGCGTGGGGTTCAGGCGGTCGGCGCTCCGGCCGTCGTAGCGCAGGCGGAAATACTTCTTGATCGCAAGCACTCCGTGGACCTGCCGCTGGGCTTCCTTGAGGGCTTGGGCCTCCGTCATCTTGGTCTCCATTCTGTTCATGTAGGTAAGACGCTCTACCTGCATGATTGTTACAGAATTGCGATTTTCTCGAGCGTCCTACGGGACATGGAACGTAGACGCAAGATCAGGCTTCATGTGAACAAGCGGGAAATCTCCAAGGGTGCGGCGGGCATGCCGTGGACCATCCACACCGCCCAGGCGTGCATCCCGGCCCGCTCGGTCGAGATCCGCGTGCCGTGCCAGACCGAGTACACGCCGGAGAAGCCCCGGAACCCCAAGGTCTTCCTCGTCGCTCGCGCGCACGTGCGGGCGCTCGGGGGCGGGCACTACGCGCTCGTCTAGCTGAAGTAGTGCTCGGTGAGACGGCGCAGGCCCGGCTGCTTGGGCGCCTCCGGGTCGTCATGGACCGTGCCGTCGTCGTAGAAGTCGCCCAGGGCGCGCGAGACATGCCCGGACGCTTCCTCGACGTCGCGCTTGGCCTTGTCGGGTTCCGTACACTTGCGGAGGATCTTCAGAGCCTTCTCCAGGTGCTCGACGGCCCGCGAGATCACCGCCTTGCGGTCGGCCTTGTTCGGAATGCAGCCTGCGCTCACTTCATCCTCCCATCTTCGTACGTGACGTGACCCGCGATCTCTCGAACATCATTTCCTCCGGTTGTCGTGATAGCCGCCCTTGCCATGGCGCGGATCGTCCGGCCACTTCTGGCGCGCGGCGCTCAGATCCGAAGCGGCCCGGACGCCGTCGAAGAACGCCTTGCGGATGGCCTCGCGAACATATACCGGGTGCTGCAGGTGCAGGCTTTCCAGGGTGCCTTCCAGGGGCACGGCCGTGCGCGCGTAATTGGCGGCGACGATGCCCGCCAGCTTGGTGACTTGGCGCTCCGGCCGGACGAAGGTGTTGCAGAAGCACGGGCGGCCGGGACCTCCACCGGGTGCATGCACCGCGAGCACTGGGCCCAGGCCCGCGATCCTCTCCCGGGCGGTCTGCAGGTTCGCCATCGTGGAGTCCAGCAGGCCGATCACCTGCCGCGCGATCATGTCGGTCACTTCCTGTTCGGTCGTCATCGTCGTGTCCTTTCTGTCCTAGAATCCAACCCGATGTTCCGAGATCACGTCAGCTTTGCCCATGTCGAAGGCCGACGGGTCCCGGTTGGCGCGGTAGACCTCGAACTCCCAGTTGAAGGCGGCGCGGCGGTCCAGGCGCAGGATATCGAGCCCGGCGGACCAGCCCAAGGTGTACTGCTGGTCCCACTCGGGCGATCCGACCGGCGGCTTGGTGTTCATCATGCCTGTAAGACGGGGGCATAGAGCCATTCGTTACCGGTAATGCAGATAGACAGTCAGAAATGCAGATAGCGGGCAGGCGGGGGGCGGAGAGGGCCCCTCGAATGTTGTGGCCGATTTTTGGGGGCGCCACCTAGTGGCGGCCGGGGTCCGCGCGCTGTTTCGGAGCCACCCCCACGTCCCCTCGCGCGATTCGAGATTCGATTGGCACGCCGTTTGCTTTAGGGCAATTCCCGTGCCACGGCGCCGGTCACCAGGACAGTGACCAGGACGGAATCCAATGCGCCCCGCAATCGAGGCAGTGCATGATCCCGCCCTGCTGCTCCGTGGTGTGTGTGCTGCCGCATCGTGGGCACGTGGCCTGCTTCATGTCCTGCTATACGACGAAGCAGGTAGGACGTCGCACAATGCAGGTAGTGAACTGTCCTGCTTCCCTGCGCTTTTCAGCTCTGCAGATAGCTGAACTGTCCCGCATTCTAGGGGAATAGGGACAGTTGGGCCTACCCCTCTGACGCCTCTGCTGCGGGTAGGTCGTCGGGGGCCAGGCGCCCCAGGGCACGGGCTTTGTTGCGCCCCTGCACCGTACGCCCATCCACGTGCTGGGCCTTCTGCACCTGCGCTGCTACGGCGCCCAGCTTCTTGAGCATGGGGCCGCCCCTGCCTTGGTTCAGCAGGGCAGCCTTCTCGGCGATGGCCTTCTCGAGCTTCTTGGTCCAGTGGGCCGTGAGGGCCATGTCCTGCGCCTGCGCCAGCATCTCGAGGATCTCGGGGGCCAGCTTGATCTGGTCGTAGGGGGACAGCTCGTCCAGGCGGTCGAGGAGCTGCATCATGCGCTGCTTGAGCCGGAAGACGATCTTCTCGGTGAGCCGGTCGGAGGCAGCGAGCATCTGCCCGGGATGGTCGGGGATCGGCTCCAGGCTGTGAAAGATCGGGGCTCGCGGGGGGTCGGCGGGGGCGGGAACGTCCGCGCCGGGCGCCCTAGGTGGCGCCTGCCCGCGTCCCGGCGTCCCCTCTGTGGGCAAGCTCTCCTTTTCCCCCTTCTTTTCTCCAGTGTCGGCCTTTGCAACTGTCTGACCTTCAAGGGGCTGCGCTAGGGGCTTGCGCTTGGTCACCTTCTCCGGCGTGCGGGTCAATTCGTCTGCAAGCGCCTCGAAATCAAGGTCTTTCGCCTTGACGGGCTTCCGTGGATCGGTGGGCGTCTGGTCGGCCTTCTCGTCTTCCATGCACTCTTGGACAGGGCGGAACGGCTTGGCACGACCAGCACCCCGCCCCGTAATCTGCACCAGGAAGGCCGCAAAGGGGTCTAGGACGCGCGCATTCTAGTGGGATGACTTCCGGGTCATACCCGCTATCTGCAATGCGTCTAACGGCGTTTTCGGGATTGCGGGTTTACCGGCTGGCAGGGGTTATCCTCTCGGCTGCTGGTTGGCCGTGATGATCACTCTGTTCTCCCGCATCGCGCGTTCCCGCTGTGCGAGGATCTGCAGGCCAGACCAGATCCAGATGTTGGGGGTGGGTAGGATGGCGGGCAGGGGCACTAGCGGGAGAGCTGCTGCCCCGGCGGCGAGGGTCAGGAAGCGGCGGCGGTTCACGGCTTCGGGTCCTCGAGCTTCTCCAGGACCTCGACAGCCTCCACTAGGTTGGCCACGGCGTCGGCTAGGGTCTCCTCTCCCGCCTTCCTCCATGCCTTGGCGGCCTCGACGACAGCGTCCTGCGCGCGGTGGATCTCGTCGACCCGTCCGTACCCGATGATCCTCCGCTTGATCTCCGCACTGCTGGCGTCCCGGCGCTTCTTGTAGCTGCTGGGGGCGTGTTGGCGGCACCATTCCCGGCCGTCCTCGGTCACGACGGACTTGCGGGTGCACCACTTCTTGTAGGCGCCGACGGTGAACCGGTAATGGCTGCAGAGTCCCTTGTCCGTCTCGGTGCGCTTCATGTGGGCCGCTCGACCTTCGGCATGGGGGTGCCTTTCTCGGCCTTGACGACCGCCGCGATGGCGAAGCAGTAGGTGCAGCCGCAGAACTTGTGCGGGCGTTCCCCGGCCTTCTCCTCGAAGCGCTCGATCATGCCCTTGAGGTACTGCAGCAGCTCGGGGGCGGCGGCGCAGAGGCGGGCGTTGGCCAGGTCTTCGGCCTCTGCCTCGTCGGTCGCGCAGAGCCCCACCGTGGTGAAGAGTTCCCGGTACTGCGTCTGTGGATTGGGGTTCCGGCCCGGCTTGTAGCCGATGCCCTTGCAGCCGTTCGTGTTGATGACCTTCCAGGGGCCGGGGGTGTGGCTCATGCGTTGCCCTCTTCCTGCCACTGCGAGCGAAGGTAGCGCTGGGTCTGGCGCGGCAGCTTCCGGATGTCGGTCACCACGCCCCGGCCGTACTTCGACTCGATCCACTGCCGCAGGGTCTTGAAGGTCGTCTTCATCGTCAATCCCTTTCCGTTCATACTCATGAGACGGCCTATCTGCTCTCCCGTTACAGGAATCCGATGCCTAGGCGCGCTTCTTGGCCGGGAAGTACCAGTGCGGGGTGGTCTCGATGCTCCCGATCTTCTCGTGCCGCCTGAAGTGCTCTCCATTCAGGCTGGAATGGGCGCCGCCCCCGTCGTAGGCGCCGAAGCTGATCCAGGCTCCCTTGTCCGGGGCCCAGTGTACCACGGCCGGAGCGTTCCCGAAGTAATCGTTGATGTACTCCAGCAGGATGTCGCCCTCATAGAGCGGCGCGCCTTGGCTGTCGAACAGGCCCGTGAATTCCATCCGCTTGGGCCGGTCCAGGCGCAGCTCGTGCTCGTGCGTGTACGGCATGTAGGTGCCGTAGTTCTCGCAGAGCATCTCGACGCAGGTCTTCATCGTTCTCCCGGCATGGGCTCCCAGTTCTTGGTCTTGATCGTCACGCTGCTGTTGCGCAGGATCTGCCGGGCGTGCTCGTACTTCGTGGCCAGCGCGGCGGTCGAGTCGGAGTCCTCCAACTTCACGCGACAGCCGGGCACGGCGTTGAGGTAGGCCGCGATGGTGACCGCCACCGTGCTCTTGCCCGATCTCGGCGGGCCGCTGACAGTGACGGTGATGTGGCGCTTCCTCACATCCGCACGCAGTTGTAGTTCGGCTTGATCTGCCCGGCGATGAACGAGCCGACCGACTCGGACGCCTTGAGCTGCTCGTACATGTGCAGCGGAACCTGCTTGTACTGGTAGACGGCGCCGCCTTTGAACTCGATCTCGAGGATCTCGCCCAGGGCGTCGTAGCCCACGGAGACGACGTTCGACGACTGGACCGGCTCGCGGTTCACGTCGTCACCACCATCTTGGCGTTGATCTCGTCTGCCATGGTGCTGGCCAGCCGCACGGCCCGCGCGAACTGCCGAGCGCGCCGGGGCGTTTCCGGGCCCCAGGTGCCCCAGTTGACCTCGGCCTTGTCGACCTTCTTGCGGCCCCACAGCGTGACGCTCGCGTGCTGGTAGATCGTGACCGAATGCAGGTCCTCGTCCTTGAACGGGCAGACCTCGATGTGCGTGCCGCCGTCGGTCTGCGGCCACGTGATGATCCGCATGCCTTGGACGGTCCGGATAATGGGCTTCTTCATCGACTCCTCCTTCGCACGTCTACTCGTCCCGGGCCTCGCGCTTGATGTCTTCCTCCAGGCAGCTAATCGACGACTCGATGTGGTTGCTGAGTTCGTTCATCCGATCCAGGGTCTGCTCCTTGCTGACGCTGGTGTCGCCGAAGACCTCGTCAATCGCAGCTTTGGCGGCATCGACCAATCCATCGCGTTTCGGCATAGATCGTATTCCTTCTCTTTACCTTGTCGAATCCACTGAGTGGGGAGCCTTTTCGCCCGCCATCAGGCGGGGTTTCGTCACCCTTGCTCTTGCACGGGAGTCTAGAACTCGTGCAATCCCGGGGGCGCTTATTCTCTGTCGCCCAGTCCACTCGCGATCTGGACCCAGGATTGGCTACCCAGAGTCCGGCCGTGGCCTAGGTGGGATGCGATCCCAGCACCAGAGGCTCCCCACTCAGTGGAGTCATGGTTCTTGCCGTCTTACGAAAAACGGCACTCTTCGCAGTCGCAACACTCAGGATCATGCGCCGGGGCGAAGCCGTCGCCGCCTTCGTACTGGGCCTCGATGGAACGCCGATACTCCGCTTCGCCACGCGCGATCTCGGCCTCGTTCCGCTCGTGCTGCTGCTTCAGGTTCTCGCTCTGATTCGGATTCATCTGCGGCCTTCCTTTCTGATCGTATCTGCTGTGCAGATAAGACGTCCCTGCCGCCTATCCGTTTCCTAGATTCGGCGCCTATTCGATTTCACCCGATTCAGGCCGATGTTCGCGGCGATCTCGAGCAGCTCCTGCGGCGAGAGCTTCTCACACATGTGGATGAATCCGGGGATGGTGACATCGACGCGGAGCAAGACTTCCTCGTCCAGCTCGGGCCTGCCGATGGTGTGGCGGGTTCGACGGACTCCGAAGACGCCGTCGTTGAGATGGTACTCGTCCTTGCCGATCTTGATGGGCATGCCCATCAACAGAGCCTCCAGCACGATCAGGGCAGGCTGTCGGATGGATTGGCTGGCGCGAATTCTGTTCAGCACGACCACCAGGCCCCGGGAACTCCCGTGATCATACGGATCTCCATCAGCTCGTTGATCGGTGCGGCCGAGCAAAAGACGCTGATGCCGTTGGGCGCGACCTCGTGGACGTTCTGATTCTTGAGTGGCATCAACTGCCTGCAGGGAAGGCAGACCGCCTTCGCAGCCAGCTCTAGGAGCTGCAGGTCATCGCGCCAGCACAGATCGGTCACGGCTTCCCCTTGATCTTGTCGCGGAGCCAGCAGTAGCACACGCGGGCCGCCGCGATCATCGCAACCACGACAGGCGCCGCCTGCCGGAGTTCGTCCACTCAGAAGTGCATGCCCAGTAGGACGCTGGGGCGCAGGTATGTTGGATTGCCGATCACCTACAGATGCTTGTCCGTGGGTACTGGCGCTTTGCGCGCTTGGCTGGTGTTTTCCTGCCGACCTTTTTGCCGGTCTTCTTGTGCTTGGTCCAGTCGCGCTGGCCGACCTCGGCCCAGGTCTCCGTGAGGATGTCCTGCAGACTCCAGCCCTTCTTGGTGCAGAAGTCCATCATGTAGATCAGGATGTCGCCGACCGCGTCCTTGGCTGCCGCTTCGTGCTCGGCCTTGCTGCCTCGGATTCCCTGCGCGCTCTTAAGTAGGGCGTGCGAGAGTTCGCCCAGCTCCTCGACCATCCCCATGAAGCCGTGCATCGGATTCTTCCGGCTGCCCGGGAAGTTGCGATGGGACCAGAGTGCGTGCTCCAGTTGGAAGCAGCGCAGGGTCTTCTCATGGGGCTTCCAGACTCGCCAGCCGATGTCGGCCGGGAAGACGCTGGGCCTACGCATTGTCGTTGCTCGCGGGCAGCGACTGCTCGACCGCGACCTCGATCTTCTTGGCCTGCGCGTCGCGTGCTTCCTTGAGCATCTTGATCTCGTAGTCCAGGTAGAAGCGCGCCTTCTCCAGCTCCTGCAGCACGTCGTCGTTCTTCTTTCCGGCGCGCGCCATGTACTTGATGGCGTTGAAGCGGCAGGCGTTGTTCATCAGGCCCCAGGCCCGGATGACCTTGATGACTTCGTAGGTGGTGTCGCCGCCGTAGTGGGAGGGATGATTCACTGCGGACATCGTCTACTCCTTGTTCATGGTCACCATGACCGCGTTGACCATGGTGCCGCTCGATTTGAAGGTGCCTTGGGGCAGGTCGCTGAAGTACCCGCACTCGTTGAGCCGGTCGCGGAACGCCTGCGCCCGCTTGTTCTCGCGCCACTTGACTCCGGCCGACATGATGGCGACGAGCTTGCCGCCGGGCCGGAGCATCTGGTAGGCGTGCAGCACGTGCTCGATGTCCTGCTGCTTCGAGAACGGGGGATTCATCACGATGGCGTCGTAGCCGCCTCTGTCCAGGTCGTCGGGACCTGATACCCCCATGAAGTCGTAGGGGCCGACCTTGTAGCCCTTCTCCTCGAGCACCTTCCGGTTGTCCTCTCGCAGCTCGCACATCGTGAACGTCCACGAGTTCAGGACCGGGATGACCGCCATGATGGCGTCGGCGATGGAGCCGCGACCGGCCGACGGCTCCAGGACTCGGCCGCCGTCCTTCAGGTTCGCGATGCCCGCCTCTCCGACCATGCGCTGGGCGAGGGAGAACGGCGTCTCGAAGAAGTCGAACGCGTGGGAGTCGACGAACTCGCCCGACAGGATGACACCGTCGATCTTGTCGTGCGGGTTCTCGGCGAAGATGTGGCCCTTGACCTTCCGGTTCCACTTCCCGCCGAAGGAGACTAGGACCTCGTTGAGCTTCTTGTAGAGCTTGGGGTCGAGCTGGCCGTCCGTGATGAAGGCGACGGTCGCTCCGTCGTTCTCGTCGTAGCTCAGGCGCGAAAGGACGCCAACCACATCGTCGTCGAGCTTCTTCATTTCCGCAGCTCCAGGGTGATGGGTTTCTCGGTGGGCTCCGGCAGATCATCGGGCTTGCCGGGGATCACTCGCGCCTCGATCAGGGCCGCCAGCGCTTTGGCTTTGTTCTGGTCGTAGTAGTCGTAGCTGTATCCGAACAGCCGGATGATCACGTTGGGCTCGTTGATCTCGACCGCGCTGATGTGATCGGGGTTGATGTAAATCTTCGGCCCGGCGATGGTGCTCGTGGACGGCAGCTCGATCAGGGGTCTCATATTCTGGTCTCTTCCTCGTATTCGGCGAGCAGGCCCTCGACCTTCTTCAGCTTGAAGACCCGGTCGGGCAGGCGACCGAACGTGTCGTTGAAGCAGCACGCCTTCTGCTCCGCGATCTCCTCGGTGTAGGTCTTGACCGTCCACTTCGGGTGACGTCCGCATTCCCGATGACTTCTGCTGATCCGAATGGTGAGGGGCGGTGCTCCACTGAGCGGCTCGATCTTCTCGAAGCCGTCCCAGGTCTTAAGTCTTGCGTACATCTCGATTGAGTTCCGTGTTGGGCCTGATGACGAACAGAGAGCCGAAGATCAAGAGCCAGTAGGCGTGCCAGTACCCCAGCTCCGGCGCATGAAACGCGTGCGTGATGGCGTAGTTCCAGATCAGCATGAAAGGCACAGCCATCACGAACGAGAGGACGGCCCAGCACGTGAAGCAGAACAAAACAGCAAGAAGAACGGCCAGCAACTTCATCTCTTCTCCGTAGGACGCTCGCGTCTAGTGGTATTCGGTTCCGGATTTCCGCGTGAGGTATCCTTCGCTGACGTGCTTCAGGATGACGCGGCCGAGCCGGTCGTCTCGCCGCTCTTTGGCGGGCTTGATCACGATGCCTTCACGAATGCACTGGCCTCCGAGCGTCGTCGATCCGTCGGCCAGAGGGAGGATGAACTCGGGCTGCCAGCCGCCGACGTAGAGCAGCGGCACCATGTTCAGGCCCAGCCCCAGGATGATGTTGGCCGTCTCGTCTTGGTCGGCGTAGCTGCCGGTGCTCCACTTGAAGACGTCGAAGAACCGCAACCAGGTGTCGACAGGCCCCTTCGAGCCGTACTTCAGGTCCTGCACGTGGCCGTAGACCTCGCCGTAGAAGACATGGCCGGGGAACTTGGCCAGTCGCTCGGCGAGCTGGTACTTCCGGGCCATGTTCCACCACATGCTTTCGGGCGCGTCTCGCTTGATGCAGTTGTGCGAGCCGACCCACAGCCGTCCCTCGTGGAAGGTGAAGCGGGCGTTGGCGCCGTGCAGCTTCTCCGTCACGATGACGTTTTCTCCGGGTTGCAGGATGTCGGGATACCGGCGGTAATGGTCGATGTCGGTGTAGACCGGGATGAAGCCGGGGTCGCGCTCGTTCTGGCCGCCCCAGTGCATCGGGACTTCGGGTTCGTACTTGGTGACGCCCAGCAGCTCGGCGACGTTGTCACCCAGCTCCGCGCAACGCTCGCCGAACGTCGCAACGCAGATCGGGACGATCATGCCCATCGAGAAGATGCCGCGCAGCTTCTTGGCCTTGATCCGCGCGTGCGTCTTGCCTTCTTCCTTCAGGAATTCGAACTCCGGCCGATCAGTGGGCACGAGCGAGTCCACGGGCACGTAGACAGCCTTCTGGCCTTCGATGAAGTCTCCGGTCCGGAACACCACGGGGAAATCGAACACGTGCGTGACCGACAGAGTGTCGGCGTTGGGGTGCTTGCCGATCTTGCCGACGCGGACGATCTCAACCTTGAACTGACTCATGGGCTCGCCTCTTGTGGTGCGGACGCACGCCGTGGGTGTCGCCGAACAAGAACTGCCTGTTCGTCATGGCGCTGAATTCGCTGGCGGATGTGAAGTTGATGGAGCCGGTCTCCTCGAGACGGCACTGGAACTCCTGTCGCAGCTCGCGGATGATCCGAGCGTACTCGGGACCTCCGAAGCCGTCTCCGTGCCAGCCGCCTAGGCGGCCGTAGTCCTCCAGGACCGTGTCGTCCATCAACCACAGCAGCTCTTGCTTGTGCTGGGTCAACTTGCTGCGCATCACGGTCTTGAGCAGGAGATAGTGCTCTAGGGTGTCGACGCCGAAGTGGAAGCCCGCGAAGATATAGGTCCGGCGAGCGAACGGGCGGCCACGGTACTGCGCCAACTCGCGCTCCATCATGACCGCGCTCTGCAATGGCGATCCGTGCCGGAACTTGAGACCATGGAAGAAGGCTTCGGGCGATGCTATCCGGCGTCCGAAGCTGAAGAACGGCGCGTAGGCGTCCGGACGGAGAAAGGATCGGAGCGGGGTCTTCACGGGCGCGTGCCGCCCCGGTTGACGTCATGCATGTTGGCCCACTGGCGGGCCTTGATCAGCTCCTTCAGAACGGTCGCGGCGCGGCGATGGGCCTGCTGGTACTCCATGCCCATCTTGGCGGCCTGCCGGATGAAGCGTGTCTCCGCTTCGTTCCACTCGACCAGGCCCTTCTGACCGGCCTTGTCCTTCAGGTCTGCCCAGAGCTGGGCAAGCATGATGTCGTCCACGGCCTGCATTGAATTGCGAGGGGTAGGAAAGCGGGTATATGAACCACTGAATTTGTCCAGCAGCAGGATGTACTTCTCGTCGCCGACGACGGCGCGAAGGTTCGTAATATTGTGTTGTTGATTCCGATACGACACCAGGTCGAGGAAGTCGGCGGGCTCGATGTGCTGGCGTGCATACTGACTGAAGATGCTATCCATTACTTCGTAAGACGCTGAAGCGAAACATTCTTGGAAACGACGCGACGACAGTGCACAACGTATTGGGCGGGGCTCATGGTATGTTTCGCGATATTGCAGGTTGTGCAACATGGCACGACGTTGGATTTTGTATAGCCCAAATTACTGTTTGTGCGATCAAGGCCACAGCCAGTTGGAGGAAGGTCGCCACCACAATAGAAGCAAGGCTCTTGAATCAGAATTCTGAAGTGTTCGAAGGATATCGAGACAACGTGACCTCTGAGACCGGCGTTTCGCAGAAATCGGACGTATCTATTACGTGGTGTGCGGTGTCTATTGAACACTTCGACGGGGTGCTTTTGTCGGTACAGTTTGTTCTTGCGCAGAAACTTAGGTCGGCGACGATGGTAGTTTTTGCGTGCAGCGGCATTGATCAGGTCGCGTTTGGCTTCCCGGTAAATCACTCTATAAAGCTGCTGTACAAGCGGATCTTTGGTCAGGCCGTGTGTCGTACGAGACATCTAGTCGGTCAATTCTTCTATGTGCTCGGAGACCAGCTCGCGGAGCTTGATTAAGACGATGCTGTAAGTGTCTTTCGCTGGCTGTCGCTGGCTGCGCGCGAACCGCTCGACCTTGCCCGTGTTGAAACTGGGGCGCTCGCCGCGCAGAATGGCCTCCATGAACCGCTCGGCCACGTGCTGGGCGTGCTTCTTCGTGAAGCGCCTGCGGATGAACTCCAGGCACTCCTCGCGGATCTCCTGAATGAGCTGCTCCTTGTGCGACCGCGCCTCGTAGACCGGCTCCAGCTTCAGGTCGTCGATGGGCATCATCCGGTCGATGGTCTTCAGCTCCTTGTTCAGGTAGTTGATGCCCCAGTTCTTGCAGGCGGTGAAGAAGTAGTTCGTCGGGTTCTTGATCCGCCCGGCGAAGTAGGAATCCGCGATGCTCTTGGCCTTGCGCATCAGAGACATCCGGATCTCCTGTGCCAGATCGTCGGACATGTGATCGGGGAAACGGTCGAGCGTGAGTGCGATGATCGGCTTCATCAGGTCGAGGAAGGCGACCAGGCTCTCGTTGCTCGCGGAGTCGGCCCGGACGGCGGACAGGACTTGCTCGAGACGTTTGGCGTCGATGCTGTGCGACATGGGGTTAACCGAGAATGGACTTCCGATGAAAATCGAAGGCGGCCTTCAGCGAAACCAAAGGAGCCATGAAGTAGTTGACCCCTTTGTGAGCGACCTCGATGGGCTCAAACGGACTCGTCGGACAAAGCGGCGTCATCAGCCAGGGGTCGGTGCCGTTGCCCTTCAGGACTAGGAACCAAGGCATGCCCTTGGCCTTCATTGCGGTGTCCGACAACCAGCCGCCGATCAGCCCAGCGTCGCCGGAGCACTGCCAGCGGAAGAACGAGTGCCCGAGCAGGTCCGCGTAGTTCTTGCACTCTACGTACACCTTGGGCGGGACCAATTTCAGGTCCTGCGCCAGAGCCGGGTCCATCGTGATGTCACCCAGCTTGCCGGAGCCCCAGCCGCCGGACAGCGGCGTACGGCGCATGACCCGGTCGTCGCCGTAGAGCCAGGTGGAGAACGTCTTCGCGACTTGGATCTCGAAGTTGTTGCCCTTGGCCCGCGCGGTCCCCTTCTTGAGCGGGGTTACGATGTAGCCGAAGCCCTTTCGCTCGGCTCCGTCGACTTCGGCGACTTGGCCTTTCGGGTACGCGAGGATGATTTTGCCTTTGGCGTCGTAGTAGACGTCGGCTTTGTTGTTGCGCATTCGGGTGCTGCTTTCTCGTGTCGGACGAGTCGGGAGACTCCGTCCTTCTTGATGATCTCCATGGTGCTCGGGAACCGGGCGGACAGCGCGGGGTTGTGGGACACCACGAAGATGGTGCCGAGCTGGTCCTTCTCCTGCCGGATCAGGTTGATGACGTTGTCGCAGCCGATCTCGTCGAGGTTCTCGAAAATCTCGTCGAGGATGGCGAAGCCCAGAGGGCGCGATGCCCGCTGGCTGGCCAGGCTGTGGAGGGCGAGACAGATTGCGATATCGACCCGCTTCTTCTCCCCGGCCGAATTGCCCTCGTAAGCTCCGGCGCCGTAGGCGTTGAAGACGTGGACGATGAACTTTTCCCGCAGTTCTCCCGCGCCGGTCGTCGACTGCGTCGCGAACTCTGCCCACTGCGTGCCGCCGGAGAGGATCTTCAGGTACTTGTTGGTCTGCTCCGTCAGCTTCTGCGCGACGCCGTCGAGCAACATGGATCGAATGCCCGAGTAGCCGAAGCCCTTCTCCCAGAACTCGAGGTACTTGACTCGATCCCTGTCGGAGACCAAGTCCTCGGTCGACTTCTGGATCTGCGATTCGGCCTCGTCGAGCCGGGCCTGCGCATCCTTGATGCGCGCTTCGTAGGTCGAGATGGTCGCCTTGAACTGGTCACCCGAGCGACGGAATTGCTCGATCTCCGCGCGCAGGCTGGTGGTAGAGCGATTCAGCTCCTCGATCTTTGCGTTGCAGGTCTTGATGTTCTGAAGCAAGGCACCGCGAGCGGCGGCACGTTCGGAGTCCGCGCGCTGCAGGGCTTCGACTTCAGCCGCGAGCCCGTTGACCCGCTGCTCGGCCGCCTTGAGGGCGCCGTCGGCTTTCTCCCACTCGTCGTTCGCATCCAGGATGCGCTGGGCGATGGATTCGCACAGGGGGTCGATGTGCTCCTGCCCGAGCGGCCGGGCGCACGAGGGACACGGGGTCCCGATCCGCTTCTGGATGTTGGCCAGCTCGCCGTTGCCCTTGTCGATGGACTCCTTCGCCGCCCGCATCTTGGTCATGGCTGCGGCGTATTCTGCACGAGCGGTGGCCAGGTGGCCGTAAGCGGCGCTGGTCCCGGTCGAGACGTCGGCGAGCTGTGATTCGAACTTGGTCCGATGCTCCTTGTAGCCGGTGATGCCCGACTCGTTGGTCGCGATCTGCTTCTGCCGCGCCTCGCACTGGACCTTCGCGCTCTCGACCGCGAGCGCCATGTCGCTCGAGGCTTTGTCCTTCTCGCCGCCTAGGCGTACGATCTCGTCGCGGCGCGTCTGCAGCAGACCCTTCTCCCGCTCGACCTGCTGCTCCTTGTACTTGATGCCGGGGACCAACGCGTTCAGGTCCTTCCGAACTCTCTCCAGGGCCAAGCCGTAGGCGTCCAGGCCGAGCAGCTTCTCGAGGATCTCCTTCTGCTCCTTGTCCGTCGCATGCGCGAAGCGTAGCGCGTCGCCGGAGAAGGTCGCCACTGCCCGGAAAATCTTGTAGTCCATCCCGAGCGTCTGGTCGATCTTCTCCTGCGTCAGCGCCATGGTGGACTGCGTCAGGTCATTCTGGCCGCAGAAGAAGTGCAGCAGGTTCTTGCCGCCGCGCTGGCGATTGATGAAGTAGTCCTTGCCGTCGGCCGTGAAGGACAGCGCGACTTCGCACGACTTGCACGCCATGCGGATGACATCGTCGGACCCGATCTCGCGCAGCGTCCGGCCATAGAGCGCCCAGGACACGGCGTCGAAGAGTGCAGACTTGCCGCTGCCGTTGGACCCGGCGCCGGGGCTGTCGGCGTTCCGGCCGGAGATGGCGACCAGGCCCTCGGGGAACTGGATCTCCTCGTCTTGGAACGACAGGAAGTCCGACAGGACGATGGTCTTCAGTTTCATGTCAGTCGCAGCCCAGATACTTCAGGCCCGCCTCGACCAGCCGTTTCTTGTCGAGCGGCGTCTCGGACGTCTCGACGAACTTCTGGACGAGGGTCTTGGGTGCATCGGCGATTCCGGCGTCGAATGCGCGCACGGGCCGTGCGGCAGGTGCGAGAGTGTGCTCGACGATCACGTGCGGAGTCGTCTGCTTCAGCGATTCAATGAACTCAGCATCCGGCTTGCCGGAAACCTGAACGTAGTCTCCGGATTTCGGCACAACCGTGTTCGGCCCGTCTACGATCTTCACGAACTCGGGCGATCCGAGCTTGTGGAACTCGGCCATCTTCTGGAGCGTGTCCACGATCCAGAAGCCATGGTGGCTTCCGGCATCGCCCCAGTTGTGCTGCTCTGGGGAGCCGGGCACCAGGATCGACCGGCCGGGGACGTAGGGCCCGCGCTGTGCATCTCCGCTGGGGCGCTTATTGTCGATGTCCAGGTTCTCGTCGATGGTGATCAGTTGCGGCTGGTGGAAGTGTCCCGAGACCACCAGCTTGGCCTTCGTCTCCAGGATCGACGCGTAGTCGATGCAGTCGCCCATATCGGCGATGTAGTCGCTTCCCATGAAGGACCCGGAGAAGCCTGCGTGCATCAACAGGATGTCGCACTTGGGCGCGGCCTGCATCTCCTTGCGCAGCTCTTCCTGCTTGGCCACGTAGGGGATGCCGTACACGATCAGGTCCTCGTTCCCCTGCGTGATCTCGGCCGTGCGGCCCTCGAAGTTGTCCAGCCAGCGGATCTTCCCGCCCAGGGCTCGGGCCGAGTGCCGCGTGTTCCCTCCGTCGGTGGCCATGTCGTGGTTGCCGGGGACCCCGATGATGGGGATGTCGGCACCGGAGAAGGCGCGCACGGCCTCGTCGATGGTCTCGGCCCCAATAGACTTGGTATGAAACAGGTCGCCCGCGAAGAGAATGGCTGCGCAACCCTCGGCCTTGGCGATGCGGACGATGTCCTTGGCTCGCGCTGCGGTCATCTTCAGACGCGAATTCAGACCGTCTGATTCGACCTTGGCGAAGGCCGGGAACGGATGGAAGTGGATGTCGCTGAAAACTGCGATCTTCACCGGCAGCACCTTTTGGGCTTTCGACCCCGTTCGCGCAGCGACTTCTCGGCGCGGCGGAACAGGCCGTAGGGCCAGTCCCAAATCAAGGACCAGCGATAGAACTCACCCGCCAGAAAGTCCGGCAGGCCCGCCCGGATCGACACGAACATGAACGCCAGGACGCAAAGACTCAGCGCGTAGATGTTCATCGGTCCCTCAGATCCAGGGCGCCATCAACTCGGGATGCTTTTCGAGAACGGCGGGCCAATCGTTCGTGGTGAACTTCTCGTCACCGATGGCGAACGTGTTGCCTTTCAGGTCCTTCACGCGACCCGCCGCGACGAGCGTGTCGCCCAATCCGGCGTAGCGGTCGTATCCCTGATTCCAGTTGATGCGCAGGCACGCCTTGCGAAACGGACGGGCGCACTTGTTCTTCTCCACGGTCATGTAGCAGTCGGTCCCGGCGATGATTCCTTCCTTCTCGAAGCGCTTGCCGCGCGTCAGCTCGATCCGGACCGAAGCGGCGAACTTGAGCGCCCGGCCGCCGGGGCTGTCGGTCTTCTTGCCGAACATGACCCCGATCTTCTCGCGGATCTGATTGATCAGCAGCAGCGTCACGTCGTTCTTGACCATCCAGGTGCTGTGTTGCTTGAAGAAGTTGGAAAGCGACGCGGCGCGGCTGGCCATGTCGTTGTCGCGCGGCTTCTCTCCGACCTCTTCGTCCTTCTCCCACTCCTTCTCGGCGCTCGTGTTGGCGATGGAGTCCCACATGATGCCGATGGGTGCCTTGCTGATTTTCCGAACGCCGGTCACGAACGTGACGATCAGGTCGCGGTGTTCCTCTACGGTCTCCGGCCGCTCGTACGCCAGCTTGTCGACGTCGATGCCCACTAGGCGCATGAAGCGCTCGGACTCGGTCGCCTCGTTGCCGAGCAGCATGGTCTCGCCGCCCACATTCTGGAACTGCTTCAGGATCTCCCACCCGAGCAGGCTCTTGCCCGCCGACTCGCCGCCGAAGATTTCGATGATTCGGCCTCGCGGAATGCCGTGCCCGATGGACAGGTCCAGCGCATGGATGCCGGTCGGCAACCACACTGTGGGCTCGACCCGGTTGAAGGACGACGAGAGGGACTTGAGCTTTGCGGCGCCCGGGAGCGCCTTGATCTTCTTGGGCATGACTGATGCCTTACGACGGTTCTTCCTGTCCGGGCTTGATCCACACACCGACGATCCGGTTGTACTCCCAGCCCTCGGCGGTGCGCTTGACACGATCCTCGACCACCATGTCCAGGCACTTCGTGTAGCCGATCAGGTCGACCAGGTTGTCGCGCTTGTGCTTGTTCAGCTCTCGCGAGACCTTGACCTGCGCCATGCACATCGCGACCTGCTCGGGGGTGATCTCGATCCCGAGAATCACGCCCCACAAGACGGCGGTCTTGGAGAAATCGTCGATGGGACGACCGTAGTCGTTACCACGGTCGCTCGAGACGATGCGATCCGCCTCGGCGCAGACGGATTCGGCGATCTTCTCGGCTTTCAGCAGCTCGTCACGACGCGCATGAATTGCCTCAATCTTGATCATGGGCCGGATGTCGACGGTGGATTCCTTGTTCGACTCGTGCATGGCGACCTCGAATATTGACCCCAGTCTCGGTGGTAGGTCCCGAGACTGGGGCTATGGCAGGAAAGGGGGTCTACTTGGCCGCCTTCTGGGCGTTCATGGCCTGAAGGCGCGCGAGGGCTCCTGCGGGCTTGCCGCCGGGGGGCTGCGATGCGGGGGCGGTGCCGGGCGGCGGTCCGAACTCCGATGCGACCGGCGCCGGGGCCGGTGCGGGACTGGGCGCGGGGGCTGCGGCCGGGGGCGCTCCTGCGCCGGGGACCGGCATGAACTCGGCGGTCAGGGGCGAAGGCGCCGGGGACGCCGGGAGGGGGAAACCGGCTGCTGCAGGTGCGGAACTGGGCGCGGGTGCCGGAGACGGGGCCTGTTCCGTCCCGTTGAGCGCGGCCTTCATCTGGTCGTAGGTGACGCAGTCGCGCATCACGAACTCGTCCAGGTTGTTGAGCGCGCTGCAGAACGCCTCGGCGTTCGGCAGGACGGACGGCTGGGGCGACGCCTGCGCCGCGTAGTCGGTCTCCTTGGTGTTCTTCGGGTTGACCTTCTTGGTGATCATCATGTTGCGTCCGGTCTGGACGTCCGTGATGTCGCCGACGCCGAAGGACTCCATGCCGTCGGGGCCCTTGCCGCCCTCCATGATGCCGACGATCCGCTCCTCGAGCTTCTGGCCGAAGGGGAGGACGTACACCTTGCCGTCCTTCTTCGTCAGGTCCAGGACGTTCGAGAAGAATCGCTGCTTCGCGCGGATCTCCTTGGCCAGCTCTTCGGCCTCGGGGTCCTTCATCTTGAACATCTGATCGACCTGCTCACAGAGCGCGCACGCCTGATCGTAGGTGCGCTTCAGGCACACGACGACCTTCTTGCCCGAGACTTTCATCTCGGCCTTGAAGAGGTTGTGGAACCAGGCTTCCTTGCGCCACTCTCCGGCCGCCGACCACGGCGGCAGGAAGCGGTAGTAGTTCTCGCCGGACTCGATGTCCGCGATGACGGAATTGGCCTCGCGCTCTTCCTTCATGCGAAGCAGCACGTTGCGGCGTTCGCGGACTCCGGCCATGTTGGTCTTGTGGATGGGCATACGATCTCCGAACAACTAGTGGGAATTGGGCTGTGTCAGTTCTGCGCGGTAGTTTGCTGCGAGCGCGATCAGGGCGTCCTTGCGATGGTAGAAGGACTCCTTGATCACGGATGCTTCGGATGCGGAGCGCTCGGCGTCCATCAGATCCTGCCGGGCGCCGATGACGGTCTCGTGAAGCTGGACCTTGGCCCGGATCTTGTCCTCGGTCGACTTCTCTCCGGACTTCAGGACCTCGGCGCGGATGTCGATCTCGACGGCGGCTGAAATGTCCTTCAGGGCCTGTGCCTTCTGCTCTCGGATTCCCGAGAGTCGCGCTGCGATCAGCCCGTAGTGGGCATACCAGCCGGGCTGCTCGCCCAGGTCCTTGTTCAGACTCTGGACGGACACCTGAAGGTCATCAGGGATCGTCAGCTTGTGCTCGACTCCGTCGAGTTTCAGGACGACTTTCAGCTTCGCGGTCATGTTCTGTAGGACGCTCGGACTCATGCAAATTGAAAAATGACCCGCGCGAATTCGGTCAACGCCTCGCGGAACATCAGCTCCCGGGACGCCAGTTCCTCGGCCTCGCGCGCGTACAGCAGATTGGCCGGGTGGATGCAGAAGGTCACCCACGCGTTCGCCTTGGTGTTCCACTCCGTCTTGCCGTTCATCTCCATGATGCCCTTCTCCTTCCCCGTGAAGTAGTAGAGCGCGGAGTTGCCCAGCGCCAGGATGGTCTTCGGCTTGATGGCCTTGATCTCCTTCTCGAGCCACGGGCAACCGTCGATCTGCTCGGGCGTGGGCTTGGTCTTCGCCGGGGGCAGGCATTTGACGGAGTTCGAGACGTAGACCATCTCGCGAGAGACACCGAGACGCTCCAGCTCAGGCCAGAGCACGTTTCCGGAGTCTCCGATCAGCGGCTTGCCGACCTTGTCCTCGTTCTTCCCGGGCGCCTCGGCCACCACCATGATGTCGAGCTGGCCCGGGTCGACGGGCACGGGTGCCTTGCAGGAGCCACGCAGGTCGCAGAGCTGGCAGTCCTTGGTGTCCTTGCGGATCTGCCGGACGTCCGCCGGACGTTCGCCGAGCACGCCGTTGGCGCCGGGCAGCAATCCAAGAGTAGCATCGGAGACCGGCCATTTCAGTTCGCCACGCTGGATGAAGGGCTCCTCGGCGTCCAGGTCGAGCGTGCCTCCCAGGATCTTGGCCATGCGCTCGGCCGCGTTCGCACCGTCGATGGCGAGAGGATCGAACCGCAGGAAGATGTTGCGCTCGCGCGCGATGATCTCCTGCTTCTCACCTTCAGGAACGGCGGTCGCAAGCAGCTCGGCCCGCTTCTTGGGCTTCTCCATGGTGTCGTACATCTGGTCGTACTGCTTCACCCAGCGGTCGTAGATGTCGGGCGAGATGATCTGATCGAAAGCGCCGCAGTAGAATAGAGCCTTGATCACCTTCTTGTTGCAGCAGCGCCGGTCGACCCCTTCGAGCACGAACTTCTCGAGCGTCTCGATCTGGCGGGTACGGGACTTCAGCTTCTGGATCTCCTCGACAGCCGTCTCGCCGACAAACTTGATGTCCTGCAGGCCGACCCGAAGGGCGGGCTTGTTGTGCTTGGTCGTTGCCACGGTCCAGATCACGTCGGACTCGTTGATGTCGGGGACCAGGATCTCGATGCCCGAGCGCAGGGCCTCGCGCAGAGCAACATCTCGGTTGATCTCCCCGGTCTTCAGATCCTCGCGGTCCGCGTTGCCGTAGTTCAGGAACGAGCAGAGCCACTCGGCCGGGTAGTTCGCCTTCAGGTACGCGGTCCAGTAGGCCAGCATGCCGTAGCCGACCGAGTGCGCACGGTTGAACGCGTAGAGCGCGAACATCTTGGAGGACTGCCACAGCTCGTGTGCCTGATCGGGGTTCAGCAGGCCGATCTTCTCGCAGCCCGCCACGAACTTGGGCTCCTCGTCGTCCCACGCCTGAACGCCGCCCTTCTTCGACACGATCTTGCGGACCTTGTCGGCCTGCGCGTAGGTGTAGCCCGCCAGCTTCATCAGCATCTGGGCAACCTGCTCCTGATAGATCATCTGCCCGTAGCTGATCTCGGTGATGCTCTTGAAGGCGTCGCTGGCGTAGTGGACAGGCTCCAGGCCGTTCTTGCACTTGGCGTACATGTCTGCGGCGCCGGACTGGATTGGGCCGGGGCGCCACAGCGCGGTGATGGCGGCCAGGTGCTCGAAGTTCTCGGGCTTCAGCTTCGCGCAGTACCTCTGCATGCTGGGCGTGTTGATCTGGAAGCAGGTCACCGTGTCGCCGCGCTGGATCATCTCGTACGTCTTGGGGTCATCCAGGGGGAGCTGAGTGAAGTCGATCTTGCGTCCGTGGCGCGCCTCGATCAGACGCGATGCCTCGGCGACGGCCGACAGAGTCTGCAGCCCGAGCAGGTCGAGCTTGACGAAGCCCATGGATTCGGCGTCGTTCTTGTCCCAGTTGATCGTGACCTTGTCGCGCCGGGTGACTAGGTAGGCGCGCGCCGACGTGCGCAGGTCCTCGTCGGAGATCACGAACCCGGCCGCGTGGATGCCGCACCCACGGACCTGCCCCTCGAGCTTCTGGGCGAAGTGGACGACATGAGGGTATTTCTTCTGGAACTCGACGGCCGTCGCGTCGCCGCTCGCGATGGTGTCCTGAATCGTCAGGTGCGCTCGGACGTCCGACTCGTGTGCGTGGATGATGCAGTTGCACATCTTCTGCACTTCGGCGAGCGGGACCTCGAACAGGCGGCCGACGTCCTTCAGCGCCATCTTGCCCAGCATCGACGCGAAGGTCGAGACGTGCGCGACGTTCCACTGGCCGTACTTCTCCTTGAGGTACTGCTCGACCAGGTGTCGGTTGCGGTCCTCGATGTCGATGTCGATGTCCGGCATGTCGATGCGCTCGGGGTCGATGAAGCGCTCGAACCAGAGCCGGTACTTGATCGGGTCGATGTCGGTTATTCCAAGAGCAAACGCAACCAGGCTCCCACCCACAGAACCGCGCGCCGGACCGATAAGAATGCCGTGCGACTTGGCCCAGCGCACCACGTCCCAAACCATGAGCATGTACCGGACGAAGCCCTTGGGAGCGATGATGTCGTATTCGGCCGCGACGCGCTCGAGATACCCGGGCGTGTTCGCAACGCCTCGGGTGCGGAGCCCGTCGAGGACGAGCTGTAGGAACCGCTCTCGCTCTTCTTCTTCACTGATGTCTCCGATCACTGGCGGCAACTTGATGGTCGGCTGGTGGATCTTGTGGATGGTCTTCTCGGCGATCTCGCTGGTGCTGAACACCATCTGCCGGACCTGCTCTTCGGTCAGGCCCATGCGCATGAGGGATTCGACTAGTTGCGTGATGTTGTGGACGTAGTTGTTGTGCGACTCGAACTTCCAGCGCTTCGGGTTGCTCCAGGTCATGTACTTCTGGGACAGGCCGATGACGACCTCGTGGAACTCGCTGTCTTCGGGCGAGATGTAGTGGATGTCGGTGGTGACCACCGGCTTGATCCCGAAGTAGCTCGCGGCCTGCATCGCCGACGCGTTGATCGTCTTCTGCAGCTCGAACTCCTCGTTCGGCATGATCTCCGCGTACAGGTCGCCCTTGAACGCGTCGGCGTAGTAGCCGAGCAGCTCGATCCCGTCGGCGGCGTTCCAGAAAGGCGAGCTGGCGCAGCCGGTCATGATGATCACGTCGCCGGGCCACTTGTTCACGATGGGGTAGTCCATCGGAAGGAACGGCCGGGCGGCGTAGCCGCTCTTTCCCATCCCCTCCATGTTCGCGAAGCCGCACGCCTGCACGAGCTTGCCCAGGCCCTGCTCGGTCTTGGCGATGGCCGTCAGGTGGAGGTTCTTTGGCTTGCCGGTGTGGCGCTCCTCGAAGTTCTCGAGCATGAACAGCTCGATGCCGAAGATGGGCTTGACGTCCATCTTCTTGGCGGCCTTCTGGAATCGGAGCCAGCCGTCGACGTTCCCGTGATCCGTCACGGCCATGTGCTTTCGGCCCAGACGCTGGCTGGCCTCGAGCAACTGTTCGGGATTCGCGGCGCCGTCTAGGAGAGAGAAACTGGAATGGACGTGCAGGTCGGTGAAGTCGGCGTCAGTCAGCATGAGACATGTAGGATTTCCGTACTCTCCGTAGGACGCCCCGCTTCACCATTTGCACGACGGCGTGGTGGACGTTTCGCTCCGCGCTGCCGGGCTCGATGCCCCAGGCACGGCAGGTCGCCATGTACAGCGGCAGGATCTCGGATTCTCGGAACGTCCCGCCTTTCAGGTTCGCGGCCCGGCAGGCAGCCCAGGCGCGCGAGCCCTCCTTGAATAGGTTGGGGCGTTCGCTTGGACTCCTCGTGATGTGGCCTATTTCGGCAATGTCGCCCGGCGGCGCCTTGGCGGAAGCGATGGCGCAGGGTAGGAAGAGCGCGCAGCCCTTGCACCATGTGTTCTTCGGATCGTGCAGCCTGCCGTAACAGTCCGGCTTGATCACAGATCGTTCAGCTTGTTGCGGACCTTGTGGTAGGCCGCCGCGCGCCCGGCCTTCGGCCCCCGGTTCTGCGGCTCCAGCGCCTCCATGACGACCTTGGCCGTCTCGGGGTCCAGCTCGCCGATCAGATCGAAGATCCCGGCGCGGTAGAAGTCTTCGGACTCCTCGGTCCGGACGGCCGACGCGAGAGCGACGACGTCGGGTTCAGAGCCTTGCTCGCGACCGCCGTTGCCGACCGTTCCGCGCGCCTTGGCGGCGTCGATGCGGAACATCTTCTTGTCGTGCTCCAGCATCTTGAGACGGAAGTGCGATGCGATCTGGTTGGCGACCGCCGTGGCGAACAGGTTGTGGAATTCGCCGCCGGGGAATGAGAGGCAGCCACCAGTTTCGGTGACGTACTTCTCGTGGCACTTGAAGAGGACCAGGCATAGGTCCTGAAAGATGTCGTCCTCACCCCCGTAGGGATGCGTGCCCGAGTGGTGGGCCGCCACCTTGTGCAGCCACCCGTTGTACCTCTTCAGCCGATCTTCGAACGTCGGACGCGCGGAAACAATGCTGCCGATCTCTGCCATGTCCCACCACCCGTTCTACTGGCTTTTGAACGCCCCTTACCCGGCAATCAAGACTGCGCTATCTGCAATCCTGTTACCACATTTTATGCGAATGTGCATCAATTTGAACGACTCACCCATCACATTGATGCCCACATCCCGTAGGACGTGCCGTCCAAGGGTTTATAGGAGATTCGTATGAAGAAAATGCACATTTGGACTCTCATTCTGATGGCGTTTCTCTCTGTGGCCGCCGTCGACAGGTGCTTCCAGGCGCCCACGGCGGTCTGCGCGGCCTACAAGATCAACAAGGAAGTGGCGGCCTGCACGGTGAAGATCGACACCTCCAACGGCGGGGGCGGCTCGGGCATCGTAGTCCGGATGACGGATACGGTCGCACAGATCGTAACCGCCAAGCACGTGGTCGGGACCTACAAGTCGGTGAAGGTGTCCTACATCGACGGCATGTCCGGAGAAGTGATCACTGCGCTCGGCAAGGTCGTCAAGGTCGACCCGAAGGCCGATCTTGCGCTGGTCGAGACCATGCCGGTCTGGGGCTCGGCCGCCTCTGTGATCACGAAGAAGCAGTACCAGCGGGAGCTGACGATCTACCAGCAGTGCCTGATCTCGGGCTACCCCGTCGAAGTTCACACCACGCACATCACGTCGGGCATGCTCTGCGATTTCAACGAGGGCGGCCTGATGCGGCAGTCGGCGAACGCGATCTACGGCAACAGCGGCGGCGGTGTCTTCGTGCAGATCGACGGCAAGTGGCGGCTCGTCGGCGTCCTCGTCCAGGTGTGGCTCTTGGACGGGCAGCGAGTCCATCCTCTTCCGCACATCACCTTCTCGGTCGGACCGGTCGCGCTCCTCGAGTTCCTCGGCGACTAAATTCTGGTGACCGTGGCCGCCCCCGGCGTCAGGATCTCGCGCGCTTGAACCGGGTGATGATCGACACGAGCCTGTGCGGCGCCCTTTGCTCCAGCATCACGGTCACCGGCCCACGCTGCAACGCAGGCCAAGATTGCCGGTCTCGGGTGGTCGGGAGTCCTTTTCAGGGCATTGCACGGCTTGGGCCACTCCTTGCCGCACTCACTCCGCGAGACCGACACGCTTAATTTTGTTGGGGCCGGATGGAGTCGAACCATCAAGTCCGAGTTCAGGTCGACCTGCTCAGACAGGGTCCAGGGCGCACCCCGCGTTTGCCCTCTTTCGCCACGACCCCAGAAATTTGACCGCAGCGGGTTACGATCCCGCGAGTCTGGCTTTCAAGACCAGTGAACCGCGCGCTATTATCAGTAGACGTTGCGGCTCTATTGCACTCTTCCGGGCGCGGGCCGCTGATACGGCGCTCGCCCTGCGGTCGGCCGAAGGTGACGCGAGATGCGTCTATTTCGGCTTGGGTGGCTTCTTGTCCTTCTTCGGCTGCTCGGCCTTGGGCTGCGGCGCCGGGGCGGTGATGGCCACCTTCCGGTTGGCTGCCGCGCGGACCCAGCGCTGACGGGTCCGGATCGACGCCCCACGGTAGAGGCTTCCCTCGCGCACCAAGCTGTCGACCTCGTCGACGCTCTTGGCGGCGTGGATGCGCGCCAGGAGACCCGGACCTTTCACCTTGTTCGGCGGTCCGTGCTTGATGGGCACGATGCGGTCCTTGTCGACGATCCGCATCAGCTCGGGAGCGGGCTTGTTCTCGTTCATGCTGTCCTCGTCAGATGCCGCGCAGCTCCAGGGCCTTCTCGATGGCGGCGCGGACGTGGCGCGGCTGGGCCTTGCGCAGCGCGTTGTAGAACTTGTTGCCGCCCGTGGCGTTCGTGATCTTTTCCCACGCGTCGCTCACGGAGCCGGACCCCCAGCGCGTCGTGTCCTTGGGCAGGCGGCGGGCCGCCGCGAGCGTCGCGGGACAGCCGCATCCGGGCTTCGCGAACAGATTGGCATCCTTCCCGCAGATGATCGGGGACTTCTTCTCCAGGTGGAACTTCAGGTTCCGCAGCTCCTTGGTGCTCAGGTCGGCCATCCCCAGGGCCAGCGTCTCGGTCACGTCTTTCATGTCTTCATCCTCACAATTTTTGCCAGCCCGTGCGCCGTACTGCGCGCTTCGGGGGCGGGCTGGTCTTTACTGCTTGCTCCCCTGTTACAGCCCGATGGTCGGTTCGTCAGATGTCGGTTCGGTTCGACAGCCGCCAGCCCGCGTGGCGCATCGCCGCGATCTCGCACAGCTCACACATTCGAGCTGCTCCAGTCTTCGGCGCGTAGCTGGCCTGTTCGGGATTCGTGAGCGGGGTTCGCGGCTTGTCGCGACCGGCGGTCAGGCGCTTGTACAGGTCGGCCGCCTGCGATCCGTTCAGCAGCGTCATGCCGTGCTCGCACTTGATCGACGCGAGCATCACGCCCGACGTGTCGAAGAAGGTCACGACCAGGTCGTGTTCCGCCGACGTCTCCTTGTTGATCGTGTGCGTGCCGGTCGTCTTGAATTCCTCGAACTTCACGTGGGCGTTCGGGCCCGGATCGGGCGGGACGGCGGTGCAGCCGCTGAACATCGTCAGGACGAGCAGGAGACCCAGGAACATCGCGAATCGCTTCATGGCGCCCTCCGTATAGAGAAAGAGATCAGGATTTTAATGGAGCAGATCCTCGCCGGTCCGGCGACCCGGACACGACCGTGAAGAGTCTTACACGCGATGGCGGCCCGTCAGCCCTCGTCGCGGTTCCCATGGTCCGTAGGACGCGGCACCACAGGAATCTTGGAACTACTGCTCTTCGATTTCGAGGAACTGTTGGATCACGTGCTCCGGCCCGGAGAAATCCGGCGCCGAGACGGCGAGTCCGCGCATCGCGAGCGTGCCGCGCCGGTACCAGGCCGGGTACTCCTCGAAGGTGACGCCGATCTGGTCGAGCAGGACGATCATCGCCGTGGTGTCCAGGCCGTGCAGGGCGGCGGGTGGGAAGTACGCCTGCGCCGCGCCGCTGATGGCGTTCCGCATGGCGTCGCGCTGGCGCCACAGGAAGTAATTCTCGACGTCTCGCTCGGGAACGGCGAACACCCGGGCGTCGAAGTAGCCGGGGCTGCCCCAGTTCATGCTGAACTCGGCGCCCATGATCGACGCCGCGACGCTGGCCATCTTCTGGATCTGCCCGCGAAACCACTGCTGGCTGTTGAACAGGTTGTAGTCGATCAGGAGCAGCGAGACCTCGTCGGACTGGTGGTAGGCGACCCGGGCCGGGATCTCGTCCAGGAGAGCCAGCGTCGCCTCAACCATGGCCCGCCGGAGCGTGCTGTCGAACGGCTTCAGGCAGTCCCGGGTCAGTGTGTGGAACGCCTTGCCGTCCAGACGGATGATCACCGGCATGCGGACGGGCAGGACGAAGTGCGTCGCCGTCTCGTACGCCTTCATGCGGTCGCCGAGATTCATGGCTAGCGCTCCGAATCCACGATCAGGCCGAACGTGTAGCAGGCGTGGCCGAGCGCCCGCGCGATCTTCTCGGCGGTCTCGGCCTGCTGCTCGAGGGTGAACTCGCCGTGCACGACGATCCGCGTCGCGACCAGGTACAGGTGGCCGTTGAAGACATAGGTCTTCGTGCCCGGCTTCACGGCGGGCTCCGAAGCAGGAGTGAACAGCAGGATGTGGAGATGCTTCACGAGATCAGCTCCTTCCGAAGATCCAGCAGAGCAACCGGTAAAAACCGACCATCTGGTTCACGACCGTCAGCACGAAGATGGCGAGGCACAGGATCACGGCAGCGGCGCACACGCAGCCTTCGAACACCTTCCGCACGATCAGAGCACTGCCTTCAGCAGCTCGCGCAGCAGATAGTTCTCGACGTGCAGCGCGTCGTTCTCGGCCTGTTCGTAGGTCACCTTGGCGCGCTCCAGGTCGAGCGCTTCTTCGGACTTCACGAGGACGTCCTTGGCCTGCCCGCACAGATCGGCGGCGTGTCCGAGCTGTCCCTCAAGGGTCTCGATCCGCTCCTTCTGCAGCGAAACGATGTCGTGCTGGAGCTTGCGGGACAGGCGGAAGAAGTGAAGGCAGTTCTCTACTGCCTGATCGTGCTCGTAGCACCAGCCGGGGCTGTCCAGCCTGCATGCGTTCTCGTTCATCATGTTCCGTAGGACGCTTGCGTTCAGGAGACTTGAGCGGAGCGCGGATGAAATCCGCAAGTCCCAAGGCGTGTCGGGGCAGAGCGCCACCTACGCTTCTCGGAAGGCGTGAATTTGTTCAGACAACGCCACAGACTTGAGGGGATGTCCCAAGTGTGTCGGGTATAGATTTTGTCGTGCCGTCCCGAAGGAAGCGTCCAGGTGTAGCTTTACCGCCGCGTACAGCGCCAGCACAACCCCCACTGATCCTCGCGGACCACTACGACGGCGGTTTCATCCGTTCGTCTGGAAGGGGTCTGTATCCGTTGTCTTGCTTTTGGAAAGAGCACGACCGAGCCGCGACGTACGCGGCCCAGGTAGGTAGCTCCTGAAGATGCGCCGGAGCTTCCTAAGCCAGCGCTAGATGTGTGGTGGTTTCGTCTGTCGTGTGTCGTTCGTCGTCTTCGTTGGTAACTACTTGGACAAAATATTGCGGCGAGTCCGTGAGTGCATCCTTTACTGGCCACAGGTGCGGAGACCTTATTGTGGCTCTTGTTCGTGCACCGCTCGCCGAAATTTGGTGGAGTCCGCGAGAATCGCACTCGCATCTGCTGCTTGCAAAGCAGCGGTCCTTCTGTTGAACGAGGACCCCATGTCCGCTGGCTGTATCGAGATCCCCACCAGCGGAATTTGAAAAATCTTTTGCTCCGGTGTGCTGCCAATTACACCAAGCGAGGACTAATCCTCGCCGCCCGATTCGAACAGGCACTTCCGGAAATCTTCAATCTCTTGGACCGATGATCGTGGGGCCGAGAGGTTTCGAACCCCTCGGCCCCGTACTGCAACTACCGGTCGCACGGACGACTGTACTACCGTCGTCCCTCGTCTCGTAAGACGCTTCAGGAAATCAGTTTCGAATCCCCGCCCGTCAGGATCAGCTCGCCGCCGAGCTGTTCCAGGGCCAGCGCCTGCTCGGGGTTCTCGACCTTCTGGGCCACTTCCGTGACCGCGCGGTTCAGGTCGAACAGGTTGTCGTGCTTGCGCTTGCCGTGGGACTTGTAGAGCAGGTAGGTCTGCATGATGTCGTCACGCAGGCCCTCGGTCATGCCGGGCAGCTCGACGATGTTGTCGACCGCGTCCTTGACGTCGATCTCGACTTCCTTCAGGCCCGCGAAGCGCCTGCAGGACACGAGGAACTGCTCGGGCTCGAACACCGACCGGAAGGTGTCGGCGGCCTTCGAGAAGACGACGGCGTTCATCTTCTTGTAGGTCTCGCTCGAGAACATGTCGTCCATCTCGAGCGTCTTGCCGAGATGCCGCTGCTCGAGGGACTTGCCGTACCAGTTGAAGTTGATGCAGAGCCCCTCCATCAGGCCGGGTTCGATGCCGAGTCCGCCGTGGCCGGTCTCGCTGTTGTAGAGCAGCGCCGACGGGTAGACCGTCGTGTCGCTCCAGTCCGTGCGGTCGACCGCGAGCCCGCGCCGCATGATGCGCTTCTCGATCTCGTCGTCGGTCAGGTCGGTGTCGATGTGCAGGCCCTCGTCGAGCTTCTCCAGGTCGACCCAGATGGCCGGGTTGACGAAGCGGACGTCGAGCATCGTGGGCGTCAGGTCCCACGACATGCAGCGGGCGCCGCGCGCGTGGGGCTTGGCTTCCCCGGCCTGCCCGTCCATCCCGCAGAGGACCTGCATCGCGACGGTGACCAGATCCAGGTGGTTGATCGGGCGGTAGCGGTCGGACAGGAAGGCACGGACGGCGTCGTCCATCAGCCGGACGAGATGGGTCTTCTTGCTCTGGTGCAGCCAGTGGTTCAGGTTCTCGGCGAGCAGCTCGGGCGCATCGAGCTTCATCTTGTCGTAGTACGCCTTGGGCACGCCCGTCTTGCCCGCGAGCTGGCCGTGGGTCTGCTCCTCGATCCGGTAGGCCCGGCCGTTCACCTTGAAGAGGGTCTCCTTGCCGTCGGTGAGCACGTCGCACACGTCCGCGCGCGCGAGCAGGTCCCGGGTCCGCGCCGACTCCGTCTTCAGGCGCTGGGTCAGCTCCGGCAGGTCCACGATGTTTTCCTTGCACCGCATGTTTCGCTCCTTTCCGTTCTCGATCCGTTCCAGTAAACTCTGTAGGTGAGACGTGCTATCTGCACTCCCGTTACAGAGATTCCCAGTTCCTTGTGAGATCGTCGTCGAGCCATCGCCGGGGCTTGCCGTCGAGCATCATATCCAGCAGGAGAACATTGGTGCGGTGGTTCTTCTCCAGCTCGATCATGCCCTGAAGGTCAAACGCGTCTGAGGACTCGTCCTCTCGCGTTATCAGCAATGCTGTTAGCGTCATGCCCAGTAAGACGCGCGATCACGAGGAAGTGTTACACGACTTCTTGAATTCCTCGTTGAGAAGGCAGAGAATGCGGGCCGGGACGTTCTCGGGGAACGTCCGGGTGAAGATGCCCAGGTCCTTGGGCAGACACTTTCCCTTCACGCCGTCCCGGGCCTCGCGCACGTCGATGTTCCACTTGCTGTTCATCGCCTCGCGCAGATCCTCGAAGTTGTAGCCGTGGGCCTCGCACGAGCGCTTCAGCTCCTGTGCCAGGATGATCTCCATGGCTCGGTAGGCGTTCTCGGACACCTTCGCCACGGCGGCCGTCTCGAACGTGGTCCGGTAGAGCATGCCCTTGCCCATGAACTGCTCGTAGAACTCCTCTCCCCGAATCATCCCGAAAGTCGACATGGCGCCGATCACGCGCGGCTGGTTGAACACGCCGTGCTCGGGGTCGCAGGGGTTCCAGCGGTGCGGGACGTGGATGGTGTCGTGCGCCAAGTCCATGCTCTGAATGAACTGCATCAGGTCCTTGATGTGCGCCGTGTCGATGGTGCTTTCGATGCTGACCAGCGCGTTCCGGCTGATCACGTACGGGGAGATGGTGCGCAACACCTTCTTGATCTGGTCCATCGTCCAGACGGTGATGATGTAGACGTCCGCAGGGACCGGCTCGAGGCTGTACTCGACGACCGCGACGTTGTAGTCGAACTTGTTGGAGTCGATGTCGACCCCGACTAGGTCGAACTTGTCCAGGTGGTTCATCAGCTCCGAGAAGACGGACGAACCGATTTCGCCCAGGCCGATGACGCAGATTTTCTTCTTCATGACTTCCTCAGAATCAGGGCGGGCTCTGCCGTGTCCAGGCAGTCGGCCAGCTCTACGAACTCCATTTCGTCGGGGTCGCGCGGCAACAGTGCCACGCGGACGTCTCGGCAGCCATTCATCCGGAGAACGGCGCCCACCTTGTGCATGTCGATGTTCGTGATATCGGGGTCCAGTGCGATCCACACCAGCTCGGGCCGCAGGATTCGCGAGATCATCATCGCCTGCTCGGACGAGCAGGAGTGACCGAGCAGCGCCACGGACGAGATAGGCAGTCCGCCTTCCAGCATGCGGAAATGCACCGCCATCGCGTCGAAGGGGCCTTCGACCAGGACCAGCCCGGGGGACGCCTTCGCATGGTCGATGTTGAACAGGAACTTGTCGCCACCGGGCGGGTTCAGGCTCTTCTGCCCCATGCCCGCGACGCGGCGCGCCTGAAACGACACGACCGAGCCCAGATGGTCCGTGATCGGGATCACGCAGAACCCGGCGTACTTCCCGGTCTCGCAGCATCCGATGGACCAGTAGCGGATCTGGTCGTCCGTCACCCCGCGCCCGTTCAGGTACGCGCGGGTTGCCTCAGACGTCGCCGTGGGCGATGCAAAGGGGTCGATGACCTTGAACTCGGGAGGGAGCGGACACGTGCCGTCCGACTCGGGCACTAGGTCGACCCGCGAGCGCTTTGCAATCTGCTCGGCGGCCTTCTGCCGCAGCGTCTCGAACGACGGCGACAGCTCGGACTTGCTGTTGATCCCGAGCAGCTTGAAGAGCTTCCTGACGCCGCCGGACTGCGAGCACACGAAGCAGGTGAAGAGCCGCTTCTCGATGTTCAGGTAGAGCTTGCGCTTGCCGCAGTGCGTCTCGGGGCACGTCAGAATCCACTCGTCCGGATTGCCGGTCGGGTGGAGATCGACGCCGTGCTCCTTCAGGACGTCGAGGACCGTCGACATGCTACCTCACGCCCACGAACGCGGTGGTCTCGGCCATCATGAACGTCTTGAAGTCGTGCCGGATGTTGATCTGGTCGCCGGTCTCGGCCTCGCGCGATCCGGCGAAGAAGATCCGGGCCTCGCCCTTCAGCTTCTCTTCGTCGGACATGCACACCGAGAGGATGTGGTCGCTGACGGCGCACTTCTGGATCGACTCGGCGATGTCCTGCATCCGGATCACGAGCTTGGAGAGGGACTCGCGGTTGCCCTGCGAAGCCGTGATGACCGGGACGCCGAACTCCTCGGCCAGCACGCGCATCTCCTTGTAGACCTGCCCCAGGTCGTGGCGGACCTCGCCCTTGCGCTCGATGGGCACGACCTCGTCGCCGTAGTCGACGATGACGATGTCCGGCTTGACGTTCTGTTCCATCTCGAGCCAGTAGAGGTAGCTCCGGAAGTTGTCGCAGCTCGCGGTGCTGGCCGGGTAGCCCTTGACGATCAGCTTCGGGTCGCCGTGGGTGTTCCAGAACTCGGCGCACTTCTCCAGCATCACGTTGGGTTGCAGGTGGATCTTGTTGTAGTCGATGCCGGTCATGCGCGCGGCGTAGCGCTTCTTGGTCTTGCGCTCGCTGATCTCGCAGGTGAAGTGGACGACGGTCTTGCCCCTGCACAGGTTGTAGAAGCCGGTGTTCAGCATGACCGTGGACTTGCCGCCCTTGGGCCCCGCGATCCAGGTGGTGAGCGTGCCCGGAGAAACGCCGCCGCCCATCTTGATGTCGAGCTTCGGGAATCCGGTCGTGAAGACCTTCCCCTGCATCTCCAGGATCTCGGACGGGAAGTTCATCAGGTCGCCGAAGAAGCTGCTGCCGCCCTGCGACTGGGACGAGAGCCGCTGATGGACCCGGCGGATGACTTCGGCCGCCTGCGCGACGTTGATCTCGCCCTTCTCGATCTTGTTGTACTGCTCCAGCAGCGTGTTCTCCATCTCACGCTGGCGGCAGAAGTCGAGGAACCGCTCCTTGACGTCGGCCATCTCGCCCATCTGCTCGAAGCACTTCTCGACCAGAGCGCGGCAGGGGTCGAGCAGCAGGGCGCCTTCGTCCTTCGCCTTGATCCCCTTGGCCCGGCGACGCTCTTCTTCGACGAGACCCGACAGCAGGCCGGGCTTGCTGGGCGGCTGCTTCGTCTTGATGTAGTTCGCGGTGATGACCTTGCAGGCGCTGGCGCACTGGGCGTCGATGAAGTAGTCCGGCCGAAGAACGGAGAGCGCCTCGCGCATGAACTTCTGGTCTTGCACCAGACACGCGAGGACCGCCTGCTCAAACTCAGGGAGGAACCCGGGCTTCGTCATACGGTGAATTTGCCTTCTTCGATGACTTCGAACTGCTCGGAGTTGTAGACCGTAAGACGCGCGCGCCCATGCTTTGCGGTGTACCGGGAGCCGGTGTGCAGGAAGTCAACGATGTGGGCCACGTTCTCGCCGATCCCCTGCTTTCGACGCAGAGCGCGGCCCACTCGTTGCAACAGCTTGACCGTTGACTTCCCGCCGCCCGCCAGCACGACGGCCTGCACGCGGGGCACGTCGATGCCCTCGTCCAGGATGCTGGTGGCGATGATCACCGGCAGTGTTCCGGATTTGAACTCTCGCAGGCGCTCCTCTCGAAAGGCGCTATTGTGCGAGCCGTTCAGGAACTCGTATCTGATGCCCTTGCCGCCCAGCTTCCGGCCGAGCGCGGCGCCGTGCGCGATCCGGTCGACGAGGACCAGGACCGTCATGCCCTTCATGAAGAACTTCTCGATCTCGCCCAGCACGATCTCGTCCACCTTGGGGTTGTTCGAGATCAGGTCCTCGTCGATCTTGTGGAAGAGCACCCGGCGGACCGTGTCGGGCTTCTCGTCTTCATCCTCGTCGAAGTCCTCCGGAATCTCCGTGTGCTCCACGACGTACTTCGAGTCGTCGAAGCCGGGGTGGTCGATCCGGTTGATGTGGACGGTCGGGCTCGCGGACCAGCCCGTCTCGATCAGCTCCCGGTTCGTCAGGTCGTAGAGCAGCGTCGCGTCGGTGGCGGACGCGATCTTCAGCCGCTTGATCTCGTCGTCGGGGAACGAGCCGCCGAACGCGTAGCGGAAGGGAGCGTTGACGCATGCCTTCGCGATGCTCTGCTGGGTGGTCGAGGACAGGTGGTGCGCCTCGTCGAAGATCAGGACGTTGTAGTCGGCGAGCCGCTTCCTCATGCCCTTCTTGGTGGGCTTGATCGACTGCATCGTGGCGACGTCGACCATGCCGCATGGTTTATCGAGTCCGTCGCCGATCCGGCCGACCGGCATCCCTAGACGCAGCTCCAGGCGCTCGGCCGTTTGATGCAGAAGACCTTTCAGGTGGATGACCCAGAGCGCCCGCATGCCGAGCGCCTTCACGACGCCGCCCCCGACCTCGGTCTTGCCCGCGTTCGTCGCCAGCTTCATGATGCCGCGCCGGTTGGTGACCGCCGAGATGATGGCTGCGCGCTGGTGGGCCGAGAACTCGATCCCGTTCAACTCGACAGTCTGGGCTGCCAGTTTGGCGGTGGCCCAGGTATCCGAGAAGCCGTTAAGGCTCCGGTCCTCGACCTGCAGGCCGGGGTACATGGCCGTCAGCTTGCGCAGCAGGCCCGTGGGCAGCCGGATCTGGTCCGTCTTGTCGTCCAGCTTCAGGAAGTGCTCGCAGCCGTCCCAGCGCTTCATCTTGATCAGGCGCCGCAGGTGGGGGACACGCATGGCGTCCTTCACGGGGACGGCGAACGCCTTGTCCAGCTTCTGGCGTTCCAGGATCGGAACACCCTCCAAAACCGTCCAGACCGTGCTGACTAATGCCTTCATAGGAGTCCGGAAAGGGGGGTAGGAGCGATTTTCCCGGGCTTGGACGTCTCCCGGTACCTATTTGCTATCTGCGATGCGTTTAACGGCGTTTCTGGCTATTTGACCTCGGCGAACGGGCTGTTCAGGAACCAGCCGTAGGTCCGCTTCAGGCCCTCGAAGACCGGGACCGTGGAATGCCAGCCTAGGACGTTCCGGGCCCGTGTGGCGTCGACCGCCCGCCGGGGCTGGCCGTTGGGCTTGGTCGTGTCCCAGATGATCTCGCCTTCGTAGCCGGTGACCGCCCGGACCATCTCGGCCAGGGCGGACATGCTGACTTCCTCGCCGGACCCCAAGTTGATGGGCTCCGAGCCGGTGTCCGTGTTGATGGCCATGGCGATGGCCCGCGCGCAGTCCTCGGCGTACAGGAAGTCCCGGGTCGGGGTGCCGTCGCCCCACAGCTCCACGACGCTCTGGTCCTTGTGAACGGCGGTGTGGAACTTCCGGAGGATAGCCGGGATCACGTGGCCCGAGTCCAGGTCGAAGTTGTCGTGCGGCCCGTACATGTTCGTCGGGACTAGGTAGGAGAAGTTCAGGCCGTGCTGCAGGCCGAAGGCCCGGCAGCCCTCATAGAGCGCCAGCTTGGCGATGCCGTACGGCCGGTTGGTGATCTCGGGCCAGCCGGTGCAGAGCGAGGCTTCGGTGAAGGGGATGGGCGCGATCTTGGGGTAGCTGCAGACCGTGCCCAGCGTGACCAGCTTCTTGACGTTGTAGTCGACGCAGGCGGCCAGCACGTTCATGCCCATGCGCAGGTTCTGTTCCCAGAACGACGCCGGGTTCATCTGGTTGGCGAAGATCCCGCCGCAGAGCGCCGCCAGGTGGACCACGATGTCGGGCTCGGCCGCCTTGAACAGGATCTTCGTGTCGGCTTCCCGGGTCAGGTCGAACTTGTCGTGGCTGAACCGGACGGCCTTCAACTGATCCTTGAAGTGCTGGGTCAGGTAGGTCCGGAGGTTGTTGCCGACGAAGCCGTGCCCGCCGGTAATGAGAACGGTGGGGATCTTACTTGTCATAGCCCTTCTCGGTCATGGTGTGGCCTTCGACCAGCATGTCCAGCTCCTGCCGCGCGGCATCGCGCGCGCGATAGAGCGCCTTGTACGACTTCCACGCCTCGGCCGGGACGCTCTCGGCCGAGTAGAACTCGTCGCGCCAGAGCCAGATCCGGGTGTTGAGCGAGACCAGGCGCTTCAGGGAGTTCGAGATGTTCACGCGGATCGGCGGGATTGGAGAGTATCGGTTCAGCTTGGTCAGGACCGCCCGCTCCAGCTTCTCCAACGCTCGGTCGACGATGCGCTGCTTCACGATGTCCTTGGTCCGGATGCGCCGGATCAGGTACGTGGAGAACAGGTCGCACAGGTCCCCGAAGGCGAAGTCGTAGAAGTAGATCCGGTTGTCGGACGTCGGCTTCTGCTTCTTGATGGCGTCGCCGAAGGAATCGGCGGCCATGGCGCTCATGCGGCAGGTTTCGCTGCAGAACTCGCTGACCGCGCCGTCGCAGGCCATGTTGCAGACGTTGCACTGGCGGATGGTTTTGCTTCCCATGGTCTCACTTCTCAAAGGCGCCGGGTTGGGATCTTGGCTTGGTGACCGTCATCGCACGCGCGCCACGCTGAACGCTCTGGTCGGCGAATCAGATCCCCGCCCGGCGCAGGATTACATCGACAGGCGGAACTTCTTCTCCGTGGAGGACAGGTGCAGGCGGGACATGCCGGGACAGGTCGGCCGATAGCCCTTGGCCTCGCCGTACGAGTTGTGGTAGCCGAGCATACAGCCCGTGGTCAGGTAGCCGACCCGCTTGAAGTTGGCGTCCTTGCCGTGCGACGTGAACTCGCCGACGTTGGCATCCGCCAGGACGCGCTTGTGGTGATGGCCCCGGATGTAGATGTCGGCGCCCGCGATCTCCTGCTGCTTGATGACGGACTGGAGCGCGCTGGAGTGGGCCACGCCCGCGCCCTCGCCGTGCATCGAGTGGATCACGTAGACCTGCTTGCCGACATGGACCTTGGTCATCGCCTGCCAACCGCCCCAGAGGGGACGCGTGGAGCGGGGCTCGGGGATCTCCCCGGCCAGGTCGGCGATGTACTTCGCCGCCGTCATGGCTTCGGCTCCTTGGAAGCCGCCTACCGCGTAGCGCTCGATGATCTTCCAGTCCTTCTTGGTGACTGATTCGCCGGTCAGCAACCGGTACATGGCTTCCTCGGAGGAGATGAAGCCCGTGTCCTTGAAGATGCGGCCGGAGTGGTTCGAGTTCTGGAACATCAGGACCTTGTTCGCCTTGACCAGCGGCCGGTACATGGCGGTCGACAGGATCAGTTGTTCCTTGGGGTTGTGCGTCTGCTCGTACACCGACGCGCCGGGCGAGTTCTTCGTCCCGTTGTCCTGATTGTCGCCGAGCGACCAGAAGTACCTGTCGGCCGTGTTCTGGACTTCGTCGAAGAGCGCCAGCGTCATCTCGCGCTCGTGACAGGTGTGGCCGAAATGCAGGCAGGACCCGATGTCGATGGTGATCTCGGAATCCTTCTTGCTGGGCTCGATGAAAAGCTCAAGACACTTCAAGGTGGGCTCCCTTCGGGTAGGTGGGCGAACTACAGGATGTTGCTCGGGCTGCGCTCGGATGCGCAGCCGGTGGGGACTACCAGGAGATCGTAGAACTCGGGCAGTGGCTTGTTGCTCAGAACCACTACGGATTGGGAAGCAGGCAATGTCGTACGCGTCACTCTTTCATGTAGGACGCGCGCGTACGACATTTCTATACGTCTCCTGCTTTGAAAGAGCGAAGGCAGGTAGATGATCTTCACCACTCCACCGCCATTGAATCGTCTCGTCCGGCCGCTTCGATGATGAACGATGCTGAACACGTGGCGGCGAAGCGCTTTTCCCTTCCGCTGGTGGTATCGGGCTGTGCGGCAATTCGTGCACAGCCCGAGCTTCGGCCGGTACTGGCCTCCGCAGAAGATGGTTCCGCGAGAGCAGCGCCAGAACTCGGCGTTCTCGCCGAGAGAGTCGCGCCAGGTCCCGTTGACCTTAGACGCCATTCTCTTTGTCCCGCAGCGTCTTGATCTCGTCGACCATCTTGTCGAACAGGTCGCGGTTGGCGAACAGGTCTCGGGCGCCCTGAATGGATTCGTAGAGGGCGGCCTTGTCCAGCTTGCCGTTCTTGGCCTCGTCGACGGCGTCCTTGATGCCGACGACCACGGACTTGAACATACCTTCGAGGTTGCGCTTCCGGGCCTCAACCCAGACCCAGCGAATCGTGGCGCTCAGGCCGCCGCCGCCCGCGAGGAAGGGAAAGATGGTGCCCAGCACCTTGAAGACCAGATCCAGCGGCGCCGTCCCGGGAGGGACGTCTTCCGACGGATGCGACTCGTCCTCGGGAGTGTTCGGGTCGTCGACGACGGCGGGCGTATGCCCGGTCAGGAAATCCCCGACCTGTCGTGCGAAGGCGCAGCCGCCCAGGACGGAAAGGCCGAGACACAGGACGAGCGCGACGAGCCAATTGAACTTCTTCATGGGATACTCCGGTTACTGAATCAAGGCCGCGAGCACTTCGCGCGCGGCGGATGCTACGTGTGAGAGGTTGGACTTGGCCATGACTAGGGAGAGGATGGCGGTGCCGAAGGCGCCCAGAACTGCCACAAGCAGACCCCATACCCGGCCTTCGAGCTTGGAGACCTGCGCGGCTGTGTTGCCGTGCATGGCCGCGAGGGTGTTGATACTGCCCTTGATCTCTGCGACCTCGGCTCTCAGCTTGTCGAGTTTTTCGCTGTCGGTCATCGGGTAACTGCCTTCCAACTACACACTTGGACCGCGCATGACGGAACGTCTCGACATGTCCACGGGCACCCCTTGGGAGTGCGCGAACTCGAGGGCACCGGGTAGCCATTGGCCTCGTACGATGGCCGTGCAGATGTACTGGAAGGGCCACGCGTTGGGGTCTTCCGTGCGGTTGACCGAGAGGAATCGCGCAGCCGGGCGCTCGGTCCTGAAGAACTCCGTACCCTTGATCTCGAAGTCGGCCGGAGTGTCGAGGCGCTCCAGGATCTTCACCAGCTCGCTGGTCCTCCAGATCCCGGCTTGACAGCTCACGCGGTACGCCGCGTCCAGGCTGATCTCGCCGTGATCGGCCCAGCCGATGTACTTGTCCGCGCCGGGGCACGGGTAGATCCGGAAGCACGCGACTGTTGGATCTCCGCGCATGATCATCAGCGCGCGCTCGATGTAGGTCGTGTCCGGCGGCGCCGACAACCAGAAGTCCTCTTGAAGCATGAGGACGAACTCGGGCTGCTGCTTGATGGCTTGGATGGCGTATAGGAAGTTCTTGCACCAGCCCTTGTCGGCGCCCACGACGTGCAGGCCGGTCGGCTTGGCCGGTTCGTAATCGCGCAGCTCGGGTGGCACGGTGTCCGTCACGAGCGTGACGGGATACGGACATCCAGGCCAGAACCGGTAGAGGAATGTGAAGAAGGGAATCCATGCGTCGGAGTAGGCCGCGCACGAGGGAACGATGATGTGCACGTTCACTTGGACCCCTATCTCCGGATTCGATTCTTCCGGTGAATCACGAGAACGGAGCCGTCGTCGTAGGGCGGGACGATGCCCTTGCCATCACACCGCGAGCATGCCGGGTTCGCCGTGCTGCCCTTGCAGATGGGACAGTTCTGGGCGACCTTCGGCTCGCACCAGCAGTCGCGCCTGCCGGTGTGCGGAAGCGCGGGCATGCTACGACCTCAACAGGCCGTCGCGCCCGAGAGCTTCCTCGACGGCGACGGTCTTCAGATCCTCGAACTTCGACCGGTCGAGCCACTGCTCCCAGTAGGCCCGGCCCCGCTTGCCCATCTCGATGATCTCCTCGTCGGAGTGCTTCGACAGCCACTCCTTGATCAGTCGACCGGCGTTTGGGGCGTCCTCTTCGCGGAAGAGCGCGCAGCAGGAGCTGTAGTCGATCTTGTTCTCCCAGGGGAACACGTGGTCCGTGCAGAACAGGGCCGGGACCCGGCCCGACGACAGTGCCTCGAAGAAGCGATACGGGAACACGCCGTGGATCGACGACGGGCAGAGCGCGATCCGGCTCTCCTGCATCGACCGCTTCATGGCCGCCTTCATCGCCATGGCTTCCTCGGGCTTCTGGTACTCGAGGTAGCCCCAGAACTCCTTCCGGGTGACGATGTCGGCGCGGTCGCCGAACGTCGCCTTGACGCTGTCGCAGGCGGACTGCCGGACGTGGCTGGACATCCACATGTGGCCGCTGACGTCGTACTTGAAGCCGCCCGGCGGCAACGGCACAACCTCGGCCCAGTTCTCGACCGGCCACGGCCACGAGATCGTGCGCGGCATCTTCTGTAGGTACCACTTCTTGGTGTTGCAGCGGATGAAGAGGCAGTTCGGGTGCAGCTCGTAGTCCTCGTACCAGTCGCTGCAGTCGTAGGCAGTGACGCGCCGCTCGTCCAGGTTGAACGCCTTGATGATCCGGGCCAGCCCCTCGTTGTCGAGGAACACGCCGGTTCCGTTGCCGTCGATGATGTCGCGGAGCGGCAGAGGGATGACGACCAGGTCGGCCTCTTCGGCGCTCGCGACTTCCTGCACGTTGTTGAAGCGCATCGGGTCGATCTTGTGATAGCCCACGGTCGCGAGCTGCTCGGCGGTCAGGTAGTAAACTTTAAGCATGGTCTGCTCCTCTGATACTCCTCGATGATCTTCTCGAAGCCTTCGAGCTGCTCGAGGTAGGGTTTGTAGATCAGGTCGACACAGGCGTCCGGCAGCTTGTAGCCGGTCAGGTAGTAGTCGTTGGGTCCGCGCCGCTTCAGCTCGTGGAAGTGGTAGAACACGACGGGCTCGGGGCGGTCTTGCGAGGGCAGGTCCGTGTTGAAGATCCCGGGACCCGGCACGAACTTGTAGCGGTCCGCGTTCCACGGCGCCACACCGATGCCGTGGTCCTCGAGGATGTGCAGCCTCTTGTGGAGCTGGTCGGGCCAGGTGTCGAGGTACTTCTGGTCGCCGCAAGATTCGCGGTCGCACTTGGCGAGAACCTGCTCCGTCCACTGGTTCAGGATGCGCCTGCCCGTGCCGCCGTCAGTTCTGATCGTGACCCACGAGACGTTGAATTGTCCGCTCGGTCGGAGACGTTCGACGTCGTGCTTCAGGAACCGATGCGGGACGATGGCGACGTCCTTGTCGAAGTTGATCTGCCGATGGATTTTCATCGGGTCCGAGAAGAAGTAGAGATCGGAGTCCAGATACGTGATCTCTTCCAATAGATTCCAGCCTGCCACGACCCGCATCAACCACGGGGTCGCCGAGAAGCAGGTGTAGGCGATGTCTCGCCCGCGCACCGAGTTCGAGAACTGGCCGTTCATGACCTCGTCCGGGTCCAGCAGAACCATGTTCCCGTACCCGGACAGCTTCATGAAGCAGAGGAAGTCGTAGGTCTTCCGATCCATCGGCAGGACATGGAGCGTCCAGGGATCGACGGAGTGGCGGTCGAGGCTCTGGTAGAGCGCGAGCCCCTTGGCCGCATACGCCATGTTGAAGAGCGTGCAGTAATGCCTCACGTTCTGTAGGACGCGGGTACAAAGGAATGATCGACGCTGCGGAGAATAGTGGACCTAATCTCCGCGCATCGAGCGGAGAATCGGCTCGATGGCGTGCAGACGGCGCTCGTAGGTGTGCTCGGACATGGTGCGGGCCTGCCCCGCCTCCGCGATCTGGGCGACCAGGTCGGGACTCCAGAGGAGAGCCTTGTTGATGACGTCGATCAGTTCGCCGGGCTCGCGGTAGGCCAGGCACTCGACCCCGGGTCGGAAGTAGGTGTCCAGGTTCTTGGATGCCTCGGTCAGGAGCAGCGCACCGCAGCCGGTCGTCTCGAACATCCGCATGTTGTTCGAGTAGCCTTCGGCCACTTCACCGTGACGGTTCACGACCATCTCGCTGCGGGCGTACACCTTGTACATGTCGAGCCCCCACGCCTCGCCCTGATACGTCTTGACGAGCGCGGGATGCTTCGAGCTGTCACCGATGAAGTAGCCCCACCACTTGAAGCCCGGGACTTCTTCGGCGATGCGCTCCATCATCTCGGTGCCCGCGCTCCAGTGCCCACGGTCGCCGTTCAGGCCGCCCACGAATGAGACCTTAATGTCCCGGCGGATCGGCTCGACGTGATCCAGCACCTGATGGCCGAACGCGATGGGCAGGAAGCCAGCGTGCACGCCGAGCGCGGCGATCCGACCGACATAATGCGGGAACGACGTGAAGACTAGGTCGAACGCCCTCACCTGAGCGTCCCCGGCCCACGGACAGGAATGCTGTGCCACGAACCTCCACCCGTACTTCCGCTTCAGCTCTCGGATCATGGCGGCCGGGAAGAAGTTCAGGTCTTGGCAGTAGACGATGTCGGGCTCGAAGATCACGAGCTGGTCGACGACCGACACTTCGTTGGTGTTGTAGTCGATCCCCATCTCCTTGCACCACAACTGGCGGCCGACGTCGTCGTTGGCGATGATGTCCAGGACATCCCAGCCGAAGACGCGAAACGCCTCGGAGTAGAAGAAGGACGTCCCGAAGTACCTGCCGAGCAGATCCCAGAGCCGCGCGCGATAGCTGTCGTTCACGGCCTTGGCCAGAACCGGCGGGTAGTAGGTGTCGATGAAGGCGATCTTCACGACTTGGGCTCCTTGACTTCGGCCACTTCGCAGACGCTGTCGATCACGAGCTGGACTTGTTCGTCGGTCATGCCGGACCAGCACGGCAGAGACAGCGTGGTGGCGCAGAACCGTTCGGTCATCGGCAACACGCGTTCCTTGACCTCCGTCGGGACCTGCCGATGCGCCGGGACCGGATAGTGGACGGTGGTGTCGACCCCCAGCTCGCGCAGCTTCATCTGGAACCAGTCCCGGTTTGGCACGTGGATGTCGAAGATGTGGTAGTTCAGGTTGCAGTCGTAGCCGTGCGACAGGAACGCTTGGGGCAGGTCCTCGTCGTATCTCTGCGCGATGCCGCAGCGCTGTGCACGAGCCTCGAGCACGTGCATCGCTCGGCCACGAAGGATGGCGGCCTGCACTTCGTCCAGGCGGGAATTGAATCCCATCTGGATCTGGAAGAGGGACTTGCGGTCGGCGATCCCGTAGAACCGCAGCTCGCGCATGTTGGTCTCGGCGTCCGGGTCGTTCGTGAGCACGGCGCCACCGTCGCCCAGGGCGCCCAGTGCCTTGGTGGGATAGAAGCTGAAGCACATGGCATCCGGCAGATCAGCCGGAAAGTGCCCCGATCCGTACGCCTGCGCAGCGTCCTCGATCACCCTGAGCTTGTGCTGCTTCGCGAATTCGACGATTGCCCGGCGGTCGCACCACTGTCCGTACAGATCGACCGGAACGATGGCCTTCGTGTCCTTGGTGAGGAAGTGGCCCAGCAGCTTCGGATTCATCAGGCCGCGCACGTCCACTTCGCAGAAGACCGGCTTGCATCCGGCCCGGATGATGGCTGCGACCGTGGCCGGGGCGCTGTTGGCGACGGTCAGGACGTCCCCGCCGCGAGCGAAGCATCGCAGCGCCAGCTCGAGAGCGTCCGTCCCGCTGGCGACGCCGACGGCGCGCTTGTAGCCGTACTTCTTTGCCAACTCCTGCTCGAACGCCTCGCACTCCTGCCCCATGACCAGGGACCCAGAGAGCAGGACGCGTTCGACCGCGCTCAGGATCTCGCGGCGCTCGTGAAGGAGCTGCGGCCGGAGATCGTTATACGGAACGAGCCATTTCTTGGAACTGGGCGAAGTCACGGATGTAGTCCTTCTCGCTGTACTCGTTGGAAGCCAGGACCACCAGCGCGGTCTTGGCGTTCGTGTTCGTGATCTCCAGCCAGTGGAGCGGGGGCACGTAGAGAGCCTCTTCCGGCCGCGCCAGGTTGAACTTGGTCTTCACCATGCCCGGCCCGCAGGCGACGATCTGGATGGAGCCGTGCGGTACGATCAGGAACTGGTGCCCCTCTCGATGCGCGTGGCCACCCCGGCGCGCGAGCACGGGCATCCGAGAGATCCAGAAGACCCGCTTGACATCGAACGGGATCTCGTTGGCGTTCACCACCGACAGGTCTCCGCGTGCGGGGGTGGCGTGGGTCGTGACGGGCAGCTTGGAAATGTTCATACTTCCTCGGGTTAGTGGGTTCGAAGTGGTGTCGTGGGGTACCGGGCCATCATGTCCTGCATCTTCTGGATGTAGGGGCCGTACTTGACGAGCAGGTTCCGCTCGTCGGCCTTCTGGCCCGCGACGTTCTCCATGCGCTGCTGATCCATGACCGGCAGGTGCTGGAGCTTGGCGCCGGGTATGCCGCAGACGCCGCGTCCGGCTAGGATCGTCTTGAAGGTCAGCGAGTTGTCGGCGCCGTACATGCGCACGCACTCGTCGAACCACTCGATCTCGTCCCCGAACGCACGCGAGATCATCCCGAAGTTCGCGTAGATCAGGTCCTTGTAGAAGTTCACGTGGTAGCAGCAGCCGTGCTCGGAGTAATAGAAAGCGCCGAGCCCGCACCAGGCGTTGTCTTCCATGAACGCGGCGGCCGTGCGCGCCCAGCCCGGGGTGCAGCGGGCGTCGTCGTTCAGCCAGCAGACGTACTTGCCCTTGGCCGACCGGAACGCCTTGTTGTAGCCCTTCGCGTGCCCCTCGCGCGGCCACTCCCGAATCAGCTTGATCTCGTCAGGGTGGGGCTCGAGAGCGATGGGTCGCCGCCCTGCGTCCGTGATGATCAGCTCGTAGGGGATGTCGGTGTGGGCGATCACCGACTGGATGCACGCTTTGATCTGATCGGGGCGGTCCAGCGTTCCGACCACAATGCTTAGAAGTGGCGCACTCATTGATTCGTAGGACGCCCGGCCGAAACTATTTCGAATTTCCGAGCTTCACGAAGCGCAGGCAGATGGCCGGGTAGATGTGGATGTTGGGCTCCGACTGCTTGAACTCGAAGCCGTACTCCTGAACCAGGGTCGTGAGCCGTTCCGGGGTGAACGACATGCAGTGGTAGCCGTAGTCGTTGCGGCGCGGGCCGAGCAGGTGGCGGACGTAAAACTCGTCGCCGGTCTCACGGTAGAGCCGCAGCGTCTCCTCGTGATCCGGAACGTCGAGCACCAGCTCGCCGCCCAGCTTCATGACCGTGTTCAGGTTGACGAGCGCCGAGCGCGCCTCTGTGATCGACAGGTGCTCGAAGGAGTGGCGGGCCAACATCTCGTCGG